TCATCGCAAGTTACTTGTTTATTAGGCATAGTCCCAATAACTCTAGTACCATTAATATAAGCTATAGTAGTTGCAAGAATCTGAGATGCTAAAGCATTGGCATCAGCTGTGTCTACCACACTTGCTTTACCAGGAATAGAAAATATGCTTGTATTAGCTTTTATATTTGCAGAAATAAGCTTAGGATCACCAAGTATAACCTGGTCCTCACCTAGATACTGTTTAGCAGAAATACTCTGATTATACGTAGTTGGAGTATAAGTTTGTCCTAATTTTGTAGGTATTGTTCCAGTTATAGTTGTTCCTGTATCTGTCGTAATTGTAAATGGACTTAGTACTTTATCAGCTGAAGCTGTTACAGTTCCTGAACCACCTCCTTTACCCAACAACTGAAAATTTGTAGCACCTGAGTCGAATCTTAAATTTGCAATAAGGCCACTTCTAATATTAGCTATTCCGTTTCCAAAAAAATCAACAATATTATAAGGTCCTAAATTAGCAGGTAAAATGGTTACAGTTACCGGACTTCCACTAGTACTAGCACTATTAAACTTTAATGTTAAAGGATACCCTTCAATAGACACAAGATCATCAATAGATTTTATAGTATCAATTTGAACAGAATAAGCATTACCTGCGTTTGTAGTAGGGTATGTTTTTATCATAGACATTAGACTTTCTACTTTTTCAATTTGGTCATCCAAAGTATCTGAAACAGTTCCTTTTTTATACTCAACACAGTCTGAACTAGTTTCATGATAAATTATATTTCCATTTGCATCTTGAAATTGACCTTTTAATTTTGATCTAGGCATAGCATTCCCTCCTTTATAGACTATTAATAATATAAACTATGTATCATGTGTGCCTTTAAGAAAAAAGAGGTGCAGCTGCACCTCCTATATTTTTAGCTATTTAATTATTTCTATCTCTTGTCCATGATTTTTATATACTGCTTTAGCTCCAGCGAATTGATAAGCATAACACCAGTTTTTAGCAACCTCTTCATTGTTATCTAAAATTCTATAATTTATTTTATCGTAGCTACATTTGTCTTCTATTTTATTAACTCTAAAATTAGATTGAGCAATGACATTCTGTTCTTTAAGTATCCAGTCTGGATCTTCCTCTGCAACTTGTTTTAATGCATCTTCTTCATCTTCAGCATACATTTCAAATGTTTCTTCCATAATAGTAATACATTTAACCTGATACCTGTCTACAGTTCTCCTTCCCTTAACAGGAATGTTTTCATTAGATTTATATAAAATATTAAGATTGTTATAAAAAGTCATATAGATCCTCCAATATATTACTTATTAAATTTTTCTAATATTTTCAAATAGTCATCTGTAACTTCTATTCCATTGCAGCAAGCCTTGTCACTTGTTAATTCAATGTCATCTATCCACTCCTTAGATAGTTTGATCCCCTTAGAACATATACACATATCTAAATTCATTGCAATATACTCTTCTGTAGCTTCTGTTACTACTCCAGTAAAAACGTCACCGTTCCAGAAGCTAATTTTAATTTCTTGACCTTCTTTTACTTCATTTATATTCATAATTTTAGTTCTCCTTATCTGAAATTTTAGCAATAAATCTATTATCTGAAGCCTTAGTTATAGTAATAGAGTCACTTGTGGTTTTAACATCAAACTTGCTTAAAATAGAATACATACTATCCATTTCAGCTAAATCATGATTAAGTAACTCATGAATCTTTGTAAATTCTTCTTCTCTATTTTGTCTAAATAATGTTCTAATACTATTAATCATAAAAAGTTCTAGTATATCGGCATGTTCAACTTCTACTGTTGTTAGTACTTTCATAATTTTAATTCTCCCCTTCATGCTTAATTTCTCTAAATGTGAGTCCAAATCCCTGATTAATGAATCTGTACTCTAAGTTATAACGTCTAAATAGTCTCCTTAATAGAGCATGGCACTTAATAAGGTCTTTAGCTTCTTTCTTAGAAACATCTCCATAGATATCGTATATGGAATCAGGATCATTACGAAACATAGTATACGTATCTGCTTCGAGTATCATATTAAATTTATCATTCCACAGCACTTCGCTATTGCATCTATAGTTACAGGGATCTTTTGGTGCTTGCCACCCATAGAGGCTACTATAATATTTATCTGGCAGCATTATTCCATAGTAGTCATAGATTCCAAATCTATTAAATATTTCTATAGTTTCACAAGCTAGATTAGTTAAATTTATATTTTCAAACATGTATAACTCCTTTTCTCATGTTCCCTCTTTAATTAATTATTTCTTATACCAACATAGTACGTAGAAAACCATAAAATGTTCATAAATTTCATGATATTTATTGAAATTTTGGGTAAAAAAATATAAGGTGCAGCTGCACCTTATCTTAGTGTTACGAATTAATCTTCAATTTTTTCATCATAAAATCTTATTCTCATTTAACTAGTCTCCTTCTTTATTTTTTAAAGGACACCATCGAGGACTTGTTTTTAGAACTAGAGGACTAAGGGTTGTATTAGTTCCAAACCCTACAAAATTATTTTGAGGAAGTCCATGTTTATCTTTTAACTTATATACTTTAGGCTGATTGCAGTAATAGTGCTTTCTTCCTATTCTTCCTCGTTGAGATTCCGAGCGACCTTGCACTTCACAAAAGTTGCATTCTTTACATTTCATTATTCTACCTCACTTTCTTTATGTTGTTCTGGCTTTACCCACTCAAACCCTTTATATAATTCTCCATATCTTTCTCTTGCAACTGGAAAAGCATCACCATCTGAATCTGTTATATAATAATCACATACAATCCATTTAGGCCATGGGTATGGTAAACCTGTTCTATGCTTCATTCGTGGTACTGCATCAATTATTTGACCTTTAAAAAAATTACCAGCTTTTCCAGTGTATCTAACTTTTAAAACCTCGCCATTATATAAGGTGCTTGACCTTAATTTATCCATTTCTTTTTTATTCATATAATATAGTCTCCTTAGCACAATGATACTTGTATGCTATATTTTAGTAAGATACTATTTCTATTCTATCTTATTTAATTTTGCATATTTACCATATAACTCTAACGCTTTTTGATTGTATGCTATGCCAGCCTCTTTTTCAGTTTTAAATATCTCAGATTTATACTCTACACGTTGCTTTTGTATCCTTGCTACGTAGCCACCTTTAATCTTATAGACACCTACGTATTTCTTATTACTTTTCTTTACTCCTTGATTAACTTTAGACACTATCTCATGCATTTCTTCCCCATACTTGTCTAATACTTTGTTATATGCTTCTAGTTGTTCATCTAGTGTTCCAAGTTCATTTAGTATACCTTTGTACAGAGATATATCTGTTATATTTTCATATTTGATTTTTAACATATTATATATAACCGCTGATTCGTAATCAAATTCTGTATATGCTGATATCTTTTTCCCTTTGGGGGTAGTATATTCCATTCGGAATTTTCTACCCTTTTTCTTATTTATAGTAACACCAGTGTATCCTGTTTGTGTTTTTGAGTATTGTATTTGTATATCTGACTGTCTCCCATTTATTAAATTTTCAAGGCGATAATCATATTCATCCATATTTTTAAATACTATTAGTTTATAACCAAGTATTTTTGCTATATATGCTCTTACCGTTGTTGATTTATATTTTCCATCGGAGTCTTTAAATGTTAGGTGTATCTCATTACGTGTGTCACCCTTATAAGGTTTTATAAGTAAGCTTATTGATTTATTTTCAAGTGCATTATTTATTTCTTCCGAATCTGTTTTTATAACTTTATCAGTATTTTTTATTTTTATACTATACATACCTTCTAACCTCCATATTTTATAAGTGACCACATATTATTCTCTATAAAATCTTCACTTTACTACATAATTTTTTAGTATTGCGCATTATGCCTGTAGTTTAACTGCTCTAAATTTATAATTATTAAATTCCATTTCACTTGCTTTAAAAGCCTTTGATTGACTTGAATAAACTTTTGCTTTTTTAATATCCGCATCTACAATAGCATATCTATTGCCTTGAAATATGAAACTTTTACCTATATAATATCCATCTGAAAATGGATTTGAAGTAGTTTCTTCCGCTTTTAATACGTATTGTTCTTTTTGTACATTCTCCGCAATATCTATATTCCTTTTAGGACACCATTGAGGGCTTGTTTTATATTCACTTGATTTTATGAAACTTCCTATACTTAATTTTGATGGTTCATGGCAATAGTGTCTTTCCTTATCCCATCCTTTTTGACTTTTATATTTGTGATATTCACATTCTTTGCATTTAGGTATTTTACTGTTCAAAATCCTCTCACCTCACTTTACTACGTCAAATCTACAGATTACCTATCAATTATGACTTATGATTCTGTTTTCTGCTGTTTCACTCCATAGAGGAATAGCATTATCTTTATGGTTAGTTATAACCCAACAACCCTCTAGCATTTCAACTTCTCCAGTAAAGTCTGTGTCATCACCTGTAACTGTTCCTATTTGATGGACTGTCATTCCTTCAAATATTTTCTCACCAGCAACGGTTTTAGAGTCTGTAAGCTGTCCTATGCTATCTTCATCGACTTCTATATAAACAGGATTATCTACACTGATTCTTGGGTTTATATAGTATCTAGTCTTTTCATAAAGTGAGTCCACATGTAGAGATCCTAGTCTCCATATACCTAGTTCTTTATCTTTTCCTCTAAATAATATTTCTCTCATTTAAAACACCCTTTCTATTATATCTTAGTATTGTGAACTATTTCCTTTCTTCTGGTTTTCCACAATATCTACAATGATCTTCATCATAACTTCCATCTTCTTGTTCATAATCACATTCTCGTGTTGGTGATGTTGGACAATACCAATCAAATTCTTTATTGCAAATTTTGCACTTAGCAGTACCCCACGAGTTAACTGTAATATTCTCATGACCACATGCTGACTGAATAACTTCAATTTTATTTTTAGCATCTGCAATAGTTTTATAAGCATCGTCAATAGACTTTCTCAATAACTTTATATGTTCTTTTATTTCCATTTAAAACACCCTTTCTATTTTTCATTTAGCTAAACTTAAGATAATTAAGGTTCCCATAGTATATATACTTACCATTATTAGTGAACTTATTACAATGTATTGTTTAGTATCCCTCTGCATAAATTCCACCCCTATAAATTTATTATTTAACCTTGTATCTACCTGCTTCTTTCTTTCCTTTTCCTTTTACAAAGCTGTCTATCCATCTAATTAAACCACTAGCATAAAATCTATAATGCCCTGCTACTCCCCAGGATTCTGTATGTCTCATATAAGAGATAAAAGACTTTATATTAGTAGTTGAAGCTGTAAAAACATAAACAACTTTGTCATCATTTATAACCTGTACCTTTTTAGTTCTAGAAGCAATTTTCTTCTTATTAGGATCTACCTTATACTTCATACCACCAGCTTCCTTGTATACTGTTTCTCTATCCATTTGAATTAAGGATATGTACATTAATGAAAATAATGCCAAACAACTTAATCTAGTTGATAAGGATTTAGCTACTTTTTGTCTATATTCATCTAGCATAGTTCCAATAACAGGGTTTTTAGTTTCTTCAGTATATACTAAAGGTTTGACAGCAGGCTTATATTTTGAGATATCAATATTTGCTGCGCAAAGTCCTACCGTTGTACCTATAGCATCTACGTTCATAGTAGCTTCTATATGAAACTTTGGAAATTCCCCTGTGTCATCTACTTTAAAATAAATATAATTCTTACATGTACCAGAAAACATAAAACTAGGTAATTCTATATTATCCATCATGTCTTCCCTTAAAATTAATACACCTTCCTTAATAGGAAAATTAAATGAATCTACAAGAACATCTTTTTTTGAATCCACGTAGTCTTGTATATCTTGTATACTCTTACTTGTTAGGTCAATAGTTGAATAACCCCTAAGTTCTGCTAATGATTTAAACTTTCCATCAAATTTCATTTATTTATCACTCTCTCTTTCATTAACTATATTATACCCAAAGTTACACGTAAGTGCAATACCTTTTTATAAACTTTTTTAATAAATTTTGGAATTTTTTAATAGTATCTTGAATCAAGCACAATCTTAATCTTAGCATAGTTTAGTTTACATAACTTTTACTATGTATAGACCTTTAGAAAAGAATAAAGAGGTTGTACCTCTTTAATTCATTTAGTATTGCTTTCTACCTCCTTAGCATTTTTAATAACCAGAGCTTTAGCTTCTTTGCTTTTGTTACGCTCAACAGTATCTAAATATTTTGGTGGAAGTTTTGTAATAAACCTAGCAAATCCATCATTACACTTTATTAGGTTTAAACTGCTATATCTAGGCAATGTAAGTAGATCCTCTAGTTCAAATGGTGCTAGTTCCTCTTTTAATTCATCATAGTTTGCCTTATCACAGCCACTTACCATGACGTAGCTTGTGTTAGCATTTTTAAGCTCTGGTCTAATATACTTAATTTGTTCTAAGCTGTGGCATGAGATAATAGGCTTACAAGTCTTCTTAGCAATTCTATTAATATGCTTCTTGAGAAGTGATTGACAATCAGGTATTTGATATAATTCATCAAAAATTATATTAACTTTAGTTCTTTCATGCTCTGGAATATTAACATGTCTTATTTGTAGTGCACCAAGTATCTTTGTTAACCAGTAAGTGCAATAAACATCACGCTCTGGATCTGTAGGGAACATTTCCTCTGGCATACGTAAACAGATTAGTTGAGGCTTTTGCATTTCTATAACTAAATCTATATTATTAGTACAATCCTTTTTAAGCATTAATTCTGTATAAGTGTTGTCTTTAATAGCATCAATTCTATTTAGAATACCTTGTATTTTAGTACCCTGAGTTCCTATAATTTGTGGAGGATTATCTTTAGTTCCATTAGACCATTTATCTAATTCTTCTAGATATCCAAGGTATTCCTCCAAATTCTCTAGCTGATTCTGTGGAACTTTTTCAATATAGTCATGTCTTTTTACATGATTCTCTAGAACTCCAAATACATCTTTAATTGGACCATTATTAATAAAAACTACATAAGAGGCTGCTTTTAAGTACCTCTTCATTTGTGGTTCTAATTTAGTATCTGCATTTATAGAATCAATAAATGTTACTAACTGTTGAGCTTTCATTTTGGTACATTTATATACCTCAAACATGCTATCATTCTTAGGCTTAATTTCATTATATCCTAACCCTTGTAACTGCTCATATTTAGAACAATCTATGCTAAGAACTTTATTTTTTGGGACATGCTTTGAAATTTCATCAGATACTTCACAATTACCACAAAAATCAAAGTTTATTACTGTCTCATTTGCTAATACTGCATCCTCAACTAAATGACAGATTAGATTAGTTTTTCCTGCTCTAGTTGGCCCTATGATACACAAAGTTAAATTTCTATAGTCAAAGTCAGTAGATAAATAAGCTTTAGTTGGAAATCCATGATATACATTGGTTCCAATACACATAACTCCCTCTTTAAGTTCATCTGGAACCTGTGTTTCTGTATTATTTATTGCAGTTATTTTACCGTATTCAGATAGAATACTTCTTCCCGGGATCTGTAAAAACTCTGCTGCTTCATTTATACTCATAGTGTTCATTTGAATGTTAGGCCAAATATCTTCTACAAATAATTTTTTCATCTTTTTTCTTGAATATATAAGCTCATTATTAGCTTCTTGTCCCATTACTCCAAAACCATGACAAGCACTTATAGCATTGTCTCTACGTCTGTCTCTATCTTTAGAATCAGAAATCACTGCAATTTGAGTATTTATAACATCTAAATCTTTTTTATCTGTCGTAGCCTTTTGTAGCTTTTTACGCTCTTCACATAAGCTATTTATATCGGCCCATAGCGAATCAGCTGCTTTTTCCTGACTTCCTCCTGTGAAGTCATCAAGTACCTTTAGAAAATCTGAAAAAAGTTTTGCTGAAGTTAATACTGTAGATTTTGCTATATATTCTAGTGAAGTTTGTTTCTTATCAACAACTTTGAGATCATCTATTTTTCTCATTGTCCTATTGTACGTAGTTTGCCAACCAAATTGGCTACGAGGTATAAAATTATACACAATAGCAACTCTATCATCTTCTTTCATAATATCTATTACACTTAATATACTTCTAAGTGGTTCTATGGTCCTTTGGTCTGTATGAAGAGAAAGTGCATCCTCCTTTTTGTAAGCCATTTGATATACTTCAATGTCATTTGAAAAAGGTTTTATTTTTTCATCTAATATTTTAACTGTAGCTCTAGGCCAGATTAATTTAACTTTATCCTCTAGCTGTTTTTCAAACCGTTCTGGAACAATAAAATAAAAGCTTGCATTACCATTTTGTATATCCATCATAAATGATATTTTATAGCTAGTTTCAAATTTTATCTTCTTTCGTTCTCTTTGAATACGCTTATCTAAGGATCTATAAGTGTGAGCTATAGCCTTTGCAAGTGGTATACTATTAAATTCGCCTATAGACTTATGAGTTATAATTTGAAGATACTTATAGTTTGGATTAACTAGTTCAAAATAGTCTGATAACTTTATAGAACGCTCTTTTTTAAATATAGCTGCTGGAGAGAAATTCATTATAAAACCTCCTTTATAGCTCTTAATATAAAGAATATTGCTACAGATAACGTTGAATACTTAGCAGCCTTTTTCTGGCCACACATGTAGCATAGAAGGGATATTAAACAAACTAGTAAGCATATCCAATAAGAATTATCTATAACACCTATTAGGATTCCCCTAAGCACATCTCCTATGACACCTTGTATCCAGCTTACAACTCGTTCCTTACTTGCCTCTAATGCCTCTGATGCTGTTTTTACTACAACTTCCATATCTGCACCTCCTAAAATGTTTCATCTATAAGATTAAATAGCCAAGGAATTAATTTAACAACTAAATAAGCAATCAAATATTTCATACCTATTTGTGGAATTTCTTCTCTTCTCTTAGCAATTAGGCTTTTTCCAATCTCTAGGATACATGCTATTATACAAATCTTACCTATACTGAATTGGAGAATAGTAATTATTTTTGAACTAGCAGCACCGACTCTTCCCATTGCCTCAGCTGCACTTTTATCTTCTGCAAAAGCCTGAACACACATCATTGATAATGCTAAGGAGAAAACACACACTTTTCTAAGATTCTCATTCTTTAATATTTTACCTGCAATATCCTCATACTTCTTAACATTTTTATCTCTTATTATTTCATTAAGGGTAACATTTCCTCTTTCCATTTCAAAAAATTCATTGAAGCTCATTGTTAATGCTGTACTCATAATTTCAAACTCCCCCTATAATATTGCTGTAAACAGCTTATATCCAAATTTTATAGTTTCAGTTGTTAATTTATAAAGAAGATCAAAACCTTCTTTTAATAATTCCTTTTGAGCTTCAGGTGAACTATCTCTAGCAAAAACCTGTGCTGTTTCAGATGGTGTAATCAAGTAATAACTTGATATAGTTCCTGCTATAATGGTAATAGCTACAAGTTTACTTGCTTGCTCTGGAGTAAGGTGTGGTACATTGTCTAGAAAACTTCCTGAATCCTTTAAATCACTATACTTAATTTCGTTCCTTTGAACTTTCATAAAATCATGAATACTCATTGTAATCTCTTTTTTCATAACTTCTTCTCCTTATAAAATTGATGCTGTTGATGTGATAACCTCATAGGCTACCTCTAGTAATACTGCTGTTGTGATATATAAAACTTCTATTGCACTTACTGTATTATTTGTATCTAGTGCCATAGCTTTTACTGGTAGAGGTAAAGACATAGGCATGAAACAAACTAAAGATATTAGTAGTAACCTTGTTTTTAAATTTAATTCTGAAGGAACCTTTAAGTCTGTTACTGATAAATTTCCTCTGTTTATTTCCATAAATTCGTGAATTGACATTGTAATTTCCTTTCTCATTTTAATAGCCTCCATGCATAATATTTATTTTAATTGACATACTAAGTTTATAAATTAAATTTGACGTAGAATATCTAAACTATTAGAATAAGCTACTTGTTCCATCATTGAGCTAAAAGCTAAAGTAACATCAGGCATATGAAGATTTGGAATAGTTTCTAGTATTAACTTAAAGAAGTCATCTGCAAAGTAGACTGTACAAAAAGCTAGTCCATATTTTAAAACTTCAGATGGTATGCTTTTCCAGAATCTATTTTTTATAGCAGCTCTAACTTCATGTATGCCTGCAAATGCACAAGTTCCATAGGTTATATTTTTAATAACATTTAATAGAATCTCAGGTTTTGGTACAGTTACTATCTGCTCAGTGGATAATGAAGAAGCTGGAATTGCAGTAGTAGCAAATGTAACTGTTGGGTTAGCTATAGCACATACTGTAGCTAATATAGCAACTGAGACAGCATATTTAAAATCGTCATTATTTACTATTTTTTCAAAAGGAGTTTCTAATCCATTCTCCTTAATTATTTCATTTACTGTTAAATTTCCACGTTCCATTTCCATAAATTGACTTATTGACATTGTTACTTTTTTCATTTTTATTCCTCCAGAATTAAATTATTTTTTTTGAATTTACGAATAATTAAAATTAAAATGGTTAAACTAATATCATAAAATTAAAGCGAGGTGATTATTATGTTCTCTTTCGTAGTTGGCGCAAGTTTCATGTATGCCTTAGCAGAAGCTGCTTGTAGATTTTTCTAATTCTTAATATTTTCTTAAGATTTATATAGATATACACAAAACTGGAACCTTTCGCTTTTGCCCTGCATATGCTAACGTGTAGCGTAACGCAGTGAGCAGAGCGAGTTAGCTTACTGGCCTAAGTCTGCATATGTGGATTTAGGCTTATTTTTTACCAAAAATGCTTTTTTTAAGCATATTTTTATGGAAATATATGGTTTTCGTTAGACCTTAACTGACTTTAAAATTACATAAATTATTCTGTACTTTGTTCTTTAGTATTATTAGAATGTTTGTGTTTTTCCATATCTTCTCTTATTAAGCCTTTAACATAGTAGCTAAAATCTTTCCCTTCTAGATACTTCAGCATGTCATCTTCTGTCTTTTTAAAGCTCACCGTTTTTGCTGGTGGCCTGTCTTTCTTTTTCCCCTGAGTTGTCTTAGTATTCATTGTTTGTCCTCCTAATGTCTTTTGATAATATATCTTATACAGAAGTTCACTGAAATGTGCAGTAATTTCATGAAATTTTTTGAAATTTCAATAAAAATTTGTATAAAAAAAGGTGCTGCCTTTGCAACACCTTTAAAAATCAGGTTCCTATAATTTCATCAATAGAAGTCAGTACCTTTTCATTCTTTACTTTTTGTTCGTTTTCCTCTTTTTTAGGTTCTATTTGAACACTTTTGCAGTTGTCTAAGTCATTATTTATCAAATAATTGATGTAATTACTGAAGTCAAAGCCACGTTCTTTAGCTTTGGTTTCTGCTTTTTGCAAAATATTAGTATCTAAACTGATATTTTTACTTTTTTTCAAACTTGCTCACTCCTACCTGATAGAACGCTTTAGCGTTTAGGTATATATCATCCTTTTTAACTGGTTCCGGTAAGTATTTCTTTAGATCCCATGAACCACCACCCATAAAGTTTCTTATAGATGTATGATATTCCTTAAATCTATTAACAACATTCATAATAATTTCATCTGTGTGATCCTGAAGTATTTTATCTATGAGATTAGTTACATCAATATCTTTACCATCAACAATAATTTTATTATCCTTTATAATTTTTACAGCTCTTAAAGTATCATAGGATACTCTATGCTTTGCTTTAATAGCTTGTACAACTTTATCATAGAGCTTTAACATGCCTAGTTCAAATGTTCCAGTCTTAACTAGTGTAAGGTCATTAAATAAGCTTACATCAACAGTAAGACCTCCAATATCTATAACAATGTTATCAGTTCCTTCAAAGTCTTGAGGGTTTAAAATAAATAATCCTGCTGACTGTGGAAATACAATACACTTTCTAATTGTAAAACGTTTTGGTACATTATTGATTACAATAGTCTCAGTAATATCCTCTAAGCTCTCCATTAGCTCTTGTTTCTGATCCTGAAAGTACTCAGCTGGAAGACCAGTAATAAGATAAATATCAGCTACAGTATCATTTTTCATTTGTCTTGCTATTGCTGTAAATAAGCATAGCCTAAAAATTGGATCTTGAATCTTATTAAGTGCAGTACTAAATTTTCCTGACCTTTCTCCAATAGTATAGCTCTTTCCATTGTGTTCTATTTTTATAGCTTTTTTATTTACCTCATTTGTACCTTCTACAAGTGTACTTAAAAATATGTCTGTTCCCTTTGCTCCACATACTTTTGTATGTAGATATCCTACATCAATACCTAAAATATAGCTCATTCTAAAAATTCCTCCCTTAAATTATGTGTATGTTATGCTCATGTTATACACACATGTTTCATTATTTTATACTTCTCAAGAACATTATATGTAAATTATGCGCATGTTGTCAACATTTTCTGCATTAAATGCTAAAAAAATAAGGAATAACGTAAAAGTTACACGCTATTCCTTAGAAAATAATATTTTAGTAGAACGTCTGTCTAAATATAACATATATGCTAAACTATTTCAATTTGTTACAGAAAAATTTTTATATTTCATATTTCCTTTTATAGTAAGCTGTGCTATAATAATCCTAATGAATGTACTAATTCATAAATTAATTTCTCATTTGCCCTCATGCAAAAAACAGTAGTTGGTAGGCTACTGTTTTTTATTTGCTGCTAATACATATTGTAGTTCTTTACCAATTTAGCATTAATAAGAGCTACTAGTGCTTCCATTTGAACTAAAGTTAAACTAGATGCTAGATTAGGAGATAAATAATATCCATTCGTATAGACTGGGATGCACTGTGTCTTTTCTGATAACCAGATTATTGGACTAGTACTCAAAGGCATTTCAGCATTAATTATGTTTTTAGGTTTGTTATAGATCCTTATTAGGCATTCCACGTGACTAGGCTGTGCGTATTCTACTTCTCCTGTAGGATGAACTATTGCTTCACAATAGTTAATATGCTTATGCTCCTTTATAAACTCTTTAAAATTACGTTTCATTACTGCTCTTCTCCCTCTTATTCTGACTTTTGATTATACTATTTTAATTACTAAGCTTCCAAATGAGTGCAACCATCTACATATCTGTTAAAGCTATAGTCAACATGATACGCTCCAAACCATTCTGATTTTTCATTCATACACATATTTGAAGATGCAGGATAAGAATATTGTTTACTATGCTTACATTCCTTACATTTTCCATTATATACACAGTCTTCATGTTTATCTTTTATAATAATTTTCTTTTCCAGTGCTTCTTTAAATGTCAAATAAATCAACTCCTTCCTAATATATTAGTATTGCGAACTACTGATTTAATAATTCTTCATAAGTAAGTTCTTTAATTTGCTTAACCTCATAAATTAATACGCTATTAATAACATCGTTTTTAAATCTTTCACTTTTTAATGTATTTCTCATTGATTCTGTAAGTTTTTCCTCTGTATCACTTTCAAATGTAACATTTTCATTTTTATTTAAACTAACTTTTGCTTGATATAACATTTTTAATTCCTCCTTTTATTTTCAAAATACATTTGCTATAATTAAATATAGTGAATGTATTTTGAAGTTGGGTTTTGCCCTCAAACAGTGGTTTGGTAGACTACTGTTTTTTTATTTTTGCTACGCCATTTTTACAAACTGTAAATTATTCTATGAATCCTCGTATTTGTGTACTATTAAACAGTGTAGGTTTCCCTTCACATGCTGCCATTAAGTCTGAATACTGGTCGGGTATTGTTAATACACATTCATTTTCATATTTTTCTAAGACTGTGTACTCAACTAATTGCTTCTTTGGAACTACATCTTGTGTAAAAATTTCTATTAGTACCTTCATGAAGAATACCTCCTTCAATGTTAATTAAAGTTGATCTATAAGCCACAGTCCCACTCTTATTTCTAGATTCTTTATAGCTTTAGCAAAGTTCTCAAGGATTTCTGTTTCATTATACGCCTTAGTAAATTCAACACCTATGTTACTAGGCTTATGCACTAGTAGTTCCTGCTTTTTATAAATCACTAAGTCTTCATGGTCAAATAATCCAATTTTCACTTTTACATCACTCCTTTTTTGTTTTTTCCTTAGATAAACTTCCTTGTGGTACATCTTCTAAAAATTCTGGTTTTGAAATTTTAAATACTTCACAGTATCTTGATAAACATTGGTATATATAATATTGCTTTTCATTAGCTTTAGAAGTTTTACTTGCAGTATCTAAAAGGTTGCTTATTTCATCTAGTAATTTCACGAATGGATCATTGTTAAATTTTTCTTTTTTCATAGTTTCGATGCTTTTAATCTTCTTAAATAGCTCTTCATATTCCTTATTTTTATCTAGTATTTCCTGAAAGTCTTTATATGGTAGTGTAACTGTTGCAGTTTGTAGTAACATGATTTTTCCCTCCTTTATTCTTTTATTATAGAAATTTTATAGTTCTCTATTAGACCACTTATTAAAACAGGTTCAGTATTCCATTCTATAAAATCATATTCTCCTAGTTTCACTTTCTGTCTACGTTTCATTTCTTCAGGAGTCATAGGGTACCCTCTTTCAACCCACGTTGCGTACCCTGGTCCATAGTTTCTATGAGGCTTATTTACAAATACTTCAACAGAACCTATTTGGTTCCTAACAATGTAATTAAAACCATTTAAATGTAGCCACATTAATTCAGTTATTTCTGTATTATTCATATTAACACCTTCTCTCAAAATTTTATTTATTTTATATAAGCTATATGCTTGTCTATATTTAAAACTCCATATAAATAGTTAAGTACAAATCTATAACCATATCCAGCATCACTAGGAACCCAGTATAGATTACTCCAAATTGGAATAGATCCTGGTCTAAACTTTACCCATCTATATCGCTTTTTGCGAATCCATTCTCCACCACGCATCATTTCTCTATAAATACCTGGTTTCTTTTCTTTTAATCTGTCAAATCTGTCTTCATCGCGTATTATACCAAATCCACAGGTATCACAGCCAGTCCTTTGTTCTCCCATTAGCATAAATGTACCATCAATTCTTTTAACTATATAACCATAATCTGGTGGGTACTCTATCATATTATAGAATATACATGCTAATTTATCCTGCTCTGTCCAAGCTCCTAAAGGAGTACATTTAGGAACATTTCTACTATTCATAATGCATCCTTCTTTTAAGTAATTCTTTTTTCTTTCCCTGCTTTCCTCAGCACGTTCTCCTGTTATTGGTTTCTTATGAGATGTTTTCTCCCACTTTGCTAATGGTCCCTCTTTTGTTTTAATGCAGCACTTTTCAGATATTTCATAAGGTGCATATATAAATTCTTGATATTTCTTAGGAATAGTCCCTTCATAAACGTGTTTGCCATTTCTACCTTCGTATCCATGAAGTCTTCTTTCCTTTACCCAGTCAAATTTAGTTCTGTTATACCTGCATATAGACATTGCTACTATTTTACTAAGTACAGGGTATCCCCATTCTTTTATTACTTTCTTTTTAGAAACACCAGATTTTATCAAAGTATCTCCATGTTCCTTATTAAATTTTATATTACCTGTAGGTTCAACTGAAGCAACGCATACACATTCAATGTTTTTTGTTTCTCCTGATTGTTTTGCTAACCATCTTACTAAAGCAGAATCTATTCCACTGGTGCTAAGATAAACGTCACCTTCATTTTGCCTATAAAATATTTCTAATGTTCTTATTCCTTTTATTACCTTGCATTGCCAAGGTAAGCTTTGTCGTTGATAAAATTCTCCTATATTCAATTCAATCACCTTATAAATCAAATTGCCTCGATTTATAAGGAAATGGTTATTAAGGCTTGCCTGTATTCAGGGAGTTCCTTTTCATACATATATGACGAGTGCATTTTACGCTTTAACTCATGACTTTTCGCAATAATTATTAGTGGCTAACCAATAATTATCTATGCAACCTGGTTCACCAGGATTAATTGAATTGAATTACACTTAAAGCTCAACTTCTATTGCTCTAGTTGATTTGTTGTCAAAAATGCCTAGAATTTTTACATTAGACATTGTTCTTACTGTCTTCGCCCATTCTTTAAATGCTTGTAATGCAGAATCTTCGTTTAAATGTTCTATAGATCTTTGCTGAGTCTTATAGTGACCTTTTCTAGTATCATAAGTAAAATGTATAAGATACTTATGAACTTCTACTTGAATTTTAACTGGTATCCTTTTAGTTTCCTCCATTACACTCACCTTTCTTAGTTTCTCTATAGTATAGTATATGTTATAAATTCCCATATATACACGTAGTATTAATAAATTTTATTTTTATATTTTATCTTTTGTACTCTTAAAACTTATCTCATATCATTAATTAAATCTGCATCTGTAGGTTCACTAGAGTCCCTTTTAACTCTTTCTTTAGTAGAAATATCAACTGGTTTCATACCACGTGCTCTAGCCTTATTTTCAAGCATTTCTCTAACTAGAGCTAACATGTTTATAGTATCATCTTCTCCATTGTCTATAGCAGCATTAATGCTGTCCATCTTATTAGTTAATGTTGCTGTAAATAATTCATCCATGTCTGCACCTTCTGCATACATATAAAAAATGTCACAGCACTCAGCTATTTGACCCGGCCTTGAAACTCTGTCTTCCATTTGAAGTAAATCTCCAGGATTCCAGCAGTAATCATTTATGATTACTATCTTACCTTTTGTAAGTGTAAGGCCAACGCCTGCCGCTGTAATATTGCCTATAAATACTTTCTTTTCTCCACTTTGGAATGCAGTAACAGATGCATCTTTTTGAGCATCTGACATGCCTCCTACAACAAAAACTGCCTTGTCTCCATAATGACTTCTACAGGCATTGACTACATAGTTATAATTTGTAGCTATTATTACTTGCTCACCTTGTTCTAGTAATTCATCTGCAAATTTAATAGTCTTAGGAGCTTTCTTACTAGCTAGAATAACTCTTGCTTTAGAAAGTCTAGCTAGTTGTTCAGCAGCTGTACTCTCTCTATTTCTAAGGTATTCTTCTATTTCTGCCTCATATTCCTTAAGGTCAACATCATTTGGTATAAATGTTCTCTGCTTCTTGAGGTCTGGAAGGACCTCGGATTTTAAATGTCTTATCATAAAATCTTTTATATTTAAATATAGAGCATGATTGTTTGAACTTCCAGAACCTGAGCAATAAGTCTCTCTAAAGTTACTCCATGCATTATTTCTGGTTGTTAATGGATGCCTTATAAGTTTTAATAGATTCCATATATCCCTATTTCTATTGCTAATTGGAGTTCCTGTTACAGGATACACGTATTCAGCTGTAGCACTCACTCTTAAGACAGCATATGCTCTTATGCTATCAGGATTCCCATAGGCATCAACAGCTTTAATGAAATGAGCTTCATCAATAAAGATACATTGAAAATACTGGCATTCTAGTAAAAATTGAAAATTTGGAACTGTATTATAACTTACTATAGTCCAATCTTTACCTGTATGAAATTCATCTGAGGATCTAAGAACAACTATATCAGCATCTGGATTAACCATTTTAATTTCTTTTTTCCAGTTTAACCTTAATGATGCAGGACATATAACTAATTTAGGTGTATCTGCTAGACTTTCACCAGTCATTACACACTCAAAAGTTTTACCACACCCCATTTGATTAGCATTTATAAAAGCTTTTTCTTTTAGCATTATCCTAACATCATCAATTTGATAAGGATAAGGTTCTCTTTTTAAAAAAGTATAATCTTTAACCTCAGATGTATCTAGGTGCGCCATTTGACATACCCAAAAGTCAAGGTCAGATGTTTTAACACCATATTCTTCAAGTTTGTCAGCTAATTTACATACCTCAGTTAATGAAATTGTAAAAAAGCTTCCTATTTTATGAAATTCACTAGTAGCTAAGGTATCTAAAGCTGCAATAACAGTTTTACTTACAGAATTGTTAGAATCAAAGCGTATAGAAAGATTGTGTGTACCTTCTCTTCCAACACTAAGCTTAATAACACCTTTTGGAAGTGATTGTATAGTAGACTCTGAATCATTTAAAGCTTGAGCTATTAAAAATGAATTATTAGTTATAGCTGTTTCAAGGTCTTCTACATCATAGTTTAATCTTTTAATATCTTTATAGAAGGATTTTACAATTACAAAGCTTATACGACATTTCCATCCATCTAAATCCTTATACCATTTATAGTATTTACTATTGTAACTATCTAGTATTTGTTTTACTTTAGGTGAATATGTCCATTTACACCAGATTCCTGAATTATCTACTGAGTCTATATATACTATTGGTCTATTCAAGGATCTATCATAAACATATAAAGACTTTTGCATTTTTTCTATATCAATAGCTATATGATTGCTATATTTAAGTAGTATTCTAGAAATTTTAGCAGCATCTTTATCAGATTCTACTATGCTGATTGTTTTTCCAACAGCATTATCAAATGCATTATAGCCACCATTTACTAAACTGCTATTAAATATAGTAAGCTCAATCTTAGAATATATTTCATTCATTCTTAATCACTTCCTTTCTGTAATTACATTATACCCAAAATTACACGTAAAATAAATATCCAAATATGCTTGTTTTCTGGTATTAACTTCAAATTTTATTTTGTTTACTTTGTTTTACTCCTGTTTTCTTTATTTTCCTAAATATTAACGTAGTTCTTATTTTATTCCATGTTTTCTTTTATAATACTTACATTCAGTAAATTTCCCTTTGCATTTATTCTTAACATAGCTGTCCCTAGCATGTGTTATATCGCCTCCATTATAAGTATTAATAATAAAGGCATTATAAGTTTTAGAACTTAACCAGTACTTGTTAAAATAGCCACTGAACCCTATTGTGAATGAACATGCCCTACAGATAATACATTTATAATCAGGTGCTCTATCATTATTTCTATAATAGTAAGGACATGCCTCTTTAGTTTTTTCTCTCTTTTTTCTTGGCATCTGAATCATCTCCTTTTAAAAATAAATGGACCTAACTAACCTATTTAGCTAAATCCACTTAATTACTATTATTACTTATCATAATTAACAAACTTTTCTGGAATTTTCCCATTATGCCACGCACAGTACTCTTCCATCTCTTGACTATGAACATATAACTTCTCACATAGAAAATGTAGTCTTAATCTAACTACCTTTATATCTATTTTCTCCTTTTTTGCTATATCTTCTAAGGATTTTTTGTTAATAAGTACATCGTAAAGTAAATTACGTTGTTTTTCTCCTAGCTCTAAATTCTTGTCTAGTGAAGCTAAAGCTTCAGCTCTGAGAAAATCTATGTCCTCATTAAACTCTGCAATTCTATTTTGTTCTTCATCTATTCCATAAATATTCTCGCAAGGTGACTCTCTATTCTTTAAGTTAACACAGTTAGTAACGTAGTGATAGACTCTAATATTGAGCATCTTCTTTAGATAATATGGAATGTCTACTCCTTTTCGTGGATCATATTCATCAAGTAACTTTAAAAATTCTAAAATAATTTGACTATATAGATCCTCTCTTTCTTCATTGGTAGAAAAATAACCACAAAACTTTTTTGATACTGCCATAATTAATGGATGATAACTTTTTAGCAATTCCTCTGGATCATATATATTTTTATTTTTTTTATTGCTCATTAATAACCACCAACTTTACATCGCCACATATAAATGCAGCTAAACTCACAGAAATTGAAATATTCCCTCTAGGTAGCGCATCTTTTGTATATAAAGTTTCCTCTAATAGTATTAAATTTTCATGAATTTCTTTTATAATGACTAATTTAGGATTTTCTTTCTTAGAATTACTTATATAAATAGCTGTCTTTCCTAGATATTCTTTGATACTAGTTTTCCAGGTTTCTTGCTGATAATAACTTAGTGAAGCAGGAGCAGCAGGCTTTCTATTAGTTAGCATTTTTAAAAACTCTTTCATACCACATTATTCCTTCCGTTACATAAAATGTATCTATATGTTATTATATGCAATATGAAGTACATTCCTACATAGATAACCTATAAATTCCAGGCTAGGATCGCCATATAAGTTGGAGTGCTAGATAACATTTATATCCTAAATTAAATTATAGTAATGCTATCAATGTAACATTCGTAAGTTGAGATGTAATTTGTATTTGATAGAGTCACTTCTGTTAATGGTGTAATACCTAGATTTATAATTGATCCTGTCCAATTCAATATGTTACCACTTATATTAGCATTAATTCTCACTAGATATAAATTGCCACCAAAACTATAATAGAACGAACCAATTGACCTGCCACTGCCTCCTATAGGAACAATAATTGTACCATGTACAAAGTTTAATTTTACTATACTTCCTAGAGCAGGTGCGCCTACGTACATTGATAAATCAATATTAATATTAGGAAGACAAACATCACGCATATTATTTAATTGTGCAAGTCTTCCTTGTCCTGATGTCCCATAGTATCGTGCTGTAGTATTATTACTTTGAACACTATGACCAAAAGGTAACTGATATAGTCCACTATCGATTATTTTAACAGTACAGCCATTACCACTACATCTATTTATTAACATATTAGTATTAGCATCATACGTACAGTTAAAGTATATGTTTGCTAGTGTGTTAATAACCTGCACAGCATATCCCACTGACAATAAACTTGTTGCAGTATAACTAATACCATCTAATGAAAGGTTTACTACACCATGATTACTATTTTGTACTCCAATTTTGCATATATCACTTGATGAACCTCCAGCAAGATTATATAAGTTATCACAATTTAAAATAACTCCTGTTATATATAAACTACCATCATACATTTTTATACCACCACTAATTGTAGCATTACCACCTGTTATTCTAATTTCATAGGCATTAGTGTTTTCCATTATTAAAAAGTCAGGATACATTTTTCCTTGCAATAAAATATTATACCTACCAGTATTACAAGTTAAAATATAATTAAGTGCTTGTTGCATTCTTTTAAATGGATACATTATTGTTCCATTAGGTTTTTTAGTTATCGTAGTAGAATCACAATAGATACTAACAATACCTGTCTTCCTGATAAAATTGTTATCTGTTGTAAAATCATTGAATTTTCCTTCAATAACTAAAATATCATTATTTTGAACATTTCCTAACACATAGTTAGCTTTATTTACTGTTGCACTACCAAAATAAATTTTACCATTTACAACACACATATCCTCTAATTCATCTATAACATAACAATTAGGTACAAAAGCACCTATTTCATATATATATTGTAAAGTTCCATTATGTTTGTAGAACAATACAACATTAGGATTAGAACGAACATAGTAAATAAAATTCTTATCTATTGCAATACCTTGAGTTGTTCCTGTTGTATTAGCCTCTAAAGTGCAATAGGTCGTATGTGTACCATCATTATTAATAGTATAAACATTATTATTGTTTGATACTGCATAAAGTTTATCGTCTAAAATTCCTATTCCTGTTATACTTGGTAAATCTGTTGTAATACGTGATATGAAACTCATATCTGAAGTATTAAACTTACTTATACTACCAATTAAAACTGAATTTCCTGTTGACTGGTCTATACAGTCAGCTGAATATAAAACACCTTTATCTACGCATAAACAGTTAGCATGATATATAACACCCTCATATATCCCAATTAATGAACCTGTTGCAATTTCGTATTTTAATATTTTACCTAAATTATTGGTACTGCCACTTATTACAGCTATATAAAAATATGTTCCGTCTGAAGTTATCCCCTGCTGTGTAAATCCTGTATATAAGTCATCTAATAAAGCAATTTTTCCACTAAATTTATTATAATTTGTGATACTTGACAATTGTGTATTAACATTTTCAATAGCTTTAGTATTAGTCCCTATATTATAAGTATTTTCATTTACTGCATTAACCAAATCCTTATTAGTAGTATTTAACTTACTAACATCTCCAACTTCATTTTCGTATATATTTTCTAAAGTTTTTCCATTATTTAAGATAACTGCATCTCCAGAAGTATATACATCAACGTCTTCTCCTATAGATCCATCAATATTTACAGAATGCAATCTTGCTTTATTGAGCTCAGACATAAAATTATTCCTCCTTATACTTGTTTAATAATAATATAAGGAGGAATACAGTCATAAGTTTTAGTTGTAGCTACTTATTGTCTGGTAGTTCTACTAATTCACTTGCAGTAACTTCATAGATACTATAATGTTCATCTAGTGCTTCTTCTACTATTCCTTGAGCAAAATTAGCATCTTCCAAGTCAACTACAGGAACTCTTATATTTAACTCAACAACTTTACCCATTCTTAATCCTCCAAGTTACAATGAAAACATTTCTTTTAGAAAATTGTTTACTCTACGAATAGCTTTTATTTTCTCAACTAATTTTGAATTTTCATCGTAATCTTGAGTTACAATTTCCTGTACTTTTTCATCTATTTGCATTAATGCAGCTTCAATCTTGCTAATATCCTCTTCATCTAGCTCTATTTTTCTTATTTTTTTCATCTTTCTCCCATCCTTTTTTAATATCTTTTACGTCATTTAAATTAAGTTGCCTACCATAGGTACATCTGTAAGGCCTAACACTGCATCTATAGCAAGGTATATTAAAAGTGGAATCCGATGTTAAGGCCCAACCACCAGTCCTTTTGCTTACAAATCCATAAGGTTCTAATTTACCTCGATATGTAACCTTAACTGGTGCATAAAAACCTGCTATAGTTTCTACAAGAACTGTTATCTTTTCTCCTGGTTGTAATTTTTCAAATTTCTCATATAATGCTTTCATACTAATCCTCTAGCTACTCTTCTTTATTTGGTATTGTTCTTAGTGCTACTAATATCGCAACGCGATAATATGCTTTAAACATATCTTTTCCAAGTTCCTTGAATACAGAATAATCATTTGTATCATTATAAACATGAGCAACATACTCTCCAGTAGTAGAATCAATGGTCATTTCTATGCTTTTGCATTCTAACTTTTCTAAAATGTATTTTATTAGAAAATCATAAGTTAATAAAGGAATTGGACCTAAGGCTTTATCTACTCCATTCCAGATATTATACTTAAAGGTATTGTTTAATCCAAAAAGTGTAGTATCCTTATCACATGTGTCTATAACTACATCTATTTCATCATAAATTTTTCTAGTAGTAAAGATATCTCCTGCTTCAGGCTTCCACTGTTCAATAAAAGAATTTTGTATAGATATATCAAGATTAAAAAAATCTTCAGGATCTACATACTGCATTTGAAAGCTCTCCTTTTCTGCTTAATGGTTCATAATACTCAATAGGAATACCTTTTACTGTTGCATAGCCTATTTCCTCATAAGTTCCCCTACCCATATACCCATGAACGTTCATTACTAAGCATTTACCAGACATATCAATTTTTTCTTTATGGAGCTGCATTAATTCTTCAGAAAATGCATCCTCGTTATATGCATTACTGAATCCTTCCATATCATTAACATCTACCGGAAGGAGTACTATGTGCCCTTGCAAAGATAATTTTACGTATTCATGCATTATTTCTTTTTTGAATCTTAATGGAGCTATTATTGCTATAATCATCTAATCGAGTCTCCTTTCTAACATATTGGTGTTAAACATCTATCACAATCAGTACAATCAGGTTCTTCCGTATCTTTCAGCACTATCTTAATCCCTACATCTTTCCACATGTCTCTAATAACAGAAAATGGAACTACGTTACTTTCATTTTTAAACTCAATGATTACTTGATTTTTATTTCTAGTTACTTCACATTCTTCAATCTCATTATTTTCTAATATAACTACTGCTTTCATATAAACCTCCTACCATGATTTTGTACTATTATTTCTACCGTTCATTACCCACTGCATAAACCAGCCACCCTCTTTATTTTTCTTCCACATGATCTGATTTTCGCTAGCCAAAAAGCTACCAGCAGGTGTTTTTCTAGTTTCGTCATAGAATCCTGTTTTAACATAGTCTAGTTGCTCCAGAATGCCTCTAGGAACGTCTGATATGTCTCTATAGGTATAAATACATGTCTTCTTATCTGTTCGTAGCTTAATGTCCACTAGAAGGGATTCTGTTAGGTATTCACCCATAGAATCTATAGGATCACCACCTAATAATGTAATTACATATGCCTTTTCTGCCTTGTTTATGGTTTTTATTAGTTGTTCCCAACTCTTATTAGGTTGTATAAACTTCCAAAGTTCTTCATTGTGGCATCCAGAACAGTGTCCTTCAGGCCTCAGGCATCCATAGAAAAATATATCTAAGGATATTCCATCAAGATTTGAGTTACCTGAAGGATATTCAGCTGATTTAATGGAGAACACACTAGGATTCATTTTTCTTGCACAAACTTGTTGAGCAAATTTTAAATTGTCCATATAATCATCTCCTAAAATAATCTATTTACTAAGACTCCTGATTTTTTACCAAGAGAACTTTCTAATTTTAATAATGGAAAGCATCCATCCATAGCGTATAGTACTCCATTAATACACTTAGTTTTAAGTTCTGAATTTATAGGATATATTCTTTCATTAGTTACTAATTCTTTAGTTAATTTATACTTTTTAATCATTTAAAGCTCACCTCTAAAATAATTTATCTACTATTTGTGCTACATAGTTACTTTCAACTTCAAATGTTGTATTTTCTTTCCTCATACGCTTTAATTCTTCAATTAACTGTCCAAAATAGAGACTATCTACACCTACTAACTGATCTTCAAGAACATTAATATTTGATAAATCTAAGTCATTTAGCTGCATAAGCATTTTTAGATATTGACCTGCATTTATGGTCCAGCCACGTTGTATAAACTTTCTAGTTCTTATTACAGAACATAAAGGATATTTACTGCCTACGTATATAAGTTCTTTATTTATAATAGCTTCTAAAGCACGTTCATTCAAAATTACGCTCCTACTCATACTGGTCCAGTAGTTAGTGCAATGTACAAAGTCATAATTTTCGTGAATTTGATTTGGCATTCCATAAAATCTTATAACTAATTGTATCTTTCCTGATAGAGATATGGCATTAGAAGTTAAGAATTTAGGTATAAATTCTGGTGTTTCTTCAAGTTCTTTTTCTATATCAGTCTCTGGATTAATATTAGTTTGCATTTCATCATTTGGATTAGAATCTTCAGAGTCCTCAAGAGCCTCACCTGCTACACCTTCACTTTTTATAAATACTTTTATTCTAGGTAAAAGACCTTGCATTATCTGCTCTTGTGCAATTTCAGGACATATCCACTTTTGAAGAATTTTTTCATCTGCATTTTGTATTAAAACACGTGCAGTTCTATTATCTTTTATAGAGTTCCATTGCTCTACATAGTAGCAAGCTACTTTAAATGCTGTGTTAAAATCCTTAAAGTATAAATCAAAGTCATGAGGTTCCTCACCTTGAAGAAGGCTTACTAAAGCACCTCCTGTAATAATAGTTCCTTGCTCAACTAAATTTCTTACATCTTCATCCTTTATTGTTTTTAAAAATTTATCAAATACTCTGCATAATTGTGCGTTAATATGTCTCTTATTCATTATCTAACTTCCTCTCAATTTTAATTTTATTTAATAACTCTTTTGGAATTTCTATATCTTTTACTGAATCATAATTTTTAATTTCAGTTATAGCTTTTACTAGAAAATCCTTACCATAAAATTCAGTAAGAATAAGTAATAACCAGTCTAAATCTATAGCTCTATAGTTTCCTTTTTCAAAATCTATAGAAATTACTTTATACTTAAATGTTTCAGGTGTAGACTCTGTTATAGCAAATGGTTTATTATCTTTATAAAAAATACTATTGTCTATAATAAATTGATCTTTGTTTACTTTTTTAATTGTGTCTTGTATCTTCATTTAATCATCCCCCTTAAATATAAAAAAGTGAGCTTAACCTAAATTATTAGATTAAACCCACTTAGAAACTTAATTTATTCTAAAACATCTGAAGAACAGTAGAATTGTCTATGTCCAAACTCCCAGTCTCTACGTTCTTTAGTCCATGAAACAGTATCTGTATTAAAGCCAACAACTTTAATAGTATACGTGTAAATTTTCCCTTGGCATACTGGACAGTTCTCATGAACACCTATGCTAGTATGACCATTTACACAAGTTGTAGTGCCTCTATTAACTGTAAAATGAACTATTCCATATTCCTCTATAATCATTCTTAAGAAATCTTCATAGTTTTTATCAGTCATAGTTTCATTCATATTAAGATGAAGAATAGCACCTCCAGAAACTCTATTCATTAGATCCCCTTCAATCTTTAAACGATCAAATATTGGTACATTAACATATAGAGGAACCATTTGATTAGAAAGTAGATGAACTGGTTTATACCACTCTCTATCCTTATACATGAAGTTATCCATAGCTGCACATTTAGGACTAGCATTTTCAGCTGGAATTTCTTCTACGTTAAATGCATATCCTTCATTTCTTTTACTTGCTTCTTTAGAATAGTCTTCCATACAATTTATAACACTTTCACAAGTTGCAGTATATTCAGGTAGCCACTTAGTAGCATCTACATTAGATAAAGTTTCATACATTTCCCAAATACCAGTGTATCCTATAGTACTGAAGAACATTTCTAATCTTTCCCAACCAATATTGAAAAATTTTAAGAATCCATTTTCTACTCTTTCTTTCAATATTGCTTTGTGTGCAACTAGTGCAGCTTCAGCTAATACTAAGTGGTGTTGTAAAACATTTTTAAAGTCTCCAAAGGCACCCATGTCTCCAGAGTCTCTAGTTATGCAAGCTAGTCTGTGTAAATTCAATGCTACAACTCTATGTGAACCAATGGAAATTCCACCATTACCAAAGGAATCTGTCTTAATTTGATTCTTAAGTTCTACAAGGTCAGAAGTAAGTCTGCAACATGAAGCAATTTTTTCGCCTACATGAATATTAAAAGGCCCTCTCTTATGATTCTTCTTACACATATAAGAGAAAAATTCTTTATCTGCTATTTTTCCTATGTCTTCAGCCTTACATTTTCCTGATTCATAGTCACTTTGTGAGAATGTTTTTATATTAACAGTAGCTACAGGGAACCTATAATTTTTTCCTGTGGTTGGAGCACCTAAGCTGAAAAATTCAATGAATACCTTTTGAATATGCATAATTTCACCTATGTTATCACCTGCTGAAGTCATATCAGGATAAATTTCATCTCCAAACATATCTTTTAAGATAAATTCATCAAATATAGAAATATTGGTAAATGGAGAATCCCCACCTACTCTAAAAGTATTATGCATTACATGCACAAATTGTTGGAGTAGATTTTCTACATATTTATCATAAACTGTGTTTACAGCTTCTTTCAATATTTCTGTGCTGCTCATATTTTCATGTGTATATTTAAAAGCAAAAAACTGAATTAGCTTATTTTCTATTTTTTCAGGAGAATCCATATCTATATTAAATGCCTTTCCTGAGTAACCTAATGAACCTGCATACATAGCTATAGCTATTAATGCTTCCTTAGGATCTGTAAACTTCTCTATTAGTCTAAGCATTTCAGATCTCTCATTTTTAGTATAGTATGCTAAATTTACTAGTATGTTTGCAATACCTATAGCTCCAGCATGAGCTTGAGACATATCCATAGCAACTTCAACTAATTGTCCCATGAAGCTACTACTTCTCTTAGGAGCTTTAGATGGTAGCCAACCATAAGGTCTACCATAATTCATTAAAAATGAAGTATCAAAAGCAAAACAGTAAGGCATATCTATTTTAGTTATATCATGAAAATATAAGCTTCCATCTAGCATAGCTCTTAAAGCTGCATTCGCAATGTCTTTAGAATATATTTCAGTAATCTTTTTCCATAAAATATAAAAGCTTCTCAATTTTAGTTGAGGTTTTTCAATTTCACTTTGAAAATTAACTGGTTCCCTTCCATCTACATTTGCATTTACATCAATAGATATATCTGCAACCCTTTCAGAATTTAAATATTTATCTGCTAAATCAAATAAGTCTAAGTTGTTTAGTCCTTGTATTGACAATACTTCTACTGGAATGCTTTCAATGATATCCCAAAATTCCTGCTCTACGTTTTTGCCTATTTTTAAATTCATAACATTCACTCCTTCTAATAAAAACATTACCACTAGATATAGTGGTAATAATAGTATCGTTATTCTATATATAGTAATTTTAAGTTAGTATTTAACTATTTTCCTATTAAAACTCTATATTATCATTTGATGAATTTCCTGAAGTTCTAGTATTAAATTCTTTAAGTTATCCTTATTTACACTAAAGCCTCCATTAATAGACTTCAAAACTACTACATCACTTTTAATTTCATATACTCCAATACAACCTTCAATACATTGTGATTCTTTAGTATCCTGTATATTTTCAGATGTTCCTTGTGCTTTTAATTCTTTTATTATTCCCATTGAAGACATGTCAAACTTTACTGTTGCTGGTTTTAGACCATATTTTTCACCAATTATTATACAAGCTTCTTTGCTAGTTCCTAATCTTTTAGCTTCTACAAGTAACTGTTCTCTTGAAAGTTTAGCTTTTCCATTCAAGTATAAAACCTCTCTTCTTTTTTCTATATTTTTCTTTACCTTTGCTAGTATCTTTAAATACAATCTTGATACATATGACTGAGATATATGAAGTCTGTTAGCTATACTAAGTTGTGATTCATTCTTAAATGCTCTAGAAGTTAGTATGTCTTTATCCTTAGGATCTAGTGTCTCTATTACTTCTTTAAGTTCAAGCAGCTGAATATTTTTTATAGCATCTTCTTCGCAATCCATAGTGTCTGGAATAACTTCTTCTAGTTCTAATGTATTTCCTTCTTCATTTGTATTTACAGGAGCATTTAGACTAGATACATCTAAGTGTTTCTTATTCTTTCTATGAAACATTAATAATTCGTTCATTACAAGCCTTGAAGCATAAGTTAGGAACAATATGTCTTTACTTATGTCATAGCTCTTATACGCTTTATGAAGTCCAATATATGCTACTTGAAATAAGTCTTCTCTCTCATATAAACCAAGCCAAGTAGAACAGGATTTATATAAAAAATTCTTAAATTGAATATATACTTCGTCAAGAGACATTTCCTTAGTTTCATTTTTTAATTTAATTAGCTTCTTATCCATCAACTTCATATCCCCTTCATATGGTTTACTAATGGTTAATTAAAGCTCTTCATATTTGGCATACTCTAAATCATTAAATACACTTAGAAACGATGATAATTTAGACCAAATAGATGTAAACTGATTAACCATGATAATTCTCTTTACTTCTTTTTTATCCAAATGTACATCTGTAGCTATAAATTTTAATAGCTCTTCTTGAATAGGTGAGTAATCAATGTATTTAAAATCAATCATTTGTTGTGCTATAGAAATTGTTTCCTGAACATTTTTATCTAAAAATTGAGAAAGTACAGTGCTTTCCTGAAGCTTTTTAGTTTCAGCTACGCTCTTAGTTAACTCAGCTATAGATCCATATTGATTAATGTACTTAGCTGCTTTCTTTTCTCCAATTTTGTCTACACCAGGAATATTATCTGATTTATCACCGACTAGAACCTTATAATCTAGGAACCTATCCAAAGCTACACCAACAAAGCTTTCAAAGTTTTTTGGTGTTACAAGTACCTTTTTAACTGCACTGTATACAAAGCAATGAGAATCTATTAATTGTAAATAGTCTTCATCTGAAGTAATGAATACAAGATCTTCATCTGGATTTATCTTTCTATATTCACACTTTAAGTCGTAGGCTAAGTCATCAGCCTCTTCTCCATCAATTCGTAGAGATTTAACTCCTAAGGATCTTAAATTTTCATGAAGATAGTCCATTTGTTCAAGTTGTTCATGTCTTCTTCTTTTTTGTTCCTCATTAGCTATCGGATCATCAAGTTCTTTATGCCTTTGAGCTTTATATGCAGGCCAAAGCTTTTTTCTTCTAGGAGATTTTCCTTTATCCCAGACAAATATAATATCATCTACATCTAATTCAGTTTCTTCTTTTATAACATTAACAGTTGTAACTATTGACTCTAGCACACCATATATAGCAGAAGTTCGCTTTCCTTGACTGTTATATAGATCACTAACATAATCACATCTTAATGCTGTATTATTTCCATCAAAAATTATTTTCAAAAGTATACCCTCTTTCTATAAAAGTCTCTTTATACATAAAAAAGAAAGGATAAATGAAATTAATTCCATTTATCCCACATAGAGGCAATTATTTATATTTATTTTTAGGAGGTGCATAAATATAACAACAGGATTTTAGTTATTTTTGCCTCTTAATCTATATTAAAGTACAACAGATTCAATAGTTTCTTCGCTCAATTCAATTTGTTCAATTTCTATATCCAAAACTGAGCAACCACTTGAATCCTTTGTACCAATTAGCTTTGTACCATTACTTATATAAAGTTTGTTATCTTCAATAGGTTTTCCTGATTTTTCTATTAAGTTATCATGAGCAAAATCTTTCTTTAGTTCCTTACCAGTATAAACTTGTCTCATTATATGTTCCTACCTTTCACATACATTTAGTAAATATCTCTCTTTTTAAAACTGTCAGTCCATTCTGTGTTTTCAAACTTATCTAAAGCTTTAGAAGCAAATAAATATTGTTCATATAAAAGAATAACAGTACCTCTTTTATCCTCACTTACTCCTTCTTTCCAGTTAGATCCACGTAAAGACTTTAGAGCAATTTCTATATCCTTAACATCTTCCTGTAACTTTTTTTGATTAGAAATTATTTCTTTAGTTGTCATCCTCGACATTTGAATATTCACCTTCTTCCTTCACTTCAGATAAGTCTGCATCATCAATGATGCAATGTACTTCATTATCCATTGTTATTAATGAACAAAATCTATTTAAAGTCCCACAAACGCATCTCATAGTAAATCTTGTATACTTTTGGCCTTTGTGTTCCACTATATTATAATCAGAAATTCGATAATCACGTTTTTTGCACTTACTGCAATATATCTTATTGTCAATTACCTCTGCATTAAGAATTTCTTCTTTCTTACTCATATCTATACCTAGAGTCTAAAGAATATTATTAGTATTCTTTAGAGCCTACACCTTACTTTTTACTTTTACTTTTACTTTTTTTCTGTTTTTCCATTTCTTCTCTTATACGTCTTTCAATTTCTGCTTCCATGTCATCACTAGCAGATGAATCAGAGCTTGTTTCATCATTATTATCATCATCGTTTGTTTCAGATCCTGAGTTATCACCACTATTATCTTCATCATCAATGACAGTATCATCCTCGTCTTCACCAGCTAGTATAGCTGCAATCTCCTCTGGAGTTTTTTCTACAACTAATGTATCATAGTCTATTAAAGCTTCATCAAGTTCCTCTTCAGAAAGTTTTTCAGATGCCTTGCTTTCATTTCGTTTTGGAAGTACAGAATACTCAGTATCAATTCCTTTTCCTGTCTTTGTTAATGTCAAATCAAAGCCTTCATTGAAGTCTGTAACATCACCGTACTCAGGGTTACATATAATGTCAAGGATGCATTTAAGAACTGTAGGACCACAATTCATAATTTGAACTACATCAACCTTATCTTTATTGTCCCTTTCAAGTATATTTACGTATACTCTATTTGAAGCTCTCATTTTCTTAGATAATGCTTGATCTTCTTTAGATTTAGATTTTTTAAGTCTTGCAATTTCATCACAAACAGGACAAGTTTTGTGACCAAATTGTTTTAAACAAGCTACTGGAGCACTTCCAGCTCCACCAACATTAAAGTGTAATTGAACTTCCTTCCAAAATTCTTCATTGTCTCCTTTTGGTGGAAGAACTCTTATGTTCTGAGCACCTTTTTTAATCTCATAAAATTCGTAATCGCCATTACTAGCCATTCTTTCAGAAATTTCATCTCTTTTAGACTGCATTTTGTCCATATTCAATTTTCCCATGACTAAATCCCTCTTTTCTATTATTTTTAACGCGTGAGTACTCATTCTAAGTACTTAGATGACTAGTGAATTTGTAGAGTATAGCGTGAATATTTTATAAACATTATGCGTGAGGGAGAATGAGAAGTTTAATTCACTAGTCACCTAAATACTTAGTGCCAAAGCAGCAAAATTAATAAATAAATTAATTAAAGGAGAATAACATATTATTGGCAAATACATTTAAACGCGATATTTGAAGAAAAAATTTGTAAAAGCTGCTTTGGCAAGAGTGCAAAGCACTCAATTAACTAACCAATATTTAGTTTTTTAATTCAATACTTTAACCCCTATATAAATATAAACAACTTAAAATTAAAATTATTTTTTAGTAGTCCACATAGAAACCTTTTTTTCTTTTTTTAAATTTTAGTTCCTATATAAATATAAAAGTGAGCTTAATCTAAATTATTAGATCAAACCCACTTAGAAGAATTATTTTGTACGTTATTAGTTATGCTGCCTAGAGTATTCTTCTATAATACTTGTCACTTTAGCTTTAGCATCAAGCTCAGTTATGTTATAGTCATATTTTCTATCTTCTAGTACACATAAGGCTTCTATCCAGCTGAGTCCACCACGTTCAGCTAGTCGCTCTATGGTCTGTGCATGGTTTAGTATCGCCTGTTTTTCATGCAATTTTATTAAAGTTAATGGTATGTGTCCCTTTGTCCTTGAATCTAGTATTGGAAATCTATTTTCCATGTTACTTCCCCCCTTTTTAATATTGTGTACTATTCACTTTTTTCAGTTTCAAAAGAAATTATAGTTTTAAATTTTACTGCAAATTGTCTTTCACATTCTTCACAATCTGTTATAAATTCACCTTCCATGTCATTTGGTTCAATATAATCTAACCCATCATGCTCATGTCCACACCAAGGGCATTTAATAGGAAAATCCATTTCATATCACCTCACTTTTGTTCAAATTTTCTACATATGACGTATTACTCTTCATCTTTACATCTGTCACAGATATGGTCCCCTTGAATGCCACAGTACTCACAATAAGTCTTCCCACAACATTCACAAGTATCTAATTCCTCCATTTCATAGTCACAATATCCACAAAACATATTTTCTTCCATCTAAACCTCACCTCGAATTATAATTCACCTACTTTAATTTTATAGAAGATAGCTACTTTTCTATTATTAATTCCTTTATTCCATATCCTGTATGGTCTAAAATTACTATGCTTTTACCATCTTTGGTACATAATTCACACATAGGGAAGTCCTTAAGTATTTCTATTATGTCGCTTATAACCATTTCGCTACAATCTACAGTCTCCATCCAATTTTTCACCCCTTCCAGAGTATTCTTTCATTTTATTATTCCTTAGAAAATCTCTTGCTTTTGTTAAATCATAAATTTCATAGCCTTGTTTTTCAAAGTATTCTAGTCCTATAAGCGAATCAAATCCTTGATAGATATAATTACATTTAAACGTGCTGCCCTCAAAGGAGTATTCTTTTTTAATTATTAAATAGTTATGGTTCTGTTCAATAGCTTCTTTAACAATTCTTTCTGTATTCTTCATTGTATCTAATGCAATTTGATGCATAATGCTCTCCATCTAATTTTCCTCCTTTTTTAGTATAATGAACTAACCTTCTAAGTCATATTCTTTCTTTAGTTTCTCTATATCCAATTCAAAATCTGCATAATTATCGCACCAATCATTTTTACATTCAGGATAACCACATTCTCTATTACCATGTTTACATATCGAAGTACACGCTGTTTCATTTAATAATGCCTTAATTAATAATCGCTCTGTTGTCATATCATTCATAATTTTTCTTCACCCTTTTTTCCATTATACTTAAAATAACAATGTTAACTTTTTAGGATTTTCATGTAATTTTGTCAACCATCCTACAGGTTCCTTCTATGATAATGTCTGTAAATATCAGCTCTGCACTCTGTACAAGGGTGCAATTTAGGATCATGATTTTTAGAGCTGCTTAAATGAAGTACTCTTGTGTTATATTCCTTACACACATGATTTTTACTATTATCTTTTAATTTTAGTTGTTCCTGTTCTGTCATATTAAGATTAATGCAGTTATTACAATCTATACCTTCACCCATTGTTTCACCTCAATTCTAATATATTAAAAACACATCATAGTTATTGTAATTACTTTTTTACTATTCTTTTTTTTATAGCATTCATAATAATTAAGGTAATCGTGTTCCTGATTTATCTTTCTAAAACCTGCAACGCGCAATTCATGTACCTTTTTTCTGAAATTTTTCCAAGCGTCTTGATCCCATTCTTTAAAAATAAAATCACCATAAACCATATTTATATGCATAACATTGACCTCCTCAAATAAATATTACCAACCTACCTCTTTTTTGTAGTTATCAATCATTTCTGGAGTATAATTTAATTTTTTCTTTAAATAAGAATATGCCTTTTCTTTCTTCTTTTCTTCTTGTTTCTTGCACCATGCTTTAAAATTAGCAACATTTGTTAAGCCTTGTAGATCCTCAAGCTCCACACCAGCAGCAGAACCATAATCTTTTCCAAGTTCTAACTCAGCAACTAAAGGTACTTCAACATCAAACCAACCATCAAAAGCAGCTTCCATTATTTCTTTACACTTTGTTGCAACTTCTAATAATTCAGGAATATAAATATCAAATACAATAGAGTCATGTACAGTACAAACCATCATAGATTTTTTCTTAGTTTTCTTTAACCAATTAACTATATTAATAATAGAAATTAAAGTACAATATGAACCAGTTCCTTGAATAGGAGAGTTCTTAGCTTGTCTTTCAGCATTAGCCTGAACGCCTCTATCTCTAGAATGAATGTTAGGTAATCTTCTCCTAAATCCAAACATATTTTCAACGTATCCCTTACGTTTACAGTCTGCAACTATATTCTCAAGCCACTTTGCAAGCTCAGGATGCGCCTTTTTAAAGTTTTCAAGTAGTTCATTTCCTGCTTTTAAAGCTTTCTTTAAAGGATAATTGTAGGGAGGTTTAGTGTATATTTCTCTTCCAAAAGTATTACCACCCTTACCATATATACAACCAAATCCCACAGCCTTAGCAGCAGTTCTCATGTCTCCTGTAACTTCTTCTAATGGTACTTTCCATGTATCTGATGCAGTCTTAGTATGAGCATCCTCACCATTCTTATAAGCTTGTATATAGACCTTATCTCCTGATATAATTCCACCTATTCTTATCTCTAATTGAGAATAGTCCAGATTCAGTATGCAGCCAAAGTCTCCAAATCTACTATTAAACATTCCTTTAGGTTCATATTTATACTGGAATAACGTAGGATTATCTACATGTCTAGGCAGTTGTTGAGCATTAGGATTTATACTTGCAAGTCTACATGTTTCAGTTCCTGTAAGTAGAAAACTAGGGTGTATACAGTCGTTCTTATCCTTCATATCTGGTATCTTATCTATGAACATATCTTTAAGTATCTTTAGCTTTCTATACTCAACTAGCTTTTCTGGAATAGGGTGTTGTGTTGCTAATTCCTCTAGTGCCTCCTTATTTGTTGATAATTCTCCTTCTTTAGTCTTTATCTCACATTCAAGGCCTAATACTTCATAGAATAGCTCTTTAAGCTGATTAGGAGAACTCCAGTTAAACTTATATTCTTTATACTTTTGAGTCTTCTTTATAAAGTCAACTTGCTCTTTATTCCTTTGTTTTGCTGGAACAGATTTAAGAAGGGCCTGTCTTTTTGCATATAGTTCTCTTTTATCTCTTTCTATCCTAGCTATCTCAGGATAACTATTTAATTCATCAACAACTTTTCTTAATTCAATTTCGTATGCCTTTTGATATATAGCAACCTTTTCAAGATTCATGTGCATACCCCATTCTTCAACCTGAAGAAGTGCATAAGATGCAGGTATATATATTTCTTCCATGATTCTCTTCCATTTAGGATTAGCATCAATCTTAGGTTTAAATATGTGTAGTAATCTAAGTGCACAATCAGCATCGGCTGCACCATAAGGTGATAGTATACTCCAAGGAATAAGCTCATAGTTACCTCTATCAGCCTCAGGAAGCGTTTCTTTGAATGCATCTAGATCATTATCATATCCTCCCATGTCTGTGAACTCCCAGGCCATATTTTTTAAACCTTGAGTACCTTTTCTTTCAGAGATACATAAATAGTGAGCAAGCATTGGATCAAATAAGAAATTAACTACATGAATATCTAAAGTCACTTCCATGTACATGATATCGAACATTCCATTTTGAGCTAACTTTTTGATAATAGGATTTTCTAAAAGCTTCTTTAATCGTGCTACTATTCTTAGTATATCTTTATGCTCTATTGGAGATTCCCTATGGAATAATGGTATTATAGTTCCTGTCCTTTCTTTATTAGATAAAGATATACATATGACTTTAGCGTTATCTGCATAAGGATTATTACCTGTAGATTCAATATCGAAAGATAACCATTCAAGCTCTGGATCTTCTGATGTGCATTCTGTTCCAAATCTATCAAGCTCTGAAAGTGCATCTTCTACATTATCTATGACTTTGTATCCAACTTTTGATACCTTTGGCATTCCATTTTCATAGATATCTTTTAAATTATCTAAGTCACCTTGAATTAGAGGTCTGTTTGCAGGATTACGTGATATAGTAGATGGATGCAGTATTGGAAATACAATGATACCATCGCTCCTAGTAAATGCTTTTCCTCTAAACTTATTAATATTAACTTTTCCAAGTACATTTTTTAAAGCTGCATCCCCTAAAGGCACTATAATTTCAGGTTTAATAAGACTAATTTCAGTGTTTAAATGAGGCCTACATGCTGTCATATTCTTTTGAGTTAATTTTTTATCTTTTATTTCAGGACATTTGATTGCGTATGTGCAATAAATATCATCTTCACTTATTCCTCTTTTTTCAAGTGCTTTTATAAGGTTAATAGCTGCTTTTGTTCTAAAAACTACACCATTAACATTTTCGCTTCGCGCTGGTGTATCAGCAACTAGCATTACTTTTGCAGTATAACTTCCACTGCCTAATTGACAAGGCATTGGAGCAAATGTTCCTAAGTTACATTTTTTACAGTCCATAATAAAATCCTCCTTATATATGTATAAAGAGGATTTAACAGAAATTATTTAAAATACTTCCACTTAGAAAAATAAAGACCAACTAAAAGTCAGCCTTTATTTTAACTATAATTTTATTCAGTTAATTATATTAAGAAGTTTTTTCACTATTCTTTTACTGGAACAGGCCTCCAAGCCTCAGGATCTAATTTAGAAGCTGCATTTTTAAGTTCAGTTCCACCTTTAATGGAAACACCAACAGTTTCTGGAATTAAATTTTTTTGCTTTTTAGAAATGTCGTTAGCTTCTCTTGCTGCTCTATAAATTGGTGTTGCTATAAAATAGCCTGTTAATTGCACAGCTTCTCCCTTGCCAATATGACTAGCTACAAATTCTTTCTCTGCATTCATAATAGCTTTAACAGTATCCTTTGGAAACTTAGTTTTCTCCATAATTTCTTTTACTATTACCTCAGTAGTAACCTTTGGTGCAACTACTTTTTTTGTTTTAGTTTTTTCTGTTTTCATGGTAATTCCTCCAATATCTATATTAAAACTTAGCTTAAGACGATTATCTTAGCTCTTTTTTATTATATACACTATTTTTTCCAGTTACTCCTATTATTTATATATTTTTTATTATTTTACCAAAATTCCAATGTGTAGTCAATGTTGCTAGTCATTTTCATAGGAGTATTCAATCAAAGCTAGTAAGTCATCTTTAGGTAATCCTAAGTCTTTGAACGATTTTATTGTAGAAACTAACATGTTAGATAAAGTATCTATAGTTTCTCCTTTAATATCTGCTTTTATAGTCCCATTTTTAGTAACATTTACTAAAATATGGTTCTTTGAATTAAATGTAGCTATCATAGAGCACTTTCAACTCCCTTTACTATTTTATAATTATTAATCTTTATACTACCATTTTATTAAGCCTTTCTCACCTGCTGATTCAAGTCCAGTTTTTGCAGGTCCAAATAGCTCCAATTTCTTAATTTCATCAGGATACATCCATACCCACCCACTCATTTCAGAAGGTTGAGGCTTAACTTCACCTGAGAAACTATGTGTTATAAACATAAATGATATCCACATCTTTTCCTCATTACCTGATCCTCCATTATTATACGCGCCTACGTGTACATCATAACAGTCTAAATTTTTAACATCTAAGTTACATTCTTCCTTTACTTCTCTTATTGCCCCTTCAAGCACTGTTTCTTGTGTGTCCGTTTTCCCTCCAGGAGTTCCCCATGTTCTAGTATCAGTTCTAACGCCTACAAGTATTTGTCCTTGTTTATTTACAATAATGACTCCAGCTCCCCAGTTTTCACCTGCTTTTTTTCTTAGTTGTGTTATGGTCCTTTTGTCTATTTCGTTCAATATCTTCAGTCCCTTCCATTACTTCTTCAATGTAACCACATTTATCAGAGTATAGATATCTACTATTCTCTTTACCAGGTACTTCACCATACCAAGGAAACTCAGAACAAACTCTAGGCCTAGTCTCATGAACAGTACACAAATTTTTAGATTCATCAAATTTAGTACAAGTATAATAAAATACTTTATCAGAATCATAAAAAGGCCAAGTTTTTAAATAAGGATTAATTTCTAAGGCTTTTTCCATAGTAATAGGTTTCCAAAATAAATAGGCAAATTCCATATCTGTATAGTTATCTATGGATTTTGGAAAATCACCAGTCCATATTCTATTTGCAATATATTCAGGACTTAAGTTTATTCTTATTACTCTACAGCAATTTCCACACATCTTACAAGGCATTATGAAACTAAACCTTCTTTCATCATATAATTTCTTAGCTTCTTAACTGCCCTTGCATCAAGTCTGGAAACATAAGATTGTGTTAATCCTATAGCATTAGCCACTTGAACTTGAGTATAGTTTTTAAAATATCTATATTCAATAATTTCTCTTTCTTTTTCAGAAAGGGTTTTTAAGGCACATATAAGTAGCTCTTTATTTTCAATAGATTCGTATGAATCTTCATTATATTCAAGCATTTCTGATAGAGATACCTTGTCATTAGTAGTATAATCCACAACTATAGGTGCATCTAAATATGCTAGATTTATACGTTGAAATTTTGTACTATTAATTCGTCCAGCATAAACAAATTTATCAGCATGTACATAGTTATAAATATAACCAACAATAAATTTTGAAGCATAAGTAGAAAACTGAATATTCTTCTTAGGATCAAAACGTTTAGATGCACTTATTAGACCTAAAGTTCCTATTTGAATTAGTTCATCTTGAGAGTATATATCCTTGAATTTTGGATATAATGTTTTGTGAACTAAGCTATAAACCAATTTTAAATTTTCCTCTATTCCACTACCTCTTTCCTTTGTTTCATTCATGTAAACTAAACACTCCTTTACTTGTTTTGGTAGCCTCTTTTAATTTAATTCCTCTACAATGACTACAATTTCCACATATAGATATATTGTCATTTTTAACTATATAGCTTATATCCTCTAATATAGCATCTTTATACCACTTAGCGCATTCCCACATGTTTGTAGATGAATTAAGCACAAAGTAATCTGAATCTAATCTTTCCGGTATTTTTAACTGTGAATTATTAAATGTTACATAATCTTTAGCATTCAATATTCTCGCAAGTTTAATAAAATTTATAATAACATGATTATATGCTTTCTTTTCTGCAACTAATGTTGTTAAAATATCTTTTAATTGTGTCACTTGAGGTATTATAGGATCTATGCAAAGTATAACATATAATCCATGCATTTTAGCTTTATACAGTAATTTTCTTAAGGCTTGTATTCTTTTATACTCAGTACTATTTATATAGTCAGACTGTACATTAGAAATCTGACTTAAATTACATTGCATAATATTAAAAGGATTGGTACTTAAGTCTTTAAGTATATCTGCTGAAAGGTCCCTGTCTGTTTCAATATACATTGGAGCATTGTAGCTGGATAATTTATTTACTATCCAGCTTACAAATTTCAAGTTGTTTAGGGTATTAACATTAATATAGAAATAAGGTGTCTTTACAGATTCTTTTAGATACTTTTCAATTATTCTTTTTGATACATTAGTAAATTTATTTACATATATAAACTTATTTCCTGTACAATCAGTAATATTGAATAATCTATCTTTTCCTTCTAGATTTTCATTTACTGGACACGATGAACTCCTTATGTTATAAATCTTTGAAGGTTGATGTATAGACTTTCTTATATTTATTATTGAAACTCTTTTCATATCATTCACCTTTGCTTACATATGTCTTCTTCAATGCCATTGTAAGTCTCATTCTTCTAATTCCTTGATTATTAAATCTTTGCCAAGAAGGATCTGCCTGTCTCTCATTAGCTAATTTTTCTAAGTCCTCCATAGACATATTCTTAAAATCTGGATATTGAACTGAATTTATTTTATCACTCTTAGTTTTATTAGAAAGTTCCTTAGAAACTTTATCTGCTAATGGTAATTCTGGTTTTAAAACTTTTCCTGAAGTAAGCGCTTTGCATTCTTTATTACAGAAACATAGCTTGCATTCTTTAATATCTGCATCAAAAGCTTTCCCATAACATTGTGACTCTTTTTTTAATTGTTCTATTGTATTCATTTTAATATCACTCCAAATTACTTCTTTAACTATTATAAAGATAATAAATTTCAAATTATTTTTTGATTAGTCCATATAGACACGAATTAACTCAATATGATATTATGTTATTTACGCATACACGCGTTTATCAAATCTTCTAAAGTATTAGCTATAACTTCACAAGATTTGATAAATCATTAGTTATTTGAATACATTGTAAGCTTGTTCTCTAATTTCCTTTAAACCTTTGTTTAAATCATTTATGGATATTCCTAGTGATCTTGCAATATGGTGCATTCTTAAATTCATGGATCTAGTTACTCTGACTTCGCTATGACCTTGATCGTGTAGCATTTTCTTTCTAGCTTTGTCCATATTAAGCTCCCAAATAGTTCTATCTGATGGTGATAATAGCTCTTCTAAAATTGCTGAAGCAACTATGTTTCCAGATAGAAGTTCTTGTAGCTGAAGCAAACCTTCTTGAACATAAATGTTATTTAAGTTATCATCTAGTTTTCCCTTAGAATCTTCATACTCAGAATCAGAAATCTCTCCATCATCTAGTTGTACTAAATTATTGTAAGACACTTGATTGGAATCTAAATTTCCTTTTTTAATTTTATTGCATAGTAACCTTTTTAAACTTACAGAGAATATAGTCTTAAATTCTTCAATAGGCTTATCTCTATACCTATTCCAGCACTTATAAAGAACTATTAAACTATCTTGATAAAAGTCGTTTCTGTCATATGCCTGAGAGTTAGGTATATATTTTCTAGTTACAAAATGTATTAAATTTGAAAATTTACTTGTTGTTTCCTCAAATGTTAAATCCATTATTTGTTTTCTCCCCTTTTTAAAATATTACTTAATCTACATAAATATATTATAGTTAAAACTTCCAGTAAAGGGAAATATTAAATAGACCTGTAGCACGTAATACAGGTCTATTTTTTTAATAAAATCTTAAGTTATCTTCATTTTTCTACTATTATTAATTATTGTAAACCTACTAGCACTTTGGATTAACCACAATTAATCCTATTAAAAAAGGCATCCATATCATAGTAGTATCTTGATATTTTTTTATATCCTTTTATCTCAATTCCATTTTCTTTACACCAATCTATTGGAAATGATTTTCTTGAAGAAGTTAGCATGTACTTTTTTACTTCTTTAGCAGATAAGGCACAAGTAAAATTTTCATCTCTAAAATTAAATATGAAAAATGCTCTTACTTTTTCATGATCTATTCTAGACATATCCTTAATCTGACTTTTCCTTATACCTTCAAATGGTATCCTTTTTCCAGAATAACTTTTTAACTCTAAAAAGAATAAATTTTTAAGAGTCATGACCAGACAATCACACATGTTCGATGCCTGAAATCTAACATTTTCATTTTTATCCCCTGCAAAATTTCCAGTACCATCCCTTAGTCTATAATAAAAATAATTAGTATTCTTTAATATGGACTCCTTAACATCACCCTCAAATTTTTTCCCTACATTCATGTCTAAATCCCCCTTGTAGCTATTTAATTATCTTAAAATTTTCAAAGGTCCTTAACCATTCTACTCTGGTATCTTCATCAATATATTCTTCCTTATTTGTTTTAAAATCCACAACGTTATTATCATTATGCAGCTTCCAGTCTACTCTATATATTCTACCATTATGCCTTATATAGACTCCATGATGTAAGAATGATAGAGTTCTCATACACTTCATATACATCAACTCCTAGCATAAAGTTGTTAATTATCATGTTCTATAATCTTGACATCATCCTGAGGTATAACATCGTAATCTGGAACAATAAAATTAAATTTAATATTTTCACTAGAAATAGTTTTAAGTAATGCCTCAATATTATTTTCTAAGTTTTTTATAGCTTTGCTTCTTCTCTTAGGATCACTTTGAATTGTATTTCGTGCAGAGTCCTTTACTCTCCCATTAATATCATTTAATTCCTGAGGTTCAAATTTATCTGCAAATAAACCTGTGCTACTAGAAAGAGTAGTTTTACTTTCATCCAATTCACATTGTAGTAAAGACAAATTATTTGGATTAATTATTATAGTTACAATATTATTTTTAACTTCAATATCATCAGAAATATTAGATAATTCATAAGCAAATGTATATTTAAATGTTGCATCAACAAATAACTCTCTTCCATTTAATTTCTTCTTAAGCCACGCAAACTTAGTATCTTCATCTGTAATACTATCATTTGCAAACTTTTGTTGAACTTCATCTTCTCCACCTAGACAATTCATAGAATTAACAGCACTTAATTTTTTTATTACTTCTTCTTTACTAATTAGCTTTAGATCCTGAGATGTATTTTTTTCAGAATTTACTGAAGGTACTCTTTGATTAGTTTTAGAAACATACCTCTTGTAAGTTACAACTGATAGCTCAAGTAGTATACAAACTAAAACTGTTGTTATTATATAAAATACTTTTTTACTCTTCATCGTCATTATCCTCCTGGTCACATTCTTTTAGAGCTTTTAAAAATTCTTCTTTTTCATTATCATTTAGAGAATCTATATAATCCTTTTGATACTTCAGAGTAAAAAGTGTATCAAAGAGTAATCCTAAGATTATTACTGGATAAAATAAAAAACCTAAAAATTTAAATAAATAATTCTTCAAGGATCTAGAAGAGAACTCTACATGTTTTTTTCCTAAAGTGTAAATTAGCATTCCAACAGCTGTATATATCATTAAAAAAAGCTCTAGAGAAGTCATACTTTCTTCTCCTTGACATTGATTCTTTTTACATCTTTATAATAAAATGCTGACCTTTTTCCTTCCCAACTTACATTTACTGTGTCTCCATATATAGAAGCAACAATTCCTTTATAAGCCACTTTCTTATATGTTATTTCAACTTCTTCCTCTTTTTTAAAATCATTCATTATAAATTATCACTCCCATCCATAACAATATCTTCTTCATCACCTAAATTTTCATCATCATCAGTAACAAATTTATCCACTGTAAGAACTTTTCTATCTCTATAGTCCTTTCCTTGAAGAGTCATGTGGTCCTTATTATCTCTGTTCTTAGCTATAAAGTATCTCATAATCTGTGCCTTTTGTTCTTTTACAGATTGACATAAAGCTATCATAGCATCAGCTGAATTTGCTATTGCAAAGCATTCTGCAAGGTCTGCCATAGTTACAACTTTCTTACTTAATGCAGTTCTATTACACTGTGCTCCAGTCCATACAGCACAATCAAATTCATCAGCAATAGTTCTAATTTCAAGGTAAATAGCTTCAAATTCATCTCTTTTATCCTTGTATCCAACAGTGGACCTAAGTAGAGCACCATAGTCAATTACTACAAGGTCAGGAGTAACGCCCTTAACATTTTGAAGTTGTTTTATATAGGCCTTAAGAGTATTAACAGTTGCACCTTTTACAGGGTACTTCTTTATGAATAACTTTCCCTTTGAATATTTTTTACGGTTTAAGATAGCATTAATTACTCTAGATACGTTATCTTTAACATACTCAAATGGTTTCTTAACAAACCTTAAGTCATAGTTTCTCGTAACTTGCTTTTCATTATTTTCAAAGAAAAAGTGAACAACGTTATATCCAGATTCAACAGCTGCTGCACCTAAATTTTGTAATTTTGTGGTTTTTCCACGACCTGGAGGTGCAATTATAATTCCCATTTCAGATCTACCTAGACCTCCATTGAAAATATTATCTAGCAATGGTTGCCCTGTAGTTATTCTCTCAATTACATCTGAAGATTCTCCATAGTTTGTTATTCTCTCATTTACATCTTCAAAGTACTCTACGCCTAAGTCATTTACTTGACCTACTAGCATTGCCTCTTTTATCAAAGTTTCAATCTTTTCATATTTACCATTATTTTTAATAATTTCTGCACTTTCTAGAATTGCTTCAGTCAAAGCCTGACTTCTTCCAAATTCAACTATTTTGTCCTTTGTGTACTCAGAAGAAGTTAGGTCATATGAAAATACGTGAGATATAGCCTCAATATAGTCTTCTTCTAGCTTCTCCTTTATCTTTGAGCCTTTAGTTAACGTACTTATTTCATTAATTAAGGCATCCATTGTAATGGATTTATTGTACTTTTTGTAATAATCCATTGTAATTCTACAAATGTCATTGTGCACTTCTTTTTCAAAGTACCTAGGTTTAATGCACTCCTTGTATATCTCATAGGAGTTTTTATCTTTTATTAGTAAGGCAAGTATGTTTTCCTGCATAGTCTCTGTAAAATTATAACTGTCACTCATATAGGTCCCCCTTAAGTTTATTAGTAATATCAAAATTTCTAATAAAATAGTCTTACTAAATATAAAAAAGATAGATTTGGAATAATTATTTCCAAACCTATCCACTTAGAGTTATGCATATGAGAGTAAAAGTTCCTGTTTAGATGGAGTTTCTGGTATCTCAAATTTATTTTCAATATTTCTAAGCATACTTTCTATAGCTTGCTTAGTCTTTTTATTTGAAAGTATTTTATTAACCTTTTCTAGCTGCTTTTTAGAATCAGAATCTGCAACTTCTTTACAGTATTCTTCAAGGGTTTCTATTAACCAATCACAGGTACTAATATAATACACGCTTAAGGATAACCAATTGTTATATAATACAAAAATTTTCTTTTCGAGAGCTGTGCTATCCAGTGTAGAATATTTAATACCATTCTTTATAATTTTACAGTCATTTATTAATGCTTCTGATATCTCTTCCCTCACTGTTTTTATTTTATTAGCAGTAAAAGCTGTACCATCTGCTTCATGCTCCTGAATTTTTCCTTTAATGTATCTATAGTAATGTGCTATAGCTCTTTGAGAACATAGCTGTTGAGGATATATTCTACCATCTGAATTTTCCCAGTATTCGGCACGATCAAACTGAGAGTCTATATAGATAAAGGTATCCCAGTTACGCTTTATGCACAAGTTGCATACATTAGCAAAAAATTTCCAATTTTTATGATGTGTAGGATCTTTCCTACTAATTGCATTAAATCCATCTAGATTTAAAAGTGTTCTAACTTTATATCCATAATAAGCTGCTACAGCTATAATATCTTCTTCCGTAGCATTTCCTAGTATCTTTAATGATTCTAATTTTTCCTTGCATTTTTCAAGCATACGTGCCTTAGGATCATAAATGGAAATTCTAAGTATACTTTTTGATTTAATAGCTTTTCTCTTCATAGAATCACACTTTCATATTATTTACATCTTCTAGTAAGGAATATATAATATACGAGACACATACAGCTAAAGCTATAAGATATACAATCCGGAAGCTAAAAGGATCAGGGTATATCATACCTATAATTATATTTGCTGTTCCAAATATAATGTAACACACATATATTTTACTTACCTTCCAACATTTTTTTATAAATTTATTAATCCTCAGCATTTGATATTTCCTCCCAAGTTTCCTTTTTCATAGGATCTATCATTTTTATTTCAAATTTTTCCTCTTTTAAAACTGTATATCTATCTAAATTATGCTTCTTTAAGTTAGCTCCAGTAAAATCTAAGAAATCATAGAATCTAAGGCAACTTCCATCCTTTTTCTTTCTTAGTCCTCTTCCTAAGCCTTGAAGTAGTTTCCTGGGAGACTTTTGACCTCTGGCATAGATAATTGCATTTATATTGTCAGTATCAATACCTTCATCTAGAACAGATGTTGCTATTAATACATTTATATTACCTGCTTTTAAATCTTCTAAAATTTGTTTTCTTACTTTAGTAGTTCTGCCTCCATGTGTAAATTCTATGGTACCTAGTGCACAACTATTTTCTAAGAGGTCCTTTAGGAGTTCTCCATGTTCTGTATGTTCTACAAGTATTAAAATATTACTATTGAGCAGCTTACGTTCTTTTTCAGCAATAATACGAATGAATTTATTTCTTAATGGATTATTTGTTATGCACATGCTATATTCTTCAGCATAGTCAAGTATGTCATTAGGTTCTGGAGATTTTACTTCTATAAAATAGCACTTAGGTCTAGCTGAAGCATTTATGCTTATGAGGTATTCATTAGAAATATTTACGGTTGGTGTTCCAGTATATCCCATGACCATATGCTTTTCTATCTCTTTATCAGGAAGGGTACCTGTTAAACCAATTCGTATTGGTGTAAGGTCTAATTGATTTAAAACTTTTTTATACGCTACTGAGGATGCATGTTGAACTTCATCAATAAAGATTGCTCTAATAGACCTAGCAAAATCTTTAAACTTTTTTTCTTTTATATGCTTTGATAGAGTAGGAATTAAACATACTGTTATTGTTCCTTCGCTCCATTTTCCAGCACCTATTGTTCCAACGAATATACCTGGAAACGCTGTATTAAAATTTTGTATAGTTTGAAACAATAGTTCTTTAGTTGGAACAATAAATAGGATTCTTTCGTCTGTTTGTATCTTTTTTAGAATTTCATTCATAATAGCTTGTGCTGTAACAGTTTTACCTGCATTTGTAGCCATCTTTAAGATACCTCTATAAAAGTTCATAGACCCTATTTTGTTATTTATAATAGAATTTACTGCATCCACCTGATAGTCTCTTAGACTTTTTTCACCAATAGAATAGCTGCTGTCTATTGCTTCTAATTCTATTGCTGCTGGCCTCTTATCAATAATGCTGTAAGGTTCTTCATACTGTTCAAGAACCTCTATAAGTATAGGTAGTAAGCCAGTCATAAGCTCATTTCTTTCAAAAAAGTTTTTCTCTCCATTCCAATGACCAGCTCTGAAGGTAGGTGAAAAATAAGCTCCAGGAACTTTAAAAGTAAATCGTTGAGTAACTATTCTCCATAAAGCTGTTCCTATATCCTTAACTTCACATTTATCATTTCTTACTAAAATTTCTAGCAATTTACTCACTCCTTTATCTATATAAAAGAAAAGAGAACAGAAATTATTTTCTGCTCTCCAGTTAGAAGACTATTAATTATCATAGTATGTTTCAAAATTATTTGGTTTATTTATCAACAGTGTTACTAAAGGATATATCAAGTTCTTTTAAAATTGTTAAATCATTGTATTTACCTTTAAAACAAATTCTAGGATTTATAGCTATAGCTCGTTTTCCTTTAAATCTAATTATTTTTAGTACAGGTTCTCCATAAACTGTCATAGCCAGAAACTTTCTTTTGAATCTTGTTATATTAGATTCATGTATTAACATAGATATTTCCATTAGTGTATAAGGTTCTATTCTTGATATATCTGGTTCAGAAGGGTTTTTACAACAGATATTTGTCTTAAAATGTAAATAAGGAATCATTCTATATAATAGTGATAGCTGTGCATGTTCCCTTGGTGTAGAGTTATCATATAGCTCTTTTAATGCAGCACTAAAAATTCTAATTCCATTGTTATCATATTTAGTACAACTACCTTTTGAGGAATACTTTCTATTGATTCTAAATGTTTCATTAGCAGTAAAAGTAATTAATTTATAGTTTATAAGATTCTTTCTAAGTTTATAAGCATCTGTATTACTTAATTTAATAATATTTTTAAACTCTTTAGTTGTCACAAGTTTTTCTCTTTTAGTTGCTATATAATTTTTATAAGTCATATGGCAACATAAATAAAGAAACCTAGCTAGTAATGCAGAAGGAGCATCAGATAACAATTTTTCTTCGTAATTAAAGAAAAAGTAAGTGCCATAAACACAAGCTATTGAATCACTATATCTTTTAATGCTTTTGTAAGGTGCAGTAGTATTATTTAATAAATCTTGAACCAGAGTATCTTTCAAGTCTAGATCATTATTTTTTCTAAATAGAGAAATAATCCTTTTAAACACCTTTCTATCTTCATCTAAGTCTTTTCCAATGGTCATATTTCCTAATAAATATTCTGTTAGTGTATCCTCAATGTTATACCCAGCCTCTAACGTGTTATACTTTCTTATAAAAATGTCCTCACAAACAACTAGAACGTATTTATCTATAGGACTCTTAATGTCATCTCCTAAGACTTTTATAGCTTCAAATTTAAAATTTTCTCCTCCATATTGCTTCCATTCACTCTGTAACATTTTATTTTTGTGCGTATAGTTATTTAACTGTCTTTTATGATCTGACCATCTTTTTTCTATGTCTAAAGTTTCACCAATATACATTTTATTATTAATTGTATTAGTTATTTTATAAATTCCCCTCATATATTATCATCTCCACGTAGGCTATAGTAATTCTTCATTATAACTACAAATTTGATTTTTAGCTGCATCAAATAGCAAACCTAATCCTTCCATTCTCTCAATATCTCCAAAGCTCCCTTTAAAATAGACTCTAGGATTCACAACTACAATTTGATTTCCTTGAATTTCAGATATACATATAACAGGTTCACCTGCAACTGTCATGTCTAGCAACCTTCTTCTAAATCTAGTTATATTACTTTGATGAAGTATTTTTGCAAGTTCCTTCAGTGTGTATGTTTCTAATTTGAGAGGATCACGCTCTGTAGGATTAGCACAACAGATATTCATACTAAAATTTATATAGGGTAACAGTAAGTACAATAGAGCTAGTTGAACATGTTCTCTAGGTAAAGAGTTCATGTACAAGTCCTTTAAAGCATCTTCAAACACTCTTACTTTTTCTTTACTTTTTGAAATTCCTTTTTTGCAATAGGATCTATTTACTCTAAGTTTTTCATCATCACCTAGTATTAGTAACCCATATTTAAACAAAGTAACTTTAGTTTTATAAAATTCTGAGTATTTCAAATTCAAAATTTCTCTTAAGTTATCTAGATTCATAGGTGTCTTATCACTATTTATTAATCTATTTTCATAATCCATAAAGCAGCAAGTATACAGGAATCTAACTAGCATTTGAGGTGAAATTATGGATAAGGGTTTTGAATAAAAATTAAAATAAAAATTACCATAAGTATTAATCATATCTGAATTATTTTTCATTTTGCATTTTTCTTTCAATTTAAGTTCTGCGAGTTTATCTGATTTTCTATCATTATAGTTTATAACATTTGCTATAGTATTTAAAACTGCTGGAGAATTAACGTCCAATTCATTTCCGAATAGCTCTTTGTAAGTCTCAAACTCTTTAGAATATTTAGTATTTTTCATAGTAGCCTCCTTATTAATTATCATGTAGTAATATTTTACAATCTGTAACTTTTATAAAAAGTAAAATTACTATATAGTATTGTTATACCAGTAACATAGGATAGTTAAACATGTATATTTTATTTTTTATAAAAAAAATTTACTAGGTAGTAATAAAACTGTTATTCGTTACAATCTGTAACAAATAAAATTATTTGTAAATAAGTGTTTTATTGAAAGTATTCCTAGCTTTAGGTATAGAAATATAAAATAATACCATTACAATCTATGAAGACTTTTAAATAAGTTTTCAAGAGCTACTTGATAAAATCATAAAAATTCGTTCTTTTATCTTGTACTACTTTTTAGTTAAAATGGTTGCGATTGAGCAACCAGATTTAATCTGAAAACCAACATAAGGTACCTAATGTAGAAAAGGAATCATTGCAATTTATTCTGCATAAACACATCAGGGTAATTGCCCTTCCAGGTTGGCTAGTGTTTGCTTCGCTGCACATATCCAACATTCCAGTTCAATTACCCTGATGAAAAAAATTTATTCTCTTTCTTTTTTAAGTAGAAGGGATTAATTAGTCTCTATCTTTTTCAATTTTTCGCACCAAAATTCCCTCTTCAGTAAACTGAACACTAATATATGGATCATCCTCAGTAATTCCTTGTGCCTTAAGCCAGCTATATGGAATACTTATCTTTGTGCTTATAGATCCTGAACCTCCTTTTGGAAAAATAACTTTTCTAGTAACTGGTTCCTCAGTATCTATTTTCCCACTTCCTTTAGGTCTACCCACATTTAACACCTACTTTCCAATATTCATTGTCTGTGCCCTTTCCTATACAACCAATTTCAGTATATTCTTTACCATCAATTAACACTGTGTTGTATGCTGATGCTATAGTACTACGCACATAAGTTTTACTTTTGTGTGCATAGATAGCAGCTTTCTTCTTTCTACCTTGTCCATCATAAATTACTGTAGCATTTCTTACTTTTTGCACTATTCCCACTTCCCTTTTTTGTAGTCTATTACTATAAGTTTCCCTGCGTTTTCTATTGCAGCCTTTCCCCACTTAGTATCTTCTTGAATAGATACTCTTACATGCTCACAATTATTTTCATGTAAATATTCTATATATTTACTTAATGCGCTAGGCTTATGTGAATCATACTGTTCTATTAGATCATGAACTAACTCTAGTTTTCCTTGTTGTCTATAAAAATCATTTCCTTCGCATCCACTAAAATCCTCTAGATGTTCCTCAAGTTTCTTTAATTCATTAACATGGATTACACCATCATAATTTACATGTGTACCAAAATCTTTCATTACTTATCCTCCTTTGACAGTTCATATATAGAATATCCCCAAGCAAGTTCATCATTTAATACGCTTAAAACTATATAATATGTTACTCTATTTTTCCATATATTTTTGTAAACTCCATATTTTTCAGCGTTATTAATTAGTACAGCTGTGTCTCCTAGATTAAAGTTACCTGAAATTCCTATTTCCTCTTTCAATAGTTCTAGTGCTTCCTCTGACTCCATTACCTTATTAATTTTAGTTTCTGTTAATACTTTTATTTTTTCCATATAAAATACCTCCCTATGTATACTAAATTTTATGCAGTGCTTATGGTGCACTGCAACCTAATTAATGTGCATATACCAAAGTTCTTAGGTGTAACTTCTGTACATTGTATCCACCTGCAAGTATAGTAGAAATATTTACAGATCCTTTATCTCCTTTAAATGATCCATCAAAACCTCTGTTTCCATTTGTTCTTAAGTGTGCTACAGATTCTACATTTCCAATATTATCTTTTAATATAAACATAAGCTCTTTATACATGCAATCGTACATTTCATTGATTTGCTTTAAAGTTAATTTTATTGTTACAGACTTTCCTTTTGGACCAGCTACTAGTATTTCTCCACCTAACTTTATGAATTCTTGTTTGTTTTTATCTATTGCATCTAGTAAAACTTTAAGGTTTGGTTCATTATCTTTACAATACTTTTTAAACATTGCTTCATCTAGTCCTTCTTTTTCCTTCTGTTCTAATATAGGTTTTAGAAGCGCTAAGTCTGCTAGATCATCTCTTATGTCCTTTGTTCTGTCTTTAATTTTATTTCCTAATGCATATAATCTTTCACCATAATATTTATCATTTTCACTAAGTGATTTTAAATCTTCTATAGCTTTAGCTAAGTCTTCCTTGATATTTTCTAGCACCCTTTCTCTTTCTGATATATATCCTCTTAATTCTCCTAATGTTTTGCTTCCCCAGTATTTTTTAAATTCAGTCTTTGTCATAGTTATTTCTCACCTCTCTACTTTAATTTGTAGTTTTAAGGTGAAACTACAAAACCTATTTAGTTAACCTATTAGAGAATCCAGTGTATTTCTCTGATTTGCATACTTTTTAATTACTTCCACATATTTCCATTCAGCTTTATAGTTATAACAGCCTCTATCAGAAGTTACACTATCTAGAGCACCTTGTAGCTCTTCAAGTTGAGTTAGTACTTTGTCCTCTACCTCTTTATATTCTTCATACTTACCTTCCATAAACAAGTCATATAACTCAACTTCCTTTTTATACATGAGCTTTTCCCTCATTCTCTCTGCTTGTGCTATAACGTCATGCTTAATGTAGTATAGTTTAGCTTTCATATTCTCTATCTCCTTTCCCATTCCGTTCCCTTTGATGATTTTATTATATACCGTATCGGCATATTTGTAAATACCTTTTTAGAAGATATTTCAATTAATTTTAAAGTACTAAATAGAGCGTACACGCTCTTGAAACTATAAAGGATAAATTACACCTTAAACTAATTTCAAGAGCGTGTACGCTCTGTCTGGTTATCTGTATTCAATATACAGCCTATAATTATTAACTATTTTATTTAATAACTAGTTCCCTTCCACACTTAGGACACACTTTTACAGGATATATAAGTCTAACTCCCTTTCCTTTATCATCTATAGTATTACTTAGCTCAATAAACACTGTTCTTTGTTTCATTGTACCTTCTTTATCAAACCATAGCGTAGCTTCAATAGCCTGTTCGCCCTCCCATATATTGACCTTATCCGTTTTTCCTAATGACACTCCATTAGACTTATACTTCTTCATTCTTTCCTTTGCAGTATCTAAATCACAACATAAATTACACATATTATTTTCCTTTCTATTTATTCTAAATATTCTTTTAGTAGATCCTTTATCTTATCTAAATTTTCTTTACTTACATTTTCCCATTTATCAAATTTTCTAAGCTTTGTACATAAACTGTTATACTGTTGTTCACGATTATACTGGTCTATATCAAGTATTAAGAATGAAGAAAAGCCAACTCCCTCATGTTCACGTAAATTTTCTATTTCAAATCTAGCTCTACTACCATCTACTGTTACATATTTTCTTCCAACTAAAGTAACTATAGTTTCGGTAATTCCACCTCTATATCTCCATAACCAAATTTTTTGGCCCTTTTTAATAGTATTTTTCAATATGTTCAACTCCTTATAAATAAACTAATACAAAACTTATTGCCGCTAAAATTAGAGCAAATACTAAATTATACCTAGCATCTCTGTCTTTAATTAGCATAGTTACATTATCAACTATACTTATTAGTGGTAATACTAGTATAGAAAGTACAAATACTAAGCCTTTATACTTGAAAATTCCACCTTCTCTTTTTAAGTACCTTTTATACTGGTCCTCAAAAGAATCAATTTCATGTCTAATATACAAATTTGATACCAGTAAATACATCATCATCAATATTGTTATAATCAAATACTTAATGTTAATCACCTTCTTACTTTACTACTAACCTTTATTTAATTTCTGATTATTTAGCTTATTTTCAAACATTTCTATGAAATGTCTTTGGCTATCTCCACCAGCAACTAAAAATAAACCATTGTTCTCATACATCATATAAAGCTTTTGACCAGTTATTTTATTTGTTAATGCGTATTCTTTTCCATCTTTGCTAACACTATAGAGTTCTTCTGTATACCTTCCATTATTAGCAAAACATTTCTTGCCTTGATAGGTTTTTACATCTATTAATTTAATTTCATATCCCTGTCCTTCAAGAAACTTCTTAATTTTATTCATGTATTCACCTTCTCACTAATTACTCGAGTGTAAATGCTTCTTTTTATACTTCAAAAATGCATTAAATACTTCAGGGCCAAGTTCTTCAAACATTAACTTTAAGCTGCAATGATAGTAGCTAGTAAATAATCCACTATACTTTGTATAGAGAATATCCATGCCTCTTATATTTTTAAATATATCTTCTTCACATTTTCTAGGAAAAGAGTTTAAAAATACTGTTATTGCAAAAACTCTATTTTCCTTTACTTTCCAAAACCCATTAGGTACAGCTCTTCTTTTTCTTAGTGTTAGTTCATTAATAATTTTTAGTGCTTCTTCTTCCATTCTAATTCTCCTTTGACATGTTCATTAAAACAAGTATTAATTGTCTTTCATCAGCTATTACTTCTTCTTTTACACCTTTTTCTGATTTATCTGCTTTTTCCTGTAGAAATTTTGTAGGTTTACTTTCCTTTCCAAAAAATAGAGAGCTTAGTGCTATCCAATTTTCTAGTGTGCTATCTTGTCCTGTAGATAATTTTACCACTTTATATTCCCCCTTATATTAAACTCCAGATAACTCCAGTATTTTTAAGTTGTTCTAAGTAATCGTAGAATCCAATATCAAGCTTATTTCTTGAAATTGTAATTATAGCTACTTCAATTAAACTTATAGCTTGAGCTTCTGTTAGGTCTATTCCAGTTACAACAGACATTCTATCTATTTCTTCTTTAGTTGGAGTATACAATATATCACAGATATCTTCATTTAACATTTCAGAACATTTTACATTTAATGTTAATGCAACAACTTTCTTTAGATCCTTGTGTTCCTCAATCTCAATATTTGTTAAATCTGTATATTCAGTGATTTCTTTAATAGACTTTTGAAGTAAACTTCTCTTAAATTCATAGTAGTCAGGGTATGATGTAGGAGAAAATCCTAGTCTTTCCTTAAGTTCCTCTAATTTAAATTTTCTTCCTCCTTGTGCTACGCTATCTTTTAGTAGCTCATATAGCCTGAAAGAAGGTGTTTTCTTAAATTTTAGTACAGCATTATATCTGTATTTTCCATAAAGTTCCTTTAGTGCTAGTAAGTCTACTATAATATCTGGATTAAACATTATATCTATACATCTTTCCTTAGTGTTGTATTTAAATGCACCTATTCTAGTCTCTTTATATAATCCATTATCTTGAAGTTTCAGTATCTCCTTAGAATCTAATGTACCTGCTGCATCCTTTAAAAGAATATAGAGGTTATTGCTGTTAACATTATATTGATTTTTAAAATCAAGTACAGAGACTTTTACTACATCAAAATTGTGTTCTTTGTATGCATTCCTAATTTCAGACGTTTTTATATTTAATTTCATGTAGATAGGTCTGAGTCTACTACATGCTAAATAAATAATTCTTTGCTCAGTAAGTGATAAGCTATAATTGCTGTCTATAAGAGTATTTATTCTATTCATATATCTCACTCCAATTTCTTAATAGGTTATTTCATAATTAAATATTAATACTTTATATTAACATTGTCAATACCAAAATTGCACGTAACTAATTCAAATTATATTTCTATGTGGAATAATAAATAATAATTCTAATTTTTTTAACTTATGCAATTATAGGGAGGTGATTTTATTATGAGAAAAATTACCAACGTAATAATCGCTGGTACAAGAACATTTACAGACTACAAATTAGTATGCACTGTTATGAATGTTATTAGACAGAAGTATGGAGATATACAAATAATTGTAGGTGGTTGCAAGGGTGCAGATAAATGTGGAGAACTTTATGCTATAGAAAATAAGATTCCTTACAAAGTTTATAATGCAGAATGGAAGAAATACGGAAAAAGAGCTGGACCACTTAGGAATGAAAAAATGAGTAAAGTAGGAAATGTTTTAGTCTTATTCTGGGATTACGAATCAAGTGGATCAGAAGACATGTTGCATTTAGCTGTTAGAGAAGAATTGGATCTATATGTAATGCTTTATAGAACTAATGAATTTTATGCAGGAAAGAATGTTATAGACAAAGTTTATAATAATATACTTCCATTTTAGAAAGGTATGATCGTACGTGTATAATAAAAATATTTTTAGTGACAACGAATGCTCTGTATCTGTGAATGGAGAGTATATAGGTAAGGCTACATTAAAAAGTTCTAAGATAAATAATGAGTCAGCTTCAGATGATGATAAAGAAAATAAAATACAAAAAAGATGTGTTGGCTGTGCTTATCCAGCAAGTATTAAATTAACAGATATGCTAATAGATCAGTTATCTGTGCCTAGTTATACTGAGAAACTAGCAGAAGTTAAGAATACCCTTAGGGTACTTACTGGTAAAGACTTTGAGATCTATTACACTAACTTAGGTAAAATATTGCAGGAAATCACTAATTATGCTCATGAGCATAATCAAATTCCTAAAAATGAAATACTAGTAGCAGGTTTATGTGATAGTCCTGATGATTCTAATAATATAATATTTTTTGGAAGAATGAACATGGATATCTTTAATGGTGTTGATATTTCAGGTAGTGATCCTCAATTTAGAGTTATTTCTAGAATGCATAGTGCTTTAGGAGCTACTGAGTATTCTCCATTTAAAGGATCTTTTTCTATAGAATTTAAAAATACTGTAGACACCATAGAAGATTTGATAAAGGAGACAATAATAGGTTCAGACTGTATTTCGTCATTTAAGGGAAACAAGCTAGACAACTCTGAGAAACGTGGTAAAAAAGGAAAAAAGATTAGGAACTGGGAAAAGAAGTGCTTTTGGCAGAAAGGGAGATAACAATGGAAATAGGATTTTTAGGAGATATACATTTTGCAGAATATAAAGACTTTAGTACAGATGTACTTGTGGAATGGGATTCTGTTAACTTAAAATATATAAAATCAGATATTGGTAAAAAAATGAACTCAAGGCTTCTCGATATTGCTAACGCAATGATAGAAGCTAGAGATTACTTTATTGCTAATGAAATTAAATTAGTTATTATAACTGGTGATATTTCTCATAATAGAGGTGCGGTACCTACTATTGTTCAGAATGTAGAGTACAACATACTTGAGAGCTATAAGCATTCTGGAATTGAAGTTATAATTAATCCTGGTAATCATGACCAGGTATCAAATGAGGATTTTCCAGAAAATAGCTTAACTCCATTTAGAAATATTGCAACAATTATTGAGAAGCCTACAATACTGCTTAGAAATAACATTAATATTCTATTTGTTCCATTTTCAGCTAATAAAAGTATAGTAATGGATGCTATCAACGATTTTAATCCAAAATCTACTTTTGATTCAAATATTATAGTAGCTCATTTAGGTGTTTCTGGAGGTTTTACCGGAAAAAATTCATATGTACTAACAGATCAATATGAACCTGAGGAACTAAGATACTTAGATGAAGACATTGATTTGATAGCTTTAGGCCATTATCATAAGCCTCAGTTAGTTGAGGGAACTTTGAATAAAGTAATATATACTGGTTCCCCTGTTCCAGTTAGCTTCAATGAAGAGGGAGAAGAACATGGATTATGGATATTTGATACAAGTACTAAAGCAATGTATATGCATCCTCTTAAGTCTCCAAAGTTTATTACTCTAAATAAGGAAAACTATTCTGACTTTTCTACTGAGGATTTGAAAGGAAACTTTGTTAGGATTGTAGGTAACTTAGAAGAAGTTGCAGACATTAATGCAGCAGTTACTATAGATCCTGAAGATAAGAATATAGAAAATAATATGATTAGGATAGAGACTCAAAAGGAATATGAAGCTGAACATAGAAGTGATATAAATCCTGAAATGAGTTATGCAGAATCTGTATTTAAATATGCTGAGGAAAATGATTTTACTGAGGAACAAGTAGCAACTGGAATTGAAATATTAAATTCTGTCTTAGAAAACTATAATTAAAATAAGTAAAACTGTGGATAAGTCCAATGTTAGGACCAGTTATCCACAGTTTTTTTAATAAAATTTAGAAAAACATTAAAATTATTCTTGAAAATTATTTAGTTTGAATGTAATATATAATTAAAAGTTGTACAAGAATACTTAATAAAATAATATGTTTATTTTAAAATATAAAAAAGTCTATAAAAAAAAAGTAATAAGAATTTGTTAGTTTTGGCCGACTGCTCATTCTTATTACTTCCAAGGAGATTTGCCAATCTCTTTATTAACTATACCCTTATTATAGAGTATAAAAGTATGTTTGTAAAGAGTTTTAATAATAAATCCTCCTTATTCCTAAATTTTTTTATGGATTTAAAGGAGGATTTTTCATGCCAATTTATAAGCCACAATTTGAAGACAAGTTAAACGAGTATCAATTTAATAAATTAAATTTAATTGATAACCTAGATCTTAGAGGTAGCTTAATATCTATTCTGTCATATATGATGATAATTAATGATCGTAAAAATGACCAGTATAATGAACATCAACTAGACTTCCTTAAAAAAAATTCTAATGAATTAAAAATATCCTTTAGCGAATTTAGAAAGCTATACGTTAAAAATCATAAAAAACTAAGCCTGACTACAGTAAAGGAAAGAATCTATAAACTATCTGAACTAGGTTTACTAAAGATATCTAAAGTTAATAACATTAATAGCTACACATTTATTACTGAAAAGTCTGAAATTCCGACTACTAAAAATTGCACTGCATCCACTGAAAATACTAGATTAGAGCTAAATGAAGATTTCTGTTCATTTGTGGATAATATTAATAAAGACTTAGACTCTAATAATCCTGAAGGATTTGATTACGAAAATTATATTGATTCTGAGCAAAAGGTTAGTGACTGGGATCTAGTATGCAAAAAGACACAGGATATCTTTAAGATGCTTAAGGTTAAAAATGCGTGGATAAAAGAAACAGTCATAGCAAAATTATCTAAATACTACTCAAACGTGACATTTAAGCACTTAGATAAATATATATGTACCATGATAACCAATGCCAGACAGCAATATTATAATAACTATAACAAACTTGTTAAGAATGCAGTTGCAGCTCCCCCACTTAATTTTGTTAATTTTGAGCCTAGAAATTATGATTACGATGCACTTGAAGAGCGCTTATTAGGCTGGAGTTCGGATAAAGACCTTGTGTTGCCTATAAAATAAAATACTTAATAAAAGTTATGTAAACTAAACTATTGTTATGGACAGATTGTGGATGCTTCTAATTTGTTCTATAAATTAGTCTCTATGTGGAGATTCTTGAATTAATTATCGTGCAACACTCTTTTTTAATATTAAAGGAGGCTTACGTATGAAATTTAAGAACTTAGTTGCTGAAAACTTTTTGTCAATTTTAAATTTAGATATAAACCTTGATAACCAGGGACTTACCCTTATTCAAGGCGATAATCAAGATGATAATAACTTTGAATCCAACGGTGCAGGTAAAACTACTTTTATGGATTCAATTTCGTGGGTGCTTTATGGAAAAACCTTAAAAGGTTTAAAGGCTGATGAAGTACTGCACAATAAAGTTAAAAAAAATTGTATGGTATCATTGGAGATAGAAGACGATAATGGAGATAATTACAAGGTTGTTAGAGGCAGAAAACATAAAGAATATAAAAATAGTGTGCTTATTTTTAAAAATGAAACTAATATTACTGGAAAAAGTGATAAGGATACTAATGACTTTATAGAAAGTTTGCTTCAAATGTCCTATGATGTTTTTGTTGCCACAATACTGTACAGCAGCAATTCATTCAAGTTTACATCTGCTACAGATTCAGAAATGAAAAAATCATTAGATAACATGCTCAATATGGAATTTTGGAATCTATGCTTAGATGAAACTAAAAGGCGCATAGATGAAGTGAAGAAAGAAATAAAGGATATTGAAGTTTCCATAGACAAAGGTATTTTGAATCAGAATAACTTGATGGAGCAAAAGAAGTTATTAACTGGTAAGTCTATAGAGGCTAAGACTGCTGGTATCAAAAAGAAGCAGGAGCTTACAGACAGATTAGAAACTGCAAAAAAGGAGCTTAAAGGCCTAAAAGATAGCTCTGAAGACGAAACTGTTATTAGAAAAATGATTGATGTAGCTACTAAAAAAATATCTGAAATTACTAAAAAGCTTGATGAATTTGATGATGTATTTGATGATATAAATAAAAATAAGGCTATGATTTCAGAAATAGAAGGACTAATAAAAATAAATACTAATGCTATAAATGACTTAACAACTAAGGCTGATGCTATATTAAAAAAATTAGATGATAAAAAAGCTTTGATAGGCACAGAGTGCCCTGTTTGTGGTTCAGAAATTACTGAGAAGTCACTAGAGGGTGCAACGAAAGAAATGCTTATGGAGCTTCAAAGTATAATACAGGAGCGAAAAACAAAAAAGGCCTCAAAAGAAAAGCATGAAAAGCAAGCAGAATTTTTCAAAGAAAAGGTCAAAGAACTTCAAACTAAATATGAGCAAAGAAAGCCTTTAACTGATGAAAAATCTAGCTATGAACAAGTATTAGCAAATAATAAGGCCAAATTAACTCAAAATTCTAAATTAAAAGAACTCTATGAAAAATCCAAGAAGCAGTATACTTCTTTAATAGCTACTCTAGAAAAGGATATTGAAAATATTGAGAGTCCTAAAGAAGATACTTATGCTCCTGAGATTGATAATATATCTGTTAAGATTGAGAATTGTCTTAAGGAGCTTCAGGAATCAAGAATACTTCTGGAGGAAAAAAATAAAAAGCTCTCAAATTTAGAAGTTTGGTTAGATCCTTATTCAAATAAAGGAATAAAAAGTAGGCTTTTAGATAGTGTAACACCTTTCTTAAATAAGCAATCTAATTACTATTTAGGAAAGTTGACTTCAGGATCTATAGAAGTTGAGTTTAAAACACAGGATACAAATAAATCAGGAAATACCCATGATAAGCTTACTTTAAATATTACTAATAAAAATGGTGGAGATAAATATATATCTAATTCAGATGGAGAAAGAAGAAGAATTGATATATCTGTTAACTTAGCTCTCCAGGACCTTATTAGTAATAGAAGTACAAAGAGAATAAACGTTGCATTCTATGACGAATGCTTTGATTCCTTAGATGGTGTAGGTTCTGAAAGAGTTATAGAAATTCTTAATGAAAATAAAAATAATAAGTCTTCTATTTTTGTAACTACGCATAAGGATGACTTAAAAGCATTTTTTGATAAATCTATTACTATGGTAAAAAAGAATGGATTTACAACCTTAAAAGAAAATTAATGAGAGCGAGGAAGAATAAATGGAAAATAAAAAAGAACAACCTAAAGAAGTAAAGGAACCTTGTACACCAGCTAGAGATACTAGGGATGCAGACTTAAAGAAAATTGAGAAGTTGGAGCGAATAGATATATGAATGAAACAGAAACTGAGAAGAATTGTTATAACTGTGATTATGCTAGAAAATCAGGTGCTAAAGACATGGTAGCTTGTGGTTTCTTCTTTCTAGAACATAGAATGGATTATGAAAAGACTATGAAGGAGCTAAGTTTAGAAAATATATATACTGGCTGGGGTTATATGCATAAAGCAGTTGATGATATCAGAACTGGAGACGAAGTACCTTTAGGAGCAGGTATTATGACCAATAACGTGGTAGTATTTGATAAAAATTTTTGTTGTAATCATCATAAGTATAGGAAGGATAAAGTATGAGTAAAAGTATAAGAGAATTATCAGAATTAGCTGCTTCATGGTGGGGAGAAACAGTGTGTAAGCCTGCATTTAATAATGGTGATAATAGCTTAGATGGTGCAGTTACTCAGCTTTTAGCACATTTAGGTACCAAACAAATAGACTCTGATACTAAAGAAAAGTTTATAGCTGAATTAACAAATGAAATAGAACTAAAGTTAGCTAGTGCTAAAGGGAATATAATAGTGAGTGTAGATTATGGTCCAGATAAAATTCTTTCTGATGCTGCTACCAGTGTACACATGACTAAACTTAACTTTCCTTTGAAAACTACTATGTGGATAAACATGAATAGTATAATAGTAAGTTCTGGTTATAGGGCACCAATAAAAGAACTATATGCTAATAAAGCATACTGGAGAGATAAAATAAGCTCTGCTGAAGAATCTATTGAGTCATATGAAAATGGAACCTATACATGTGATTGGATTGAGGATGAAGAAGAGAGAAAGAAACAAGTAGCAGAAGATATTAAATTCTACAGAGAAAATCTTGAACTCTGTAAAAAATCAATGGAAAAGGCAGAGGATTAATATGAAAACTGTAGTTACATTACCTGAAATAAATAAAAGAATAAGTAAATGCAATCAGAGAATAAATGCATTACAAGCAGCTATTTCAAGATTAAGTCCAGATAGAGACTATGTTCAGGAAAGAAAAGTCCTGGAAATTATGAAACAAGAGTATACTAAAGAACTGGATAATTATAATGCTTGTATTAAAAGTATTGAAATAGAAATAGACGTATAAAAAATGGAGGTAAGACATGAACAGATACAAACAATTTACACATACTGACTTTGATGGAGTTAGTTGCGCTATACTATCTCAGATTGCTTTTGATTCTGTAGAAGTAGAATACTGTGATTATGATAACGTAAATGAAAAAATACAGAAGTTTATAGAAAGTAAAGATTATTTAAATTACAGTAGGATCTATATTACAGATATTTCAATAAATAAAGAACTTGCTGAAGTTATTAACAATTTAAAAGATGAAATAAATATTAAGCTTATAGATCATCATGAAACAGCGTTATACCTAAATAAGTATGACTGGTGTACAGTAACTACTTCTAATGACAGAGGACCTACATGTGGTACAACTTTATTTTATGATTACTTAATTAATTTAAAAAATACTATGCTAGACAATGACTGGATAAGGGACTTTGTAGAAACTGTAAGACAATACGACACCTGGGAATGGAAAAATGTTTATCATAACGACAAGCCTAAGTTGTGGAATAATTTATTGTATCTCTATGGAAGAGATTTATTTATAGATCATATCTGTGGAATGCTTATATATTGTAAAACATTTGCTTTTACAGATACTGATAACTTATTGCTTAAGCTTGAAGAAAAGAAAAAGGAAGAATATTTTAAGAAAAAGTCTGAAGAAATGGATGCAAACTATTATTTGCTAGGCTATCATGTAGGTGTAGTATTTGCAGAACAATACATTTCTGAATTAGGAAACTTCTTAGCTGAAGGAAATAAGCAACTTGATTTTATAGTCATTATTAGTGGAAAAACAATAAGTTATAGAACTATTAAAAAAGATATTAATTTAGGTAAAATAGCAGAAAAATTTGGTGGTGGTGGACACCCTGCATCAGCAGGTAGCCAGATTTCTTTAGATAAACAAGTTAAATACTGCTCTATCCTTTTTGAATAATATTAATAAAATAAGATTCTCTAAGTGGACTAGTCTAAAATAATTTAGGCTAGTTTTTCTTTTATATTTATATAGGGACTAAAAAGGAGTGAGAATTAATATGTTAATAGATATTCTTGCACAAGGTTTAGGAGAACCTGTATATACAAATAGAGAATCTGAATACAGATTTGATTGTCCTCATTGTGGCGAAACTAAGCATAGGCTTTATGTATCTACTTCTAAGGGACTTTATAACTGTTATAACTGTGGTGAGTTTAGTGGTCCTATAGTTGGACTTATAGCATATATACAAGGAATTAGTTATAAAGAAGCCTTTGAGTTATATAAGGAATATGCTAATGTTTATACATTATCCGGTGACATTAGAGAAGCTATTTTAGAAAAATTAAAAGTATTTGATATAGATAAATACATGCTTAAATCACCTATTCCACTACCTGAAACTTTTACGCTACTAGATAAAAGTGATTCTAGAGAGGCTAAGAGAATACGCAAAGTGCTTCATTCAAGGCTTGTTACAGATTCACAAATAACCAGACATAAATTTGGATATTGTTTCGATGGGGAATATTCAGAAAGAGCTGTACTTCCTATCTATGAACAAAAAGAGCTTCAATTTTGGGTTGCTAGAGCAACTACGAAAACTGCTTATAAGAAAGAAATGAGTCCAACCAATGAAGAATATCAAATCTCTAAGTCAGAAGTAATATTTAATTTAGATTATGCAGCAAAAAACTTTGGAGCTATAGTAATTTGTGAAGGAATATATGATGCAGTTTCCTATGGAGACATAGGTGTTGCTACTTTAGGAAAAATTTTATCAGAAGCTCAAGTTGAAAAAATACTTAAGTATAAAAACAAATTAGTAAACGGTGTTTACATGTCTTATGATGAAGATGCAATAAAATACAATCTGAGAGCAGCTGAGGAACTAAGCAAATATTTAGATGTGCACATGATAAACGTTAAAGATGATCCTAATGAAATGGGTAGACTAGGATGCTTAGAGGCTTTTAAAAAGGCAGAAGCATTTGACTTTAGCTATAAATTAAAGATGAAACTAAAAGGGTACTAGAAAGGAATTTGCAAAATGGAATACACAGAGAGAGATATGAGTGAATTTGTAATAGATACAATTAATATTAATAAGCAACCATTAAAATTTTTAGAATTAAATACTACTACTACATTACAGCTATTAACAAAAGGATATAACGTTGTTGTAAAGGAAGATAAACATTCTTTATGTTCACTATTTTATTCAGTAGTATTTCCACCCAAAAGCAATTTTATAAAGAATGTTACAAGAAAATTTAAGAAAGGTAAGTTGCGTAATGTTTAGTTTTAAAATGAATATGGATCTAGTAAATCTATATGCAGAAGGAATAAAAATAGACTCTGGTGACACATTGAAAATTGAGTATATGTCAGCTGATGGAAAGTCTATTGAAAAGGAAGAACTAGCAATAATAGAGACTATAGAACATTATAATGGAGATTTATTTCTTCTAACCTTTAAAGATAAGCAGGGAAGCTTTTCTTTTAGTTTAAATCAGTTAGTACATTTTAAGTATTATGAAAATATTAATAGATTTGATGTAAATAAAACTTATATTTTTGATAAAGAAATAGCTCTAAAACATGATAAACATCTGAAAAAGAATTATGAATCAGGAAATTCTAAATACTGGGTTGACTACTGTGATGGAAAGCAAGTTACGGATACAAATGAACATGGTGGATTTATTAATGGTGAAGTTAATATGTATACCATAGATCCTACATGGTGTAGAAGTATTGATAAGTAATACGTAGAAAGGATGAAATAAGTGGAATTAAAAGAATTTGTTGAAAAGTATATCTGTAAAAATACTATTATCAGACTTTGGAAACCAATAAAAGGTGGACATGAGATGTTGCACCAAAAGAATGATAAAGAAGTGTGTATGGAGTGGGAATTACTCAAAAATGAAGTTTGGCAATCTAAGTACAATGAAAATAAAGTTGTAGGAATTACTGATATAATTACTGATACTTACAGAGAAGCAGTAAATATTGTTATAGATATTTAATTTACAACACTAAATTTAGTATAGCGAAGATAAGGAGTAATTCATGGATAAATTTGATTTATGGTATAACAGAATTATTTTTATGATTTTTGGATTTGCGTTAGGTTTAGCTGTTGCATTTTCAGGAGTTACTAAAGGATGGTGATAATAAATGAATTTTAATTCACGTTTTAAGCTTGAATTTGATATAAAAACCAATAGTGATAATATGGCAGATATACTTAAAGTTATTGTAGATACTATAGGGAAAGAAACAAATGAAATGAAAAAATATATAGAGCTTGAAATAACCCCAACCATAACAAAAATTGATGTGTAATTCACAATACTAAAATAAACAAAAATTAAGGAGGAAAATTTATGGAAATAGAAAGAAAGTGGCTATTTAACATCAAAGAAGTACCTATAGGACTATCTAGTACATTAACTCATTATAAGCAAGGGTACATTTCAGTTGAACCAGAAGTAAGAATAAGAAGTAAGTCTGTAGAAAGTGCAATTCATGATAAATGTACTAGCGAGTCTTATGCTCTATGCATAAAAGGAAATGGGTCATTAACAAGGCAGGAAATACCAAAGAGCATTACAAAAGATGAATTTGAAGCATTAAAGGAAATTGGAAATATAAATGATGATATGTTTATTAGAAAACACTATTATACTATACCTATTGGAAATTATGAATTAACCGTTGGAGTTGTTGATAAAGGAAGTTCCTCTGAGTTTTGTTATGGAGAAATAGAATTTGAGTCAGAAACTGAAGCTTTACAATTCCAACCTCCTTTTTGGTTTGGAAAAGAAATAACTAATGATCCTGATTATAAAATGAAAAATTATTGGAAACGAACTAGATTAAATATAAATACAATAAATAAATTTGAAATAAAATGCAAATGCTGCAATAAAAAACCAGATGAAATAAGTGAATATACAGATATGGTTAAAGCTGGAGACTACAAAACAGCTGAAGAAGCTGTAAAATGTGAAGAAGGTACCTACAATCCTAAGACAGGAGCGTTTTATTGTACGTCATGCTATATAAAAGTTGGAATGCCTCTAGGTAAGGCTTAAGGAGATACTATGAAGGAATGTAGTGATAAAGAAAGTTGGATAGAAAAATTTAGAAAGACTATGGCTTCTGAACCTTTAATGTTACCAATACCTTCTACTATTGATATTGAACCAGATAAAGAACTTGAAGAAATAAGAAGTATACTTGCAGATTTAATAGGAAGATCCAAAGATTACGATGATTCTATGAAGTTACTTAAAGTTTATGACTACGTAAATAAAGTAGCTTCTAAGGGATTCATTAACCTTAAGATATCTCATAAAGAAGAATAATAAATGTTTGAAAGGAGAAATTCATTGTATGAAGGCAAATAAAAAAACCTTAAAAGCAGTTAAGAACTTTCTGCAAAATAGGGAAGGCTGGGATCTAGATGAAGTAAAGGATGATATAGTAGCAGAATTACAATTATTAAAATCTAAAGAAATGAAAGATGCATCATTAGCTACAGATGAATGCAGTATTAACTGGGGAGAAGAGGAAGTATGTGTATTATGCAACTTTATAGATGCTTACACAGACAAATTATTAGAAAAGATGTGTAACGTGTTAGATTCATTTGTTGGTGAAGATATATCTTGTTATTTAGAAGAGGATGAAGAGTGATAGCATGAAAGATAAGAAAAAGCTAGTAGATTTTGTTGTAGATGCTCTTATCATATTGGGACTAACTTCTCTAGTTGTAATGGGATGGTATTTTTTAGAAATGCTTATGCTAGGTGATATAAATCCTAACTCAGTAGATAGTATTATTGCATTAATATTAATAATTTCATTGTATGCAAATCTAGAACATTGGATTAAGAAATATTAATGTAGTTATAAATATATAAATTTAGAAAGAAGGAATAATAATGAAAGAAGAAAAAGTAGAATATTTAGGAGAAGGATCAGCTCTTTGTACTGGAGTAATGTTATTTGATATGACTGTAAAAGTAAAAAAATTGGTGGATAACGCAGTAATTCCTAATTATGCGCATGATGGAGATGCTGGATTAGACTTATATGCCGTAGGAAGTTATACTCTAGCTCCAGGAGAAAGAGTTTTAGTAAAGACTGGTATAGCAATAGAGTTACCTGTACATGCTGAAGCTCAAATAAGGCCAAGAAGTGGCCTAGCACTTAAGCATGGGATAACTGTACTAAATGCTCCTGGAACTGTAGATGCAGGTTATAGAGGTGAAGTTGGAGTAATATTAATTAATCATGGAAATGAAACATTTAATATTGCTGAAGGAGATAAAATTGCTCAAATGGTTGTAAAGCCAGTGTATAAAATAAATATGGAAGTTGTAGATGAATTAATTTCTGCTGAGAGAGCTGAAAAAGGATTTGGATCATCAGGAAATAAATAGAAAAGAGGAATGCAGCATGGATGCAACAAAAAATATGATTAATAATCAAAAGAAACACCAAATACCTGAGAAAAGTAAAGAACAGATGGAACAAGAAGCTTTTATGAATAGTCCTATTACACGACAAGAAACAATGGAATACGTACAACAGACTGTAGCAAGTGTAACAATATCTTTTAACACTATATTTAGCATATTTCAAAAGACTTTAATAACTAAGGGCCTTGTGACTTTAGAAGACCTTGAAAAAGTAAGTGAAGAAGTATTAAAAAAACAAGGAATTATACAGGATGAAGCAAAGGATGACACTGAACCTGAAAAATCAGATATAACTGAAGACTCACCTAAGCCTAGTAAGGATAATCATAAAAAGCATAAATAAAGTATAAAAGAGCGATATTACTCGCTCTTTTTGTTTATAACTTTGTTGCATGTCCTTTGGTATCAAAATGATAACCATAAATATCTGTGCCTACTATTAATTCACCTGTAGAATAAGTTAGATAATCATACCCCTCTACACTAAACCATCCAGTAACCATTGAACCATCTGGATTAAAATAGTACCAATTATTGTTTATAAATTGCCAGCCGGTCTTCATAGATCCATCATTAGAATCTCCAAGATAATACCATTTACTATCTTTAAGTAACCATCCTGACTTCATTGAACCATCACCAGAGTCACCTAGATAATACCAGCTATTACCATATTTTTTCCAATCATAAAGCATCCATCCATCTTTATCAAAGAAGTACCATTTTTCATTTATAAACTCCCATCCATTGGAAGTATAACTTCCATCATCGTGTTTATACCACCATCTGTTATCTTTGATAATCCATTGTCCTGGTTTAATAGTATACTTAAGTGCAACACCCTCAGTAAATACATTAACATCACATTTGTCAGATACACCATTTACTATACCAGTTTCAGTATATTGATGACCTACTCTATTTGTGAAAAAATTTGATGGTAGATTCCAAGGATCATTGTTATAGTTAGCCTCCCATAAAGGAATATCCTTAATCATATCATAAGCATCATATATTAAATCAATGAAACTTGTATAAGAGTAAATTCCTAGAGTTAAAGGACTTAACTTTCTAAATTCTATTATAAATCTTTCTAGGTAATTAGGAAGTCCATCAAAAGATGTTTCAACATCTACCATAGGGATTAGATCCCACTCGTAATCTTTTATCATTGAATAAAAATTTCTAGCTTGATCCTCAGGTAAAGAAGTTCCAACAAGAAAATGATATGCTCCTACCTTTAGATTATTATCCTTGCATTTAGAATAGAAAGGCTGCATAGAAGCATCTTGAAATGAAGTTCCTTCTGTGGCTTTTAAATAAACATATTGAACTCCATCAGCTGCCACTGAAGAGAAGTCTATATAACTATTATTATTTGAAATATCAATACCTTTTATGTTTCCCATAGAAAATTCCTCCTTATTAGTTAATACATGCACCATTTGAATCAAAGGTATATTGAACTCCATCAATTAAAATTGTACAGTCAGTATAACAATAACCTTTATCAATATCTAAATAATATTTTTTAGCAGGACTTTCATAGAACCAACCAGTTAGCATAGCTCCATCAGAACCTACTCTATACCATTTTTCTTTCCAGAGTATCCATTTATCTGTTGCCATTGCACAAGTTTGTGCTTCAAAGTAATACCATTTATCTTTCCAAATTACCCAGTCTCCATCTACAGCATAGATATCATTAAAATAGTACCAAAGATATTTTATTTGTTTCCAGCAATCCTTAGCTAATGTTACACCATCCTCAGAGTATATCCATTTTCCTGTAGAATCAGTATCCCATCCTACTCTATAGTTTACTATTACAGGTTTATTTATAGGCTTATCTGTAATCATATAATAGTCATTAATTATACTAGAATTTTCATCTAGCCAAAGATTATGATCCCATGCACCACTCCATGAATTAAAAAGTTCATATTTTCCTGATTGAGTTCCTAATTGATATCCAATAATAAGCATTTCATGATTTCCTAGTTTTGTTCCTTCAGGATCTGTAGGAATTTCGTAGTTATTATTTATTGCTTGATAGAAATTAGAATAAACTTTAACACTTATAAGAACAGGAATACCTTGTGCTAATAATCCGTAAACTTCACTAGCATCTACTTTTACATATCCATTAATTTTATTAGTAGCTGCATTTTCAAATATTTCATCTTTATTTGGATTATTCATTAATTCATCACGAATGGCAGGGTACTCTTCTGCAATGTTGAAAAGGTCTAGCAAAGGTATACCTTCTTTTCTTGCATGGTCTAGAACTTGCCTTTCATAGCATCCTATACCTTGAAAGTCAGAATCATCTCTGTCAGCATATAAAAACCACCATGACAAAGCTTTTTTAGAACCTTTTAGATACATTATACTAGAAGCAGTGGCACAACACGTACAGGCCCCTATAGAGCCTTGGTCAACCTTAATAGGTAAGTTTATAGGCAAATGAATATTATTACGCTCTGTGGAGTCAATAGAGGCTATTCCTGACACCATATCAAGAGTATAGTCACGTAAGTCAATAGGCTGGTCTTCAGGAATTAAAGGATGCTTTTTTAACATATCTTGGATATACTTATCATTAATTACAGTATTCATATAATCATACCTTTCTTTTTATGTTTAAAAAAGTAACCCATGAGGTTACTTTTATTGCTATTGAGCAGCTGTTGAATTTTCAGTTGTATTAGCAAGTATAGACTGAGTATCTGTAGCTTCTACTTTAGGTGTAGTAAAAGCTGCTTGTACATTATCTGGAATTGAACTAAGCTTACCCTCAAGATCTTCAGCTTTTGATGTTAAAGTAGCTATTGTAGCTTGCATTGTAGCTGCTTCAGCTTGAAGCTGTTTAATTATGCTTGATTGGTCAATTACAGAAGATTTTCCCTGATTTACTTCACCAGCTATAGCTTGCCTTAACGATGTTAATTCATCTTGAGTCAATCCAGGTATCTTTTTAAGCATCAACTTATCAAATTCATCAGCTTTAGATCCTAGTGCTGTAGCAATGCTGTCAGTTATTCTAAACTTTTCATCTATTTCATAGAATGATTCCCATGCAGTCTTAACAACTTCTTCTTTACCAGCATCTTTAATCTGAGCTTCAGCTAGTTCCCTCTTTTTAACTAAATAAGCAGTAACATTTTTTCCAACCTCTTTAATTATAAGAACCAGTGCACCAACGATTGCAGTATCTAAATATGGAACAAGTTGACCGAAAAAAAACTCTTTCATTTTAAATTCCCTCCTGTATTTTACTTAAAGGCTTCTTGCCTTTCTAGTAATAATATTAGTTCAGTAACAAGAGAGTTTTATGTTAAAGTGAATAATTTTTGAACTTAAGACCATTTAAATCTCCATTCAGAGAGTTTAGAGTATGTTGAGCATCATTAAGCAAGTCAGAATACACAGAACAATAAGTATCGAAAATAGATACAGCCTTAGAATAAGCATCCTTATAAAAAAGAGAAGCACAGCATACTGTATAGATTGTTTCCATGACGTACTGGATTCTAGGATAATGCCAACATTCAAATTTTTTACTCACTATTTTTAGGCACTCACGCTCTTCAGCTGTATAGCTATCATCTTTTAAGAAGAATATCTCCATTTCAGATAAACTTTGTTCTATATTATTTTTGAACATAGTGTATATCTCAGTGGAGGATATATCCTGATTGGTGTCAAGTCTTTCATCTATTTCTTCAGCTAGAGCTAATAATGTGTCATATCCTATTTTTATTTTTGCTAATAAAAGACAACGGAATACTGCTTCTTTTCCTTTATTTGGAATAGAAAAAGTAGTTTCTACTTGATTTGTATACATGGTTAGTCTGTTAAAAAGAATATGTGTAGCTAACTTTGGCTTTTCTGCTGCCGCCTTTTTTTGCTTTAAACAGTATTCAAGCTTCACTTTTCTAAAATCAAAGTACGCTTTAAGTCCTATTCCAAGCAAGCTTCCTGCTAAACTTACTAGCGCAACTATTATTTCTATCTGCATAATTATCAGCTCCTTTACTAGTAATATCAAAACACTACATAGTATTATTTCTGAGGTATAAAAAAAGAGCGATTTACGCTCTTTAAGGAATATACTATATATGTTGTTTACTACTCAATTTTTTCCTATTGTAGTTTTGCTTATAATTTTTAAATATGCAGTTCCAAAGTTTATTTCTTTCCCACAAAAATTTTTACTTGTGTTTATTTGTAAAGCCATAACATTAACCTTCTTTCTAATTTATTGGGTATCATACTCAACATTTATCATGTAATAATAAAACTTTCCTGTATCGGCTGTGCTTGATTTTATTTTTAAAGTTGTACCATCTATATAACCATATCCTATGCCATCAATCTCATAGCCAGATATTCCCATGCCAACCGCGAAATACTTTGCAACAGCGTGGCCTAGATAGTAAGGGAATGTACCTACCGTTGTATCACTAGATGTTAAGGCGGAGGTGGTTTTGCAATAAAGTTCTAATATAACTCTTTTATTTTTCTTTGTTATAACATTTCTAGTTCCTATTTGTGTGAAGCCACTTGCTAATGTAACTGATGATTTTATAATATTTATGTCATCCGAATATCCAAAATAGGTGTTGTTATCTATATAACCCATGAATTTTGTTTTATCAATATTACTAAATTGTCCACTACCCGTAATTCCAGTAGTATCATAGTTAACTGTTGTTAAATATGAATTAGTGAGAGAAAAATATTTAGCTGAATTTTCACTGTCTGTGTCAAAATAAAAAAGATATGGATTAGTCGAAACGTTGGGTGCTTTATATACTAATATATTATAAGAAGGGTATAATTCAGTAATAACTGGTCTATGGAGAGTTCCTATAACATAAAAAGCATATTGATATGAATCAGGACTACTTTTTGAAATAATTGGGCTTCCATTTAATTTGCACCATATAGAGCCTTCTAATAAAGTTGTGTCCCATATCCATAAATGTATCTCAGTAAAAATACTAGTTCCCTCAGTATACCAGCCAATGTAATTATCAACGCCGAATATTTTAGTAAAATGGCAGTCGTTTGTCGTAACTTTAAACCCCATACCGGCAGTTGTTTTTCCTTTTATTGTCATCTCGCTGAATCTTAATTCATATCCAGATACAACATTAAATCCAATCCCTGTGTTATTTAAATATTCTATACATTCAACAATTCCCCGTCTACCGTACGTAACATGAAGCCCTTCACCAGCTAAACTATTCATATCTAGTATTATATTTTTTATGTGTAAAAAATCCGAATCAGTGTTTATATCAATCATTTTAGAAACTGCCGAAACTGCTTTTATTGTTGCATAATTTAAATTCATTTTTATAGCATCTGTGATCGATAGTGTTGAACTTATTAAGTAAATTTGAGATTCGCTAGATTCTAATCTTAAATTATTTGCAATTGCATAATCTATAGCGCTTTGTAAATTAACTGTGTCGTCTGTTATTCCATCACCAATACAACCAAACATTTCAGGGCATACCCATTTTGTTTTCTTCGCTACATCTGACAATTGTGCAGTATTTTCATTTACTGCATTAACTAAATCTTTATTAGTAGTATTTAACTTACTAGTGTCACCAACTTCATTTGTATAAATATATTCTAAAGTTTTACCATTATTTAAGATAACTGCATCTCCAGAAGTATATACATCAACGTCCTCAACATCATCTGAATCTTCAAGTATTGCGTGGATACGTGCTTTTTTTAGGTTAGACATTTTAATCGACCTCCTTAGTCAATGTATATTTCTAAATCTGGATCAGTTTTAGTAACAGTCCCATCTTCTAGAGTAAGTCCAATAGCATAACTCATAATACTTGCGTCCTTTATTTTGAAATAAAGCATAGCATCCTTACGTTCTGGAACTATAGGAAGTGTTGTACCCTCATAAAGAATATCTCTATTATCTAATTCAGAAATTACGTCTACAACCTGAGTAAAAATCTCCTTCATATTGTCTTTATTTAAATCAATATTCATAAACTTTCACCTACTTTGTATCTAGAGTTTGATTAGTGGAACTATTTATTTGCTCCTGGAGCTTATCAAATTTTTCAGATAAGCTTTGGTAATTTTCTTTTAAATCTATAATATCTTTTTCAGCTGGAGTTAAATCAAATATTAAAGCACCTGAATGCTTGTCTTTTCTTATATCTGGCATAAATTATTCACCTCTTTATAAATTTTTGGGGAACTTATTTAAGCTCCCCTATTATTTATTTTATTATATTCATGAAATTCTTAGCTTTTGGAATAACAGTTGGATCTGCTGTGGATAGATTAACTCTAGCTCTAAACTTAGTTGCAGTAGCACCACCAGCAAGAGTTGTCTGGAAGGTATACTTAGTATACTCTGTGTCTACTGTAGCAGTTGATACTTGAGTTGCAGTTACCCAAGAAGATTCAGTTGTTCCATTTCCATCTGTACAGAACTGAACTGTTGCTGTGCATCCTGAAGGTAACTTAAGGTCCACAACCTGTTTTACAGTTGTAAAAGGCTGAGACATTACTACATTTTTTGTAACATAAGAACCAGAAGTCTTAAATAACAATGTTTCTAGTCTTATTAAATCAGAACTTAGAACCGGGGAAACTAATTGTGTTCCAGTAAATTTAGCTCTTATTTGAACTTTAGATGTAACTGCACCTAAGTATGTGAGAACATAAGGAGTTAATGAGAACCAGTTATTAGTATTCTTTGTTATATCATTGTCAGTTCTATATTCCCATACACAATTACAGCCTATTGGTAAAATAGCATCAGTATCAAGGTATAATACATTAGCATTTACATTAATAGGATTAAATACAGCTATACCTGATGGATTAAATTTCTGTGATAAAAGTTTCATCTTAAGGTCCATGTTTTGGTTTGGAGTCCATGTTAACGCGTTACTTGATGTAAATAGAACACCACCAGCATTAATTTGACTAGATACTTTAGCACCAGTTAGAATATCTGTCTTACCTACTGTTGAAGTAAATAATTGATAATCTGTGCTATCTGATTCAATGATAATACAATATTGCTTGTCTCCATCACAATATATTGGATTATCAAAGATAACAGTAGTTTCAGAAGTACCTTTAGCACTAACATTAACCTGATTAGGAGTTAAAACCTTAGCTGCATACTGAGTAGTACTAGGGAAACCATTATCCATTCCTCTTAGCTCTATAGTTACATTAGATGAATTTGATTTGGTTAAGAAGTATAATGTAACTCCTGAAATAAAACAAGAATCGTCTAAGCTAAAGCTTTGTGCTACTGGATCATAAGGTTTATAAATTGTATTTACATGATTTATAGTTTGATAAGTATCATATACTATTCCAGTGCTTGTAAATATTGATGAACCTGTTACAGTTGCATTAGATCCTGAAACATCAGACAACGTACCAGTAATAACTACTTTCTTTGTTCCTGTTAATACGTTAGGAGGAATTACAAAGGTTCCTTGTGTATATCCATTTACATCTGCTTTTAATGTCCCGGGTTTAGTACCTACGTATGCTGCTTGTGCAGAACATGTAACTTGTATTCCATCAAATGTTACAACTAGATTATCTTGATAAGGCATGAAATTATAACCAGTAACAGTTATAGTATCTTGAGGAATGTATAAATATAATCTTGATTTAATACTTGTAGTAACTGTTATGTTATTAGTTTCTGATGCCTGAAGTGTTTCATAGTAGTATTGGTTTCTATAGTATTTTGAAGCAACAATATTATTTGTTATATTTTGATAAGTATCTGTAGTATATACATTTCCTACTTGAGATGTAGCTGAAGGTGAAAGTGAAACTACAGCTGACTTAGTATATATAGCATAAGGATTGACCGATAAGGTTTCAGTAGCATTACTTTGATTTAATAGTACATTTGTAGCACTTACAGATTTTGAAAATATATTTGAACCTATTTTATTTACAGATGAATTTACTGTATCTAAAGTCAAATAAGTAGATGCTCTTGTAAAATCAGGAAGCAACACTCTCTCAGTAACATCTAGTGAAGATTTAAATAAACTATGAGTTAAGTCACATTTATCAAAGTTTACAAAAGAGTCTGTAAGAATACCTTTTAAACTTGATGCTGATTCACCTTGCATAGCTGTAGAATCTAAGTTGCTTATAGCATCGTTATATTCCAAATCTTCAATACGCTGCATCATCGCCCACAATTTTTCAATAGTGAATCTTTGAATTGCGTTATTGTTAATTTCAATGTTATCTGAATTTGCGGAAATAGTAACTATTCCAAGTCTAAAATAATCAATATTATTAAAGTCAGGGCAAGCTACTCTATCATAAATATCTGATTCACCTTTAAGAACATATATGTTTCCTTCTTTATCCATAACAACAACATCTTGTCTACTTAAATAGAAAGTATAAGTTATAGTGAAAGAAGTAGTATCTACAGGAAGATCACCAGTCATACCTGTAAAATCTATATAGTCTCCAGTAGTATCACTTGTTAGCTTGTAATCAAAATCTTTAGCAAGAGTTTTGTTGTATCTCCAAATACAAGTATAAGTTGACCCTATTGCAGGTTCTGCACCAGATAAACTCCAATCTATAGAATTTCCTGTAAGTTGATAATCAGTACCTTTTACATAAGTAGTACTACCTGCTGTTATGCTAGTTATATCTACAACTGGTGTTGCAGGTAAAAGGTCTGAGCCTCCAGCAGTATTACCTCTTGTTATTGTTTGAGTTCTTGAAACTTGAGCTATTATCTCTTCAACAGCACAAGCTGGAGAATTATTTAATTTATATTTACTAGTACCAGTATGATATATTTTAGGTTCTCCAATAACTTCTCTAGTATCTTTTGCTTTGTCTGCATAGATAATAGTTGCAGCTTGCTTTGTTATAGCATATCCTTTTACATAAGCTTTTCCTGCATTTACAGAAAGTTTTAATTGTGTACCATCTCCACTTTCTTCCTTCTTATCTATTATTTCTAATCCAAATACTTTGTAGTTTCCTACTTCATCATAAGTTCTACTTGCTAGAGCTTCATTTACTACTGCAAGGTCAGTAACAGTATTACTATTAATTAATGATCCATCTTGAAGCTTATAAATAACTTGAGCAGTACTATTGTTAGCAACTATAGCAATAGTTTCTTGTAACCTATGTGCTCCAGGCAAACCATAATTTTCTTCATTTTCAGCAGGATCTAGTAAACTGTTATCTTCAGATTCTGTAATTATAGTTTGATTAATTAGAGCACCTATAGTTTCCTCTCCAATACCTGTAATTGTAACGTGAGACTCATGTACGTCTCTAACTAAACCAGACATATAAATTTTTCCAGGACTGATTGTAACGTTAGTTCCTGATATTATAATTTCACAACCAGAAATTATGGTACCTTCAGTTACAAGGGTATCTGATATTCTTTTTAAGTATTCTCTTTGAATAGCTTGAGTTTCATTTACTTCTTGTGCCTGTTCTACGTATCCAGCTCTGTAGAGTACAGCTGTGTAATTTTTGCTTGCATCATATCTATTGTAATAAGGATCTCCATTGGTAATTACTGAACTCATGCAATGCACCTCCTAAAATTCGATTATAAACGATAGTTTTTCTTTTTGGTCTTTTTGCCTTGTAGTTAGCTTTCTGTTATCTATTAAAAATAAAGTTCCTTGAGAACTGACCTCTTCAGGAAGCAACGCTGCTTTAGCATCATCAACACCAGCTGCACGTACTAAATCTAAAAGGAGGCCTACCTGTCCGTATTTATCTAATGGAAGTTCACCGTAATTGATATAACATTCAACATATACCCATTTAGCACCTTGAGTATATATTTGGTTAGCAGGTGTAATTGTCCACCTGGTATCTCGATATATAATACTTCCTTCTGGATCAGGAATTACTAAATATTTACTTTCACATTTTTTAAAACCTAAAGGTTCGATAACTTCTTTTTGATTAACATTTGGGGGATCTGGAATATCAGGATTAGACCAATCAGTTTGCTTTCCTAGTCCAAAATAAATATTTGTATTATTAAAAAAAGCTAAAGCTTTTGAACAGTGTCCATATAGCGTAGTTACAGCCATAAGTATTCCTCCTTCTATTGTTCTTTTTAACTACTAATAATATAAAACCCTTGGCACTATAGAGTTTAAGAAATACCTAGATTAATAGAAAAATTTGGCTTCTATATGGAAAAAATTTAATATTTTTAAATTAATTCACTTTTTTATTTATATAAGGATGCATTCATTTTTTAGCATTCTAATTAAAATAAGAGAAAGAAGGACTTTTATGAGGTATATAAAAGATATAAACATAAATGAAGTTATTGTTCATGTTTTAAACAAGCAATCGGAGGAACCACTTTTAAATGACTTAGAATTGGAACTAGATGAATCAACATACAATTATATTGAAAATTTGATTGTTAAGAGCCTAAATAATCAAAAGCTCTACTATGCTACATTTTTGAATAAAGAGGCAGAGACTGAAGTAGAAACATTAGCTGGTCTATATTTTACTGGAAAAGCTGGAGATATAATAGATATATCAAAATCTCTTGCTACAAGAATGTTCTCATTACTAAGAGGAAATTCTGGTATATCCTCTTGTGATTTGTTAGTTGCTTCTTTAACTACTGATTTAGGACCTCTTTTAGCAATATTAGTTATGGATTATGATAGAACCTTTAAGCATAACATAGAAAAGTTAGATGAAAATACTGTTATAACGCTTGTAAAGGATAAAGAAGGTCTTCCTAAGACTGCTGGAAAAGTTCAAAAAGCTGCATTTATACTTCCTCATGGTATGGATACTTTTGATTTAATGGTACTAGATAAAGATCCTAAAAATAATTATTTTTCAAGTGAATTTTTAAAAGCTAAGTATGTTGCAAATGAAAGAGACTTGACTAAGAGGTTCATTTCATTAACAGAAGCTTGGATTGTAAAAAAACATGCATGTGATGCAGTAAAGGCAGAAGATGCTAGAAGTACTATAAGGAAGGCTTGTTTATTAGACGATGAAATAGTTCTAGAGGATCTAGCAGATGAACTTTATACTTCAGAAAGTGACCATGAAGAATTTTTAGATTATTATAAGCAAGCACAGCTGCCTGAAAAACTAGTTTTAGATAGGACCTGGCTTGATGAATCTACAAGTAAAATAAAATTAAACTTAGAGAATCTTATTAAAGTTGAAATGTATTCTAGCTTATATAACGATCCTAATAGATTTGAAATTCAAGCAAATTCAGATAAAAGTATAAATATTGTTATAAAGAATATTATGAATTATAGAGAAAACTAGGTGGTTACTGTGAAGGAGACAGACCTATTTATGTATTTGAGGGATTACTTTGAAACTAATCCCCACAATGTTATATATACAGAGGTCGTAGGAGTAGGATATGGAAGACCAGATATTGTTGTTTTAAACAATGGTATTGTTACTGTAGTTGAAATGAAAACTACTTTAAGCATGAAACTTATTGAACAGGCCTTTAACTGGAGATATGTTGCTAATTATGTTTATATAGCTATTCCTAAAGGAAGTAAGCCTTTAAATACATTTGTTACAAAGATATTAAGAGACTATGGAATAGGCATACTGCAAATAGATATACAAGGTTCCAGTACTTTAAAATGGTATCAAGAACACAATGAAAAACTTAATTTTTGTGTTAGGGAAAGCCTAAGGCCTAAACTATTTAGGAATAAATCTAGAATTGATTGGAAGTCAAAACTTAAGGACATGTTTAAGTATGAGAATAATGTTAGTGGTGGTAATGTAGGTGGAGGATATAATACTCCATACAAAGCTATGATAACGGAAGTAAAATGGTACCTGAAAACGCATCAAGATAAACCTGTAGCTATAAAAGAACTAATTGAGTATCTAGACATTGTTAGAAGTCATTATAGTAATCCTAAAGCTGGCTTATATAATGCGCTAACAACTATAGAAAGTAAGGATATTGTATGTGAAACTATTGGTAATAAGATTTATTTCTCATTAACTAAAGAGGCTTCTGAGAAATATTAAGACTTATTAAAATAAGGAGCAAATTAATGCTCCTTATTTTTTTATTCAGCTATAATTTCAACATTCGCGTTTGGTTGGAACTCAATAAGGTCAGCTTGATCTAGTGTATAGATAGAAGCATAATCTACGTCTATTAATGTAAGTACTGGAGAATTTGGACTTATATTGTGTAAAAGTGGATAAGAACATTCATTTTCTATATAGTAGTCATCCCAAATTACCTGTTTTCCAGATAAAAGTGACTTAGTATTATATTCTCTACTATACTCAGAGGTAATTACTTCATAATCACTAAAAATAGTACCCTCTTCATCTGCAACAAATACATCTGCAATCATTTCTGGAGTATTGTGTCTCCAACCACCACCTGTAATTCCAGATAATGGACCACTTCCAGATAATTTAGAATACGTATCAGAAAGCATCTTAGGTCTATAACCTACATGAAATTCTTGACAAGGCATTTGTATGTCTATAGGTTCATCATCTTTTACAATAGGTACTGCATCATAGATCCATTTATCAGTCTCTAAAATTTTGTTACCAAATGAATTTGTATAATTATTTTTCTTAATATTAGCTAATACATTGTAAATGTAGCTATCATAAGCAAGTCTATCATAGGCCATGTTACCTTCTATTATTATAGTTATTTCACAGAACATATTGTGCTTACCTGAAAGATATCTCTCAGCCTTAGATACATTTCCAGAAAGAGTATTTCCTTGTATTCTTTGAGCTGCATAGAGGTCATATTCTAAAGAATAATCAGAAAGTATATTATCTACAACTGAATCTGTATCATCGACTATTATTCCAGAGTTCTGAGTTTGAGTATAATATACTTTTATACCTGCTGCCTTTATTTGAGTAATTAAATTACGCAAATTTGTATCAGCATCATAAGGAAGATAAATGTCTATAACATTTCTTCTCCAGTATGTTCCATTTGGGAACCTACAGTCTCCAGAAAGAGTTCCTTTCCTACTTAGAACTTTTATTTTAGTGTAAGGTTCAAAAATAGTAATATCACTTTCATTTAGAGTAACATTATACTTTTGAGATAAATATGCTGCAACATTTCCTTTTAATGCAGATAAAGTTACCTTAGGATTTTGAATGGAAGATATTATTCTAGCTCTATATAAGTCATCAGGTTCATCAACTGTTCTTATTACACCAAACCAGCTACCCCACTCATTTAACCAAGTGTCTGTAGCTGTGGTTATACATAATTCTAGTACTAAAAGGGCAGTGTCTTCTTCAGCTATGCTTAGTATGTTATATATAGATCCTAAGATAGCTTTATGAATTTCTTGTGATAAGTTTAAACTGTTTAGGAATCTTTGAGGAAAAAACTTAAAAAAATTCATTTTCGTGTTCCCCCTAATTTCCTACAGTTTCTGTAGTTACTTTAATTGTTCCTGGTCTTAATAGTACCTGAGTAGATGCTGGTATTTTAGTAGCCGGTTCAATAACCTCAACATCTACTACTGCTAAATCATCTAGATTCATTAAGTACTTTATTAAACTAGTTATATAAAAAGCTTGATTTACTTGAAATTCATACATGTATGTTGATATAGCAGTTGATATTGTAGTCTTATAAAGTTCTGGATCATAATCTTGATTAAGAATAACATTTACTTCTACATCTATAAGACTCTTGATTACAGGTAATATTTCAACTTCTACACCAGCTGACCTATATTCATCAACAGCTGCTTTAACAGCCTGCTTTAGTGTATCTGAAAGATCTCCATTGGTATCATGACAGTATACTTTTACTAAACCAATATTACTATCATCAACGTAAACTCCTGTTATCCCTGATACTGTTGAAGCGGCGTATTCTATAGATCCTGCTGTGCCTCTAACTAGATTACTTATAAATTTTTTAAATCTAGCTTTACGTTCAGCCTTTGTTTCTGCTGCTCTACCATTAGTAAAAGGTAGTTCATTGTACACTTTTGATACTAAAGTATTAGCTGTTACCATTATGTTTATACTGTTCTCAGTAGTGTTTCCAGTAACACCAGCAACCGTACATATTACAGGTAGAATAATTTTACTCGAACCTATTGGTGCTATTACGTCTTTTGCTAATCTATAGTACTTTACAGCACCAATACTTGAAGAGGTACAGAATGTTAATCCTGCTGGAAAATTTATTTCAGAAGTTAGTACATTTTTAAATTCAAGGGTTACATCTCCGCTTGCATATTCTTCAGGTATTATAGAAAATCCAAATGCATTAAATATGCTGTTTTCAATAGCATAAGAAATTGCATCATACATTTTAAAGTAAAGTTCCTCAAGTTGTAGGGAAACTGACTCTAATAAAGTTCTTACAACTGAACCAACTGAAAAATCAGTTATTTTTTTAGTTGTATGTGTAACATACGTAATTGCATTTTTTAATATTTCGCTTGCATTTTTTATTTTTAGTCCCATTATACTTTTCACCACCTTACACTGTTACGAAAGTTTCACTGAATGTAAACTTTTCATTAGGAGTGACAAGAATAATATCACATGTTATGGTAACACCATTAGGCACTGATTTTACAATGCAATTTCTAACATTTGATACTCTTGTATCCTTCTTAAAAGTAGATATTACTTCAAGTTTCATTTTTGTTAAATTTGATAGAGTTTTTGGCTTGCCTATCATTGTCATAAAATCAGATCCATAGTCTAAATGCATAGGAAGCTCACCATAGTTCGTAGAAAGTCTCGTTAATAATGCTTGCCTAATATTCTCTATGCCTATAGCTTGCTTTATGTCTCCAGAAGAATCATCGGTTAGTTCTCCTTGTTTTTCAAAATTTTGAATACCATTAGTATCAGTTTCAAAGTCTAAAAACATATCAACACCATAAGTTCTCTTTTGAAGCTCTGCATCAGATACATAGTCTATAGTAGAGACATTTTCTACAGGTATTAATAAATTGTCACCTATATATTTGATATTAGGAAGTCTCTGTGTAGAAGGTAAGGCTATTTCATCTATAATAAAAGGATATTGTAATCCATTTATATATACTATGTCTTCCCAAGAGGTGACGTTATACCTTGATGCGAGTCTTTGTAAGGTATCTCCAAGTACTATTTTATGAGAAATACAAGTACTCATTATGATTTTACCTCCCTGCTATAGTTATCAAATAACTCTATTGTTCCTCTTATGTTCTGAATTGCTATATGAAGCTTTCGTACTTCTTTTATAAGAAGAATAGGTCTGATACTTAAATCATATAGCTCTAAAGCACAAGAAACATACTTAATGTTATTTAGTAACACATCTAGTTCTAGAAGTGAAATAGATATTTTTACTGGATTACTAATAAAATTTGCTAGTATAGAATATATTCTTACAGCAGATACTAATATGTGCTTAGTCATTAATAAATAATTGTTATTTAGATTATATAATTTTAGTACACTAACAAAATTACTATCTTGAATATTATCTCCTTGTGCTAGTAATAGAGCTAGTATAGTGCTATAGCTAATACCTGTATTCTTAGATGTTACCGAATTTCTAGGAAGATACACAGAAATATATTTATAGTAGCTTTCAGTTTCTATTAAGTCTTCAGAATAATTTTTTAATTTATCAAATATTGATAAGTTGTCATTAGACCACTCATTTTTAAAGGCTATATCTTGAACTCCATCATTCATAAGAACAGAACAGTGTATATTAGTAAAGGTTCCAGAGCTAAGTACTGATATTCCAGATGTTATATATTTAGCCACAACTGGCGAAATTTTACCATTTGAACCTCCTAATATATCTGTAAAATTATTTAGTAGCGTTTTCATAGAATCTATAGTGCTGCTTGTTATTTCCTGATTATATTCATACTGCACACCAACCTCTAAAGGAGCGTATACTTCTATTATTTTAGAAATTGAATTATCTGGCACATTAATCATCTCCTTTATTAATAAAATAAGGTGCAGTACATATATTATTTGTTTTCAGATGAATTTGTTGGCTGATGTTCTGCTAAATAATTTTCATAAGCTTCATTGGTATCTGTAGTCTCAATAGAAGTTGATGAAATTAAGTTTGGACTTATTGGAACAATGTCTTTAAATACTGTATCTGCTGTAGTTGGATTTAAAGGATCATAATCACCAATCATAGCAAGTCCAATTAGACTAATATCATAAACATAAAGTAAGCTTCTAGACTTATCTCTATCTAGTAAGAATTTATCAGGGTATACATACCAGTAGTCTTCATCAGTGTAATTATAGAATTTTAGAAGATTACTTATTTTTTCACCTGGCTTAACATCTTTATATATTTTTCTTATGAAGTCTCTAAGCTCAACAAATTTTTTAAAACCATTTGTAGCATCACCTGTCCCATTTTTAAAACCTGTAGTCCCTTTTATTTCAATAGATACTAAGGCTGCACCCCAAGCATCAATGTATGCACCACCTTTTGTTTGGACAACTGTAGCACGACTAGGTTCTGATTGAGTGTACTGCTCAGGGTTCAATGCAAATTTATATGAGGAATCCCCATATTCAAATTCTATTCTCTTTAATGAAGTTACTCCATTACTTTGTGGCATAAAAATCACCTCTATTCAGACTTTGTTACAACTTCCTTACCATTTACTAATACATTTCCAGTAAAGTTAATGGTATCACCATCTATAGTAAATGTAGCTCCTTTTGAATTAGATATAGTAACCTTTCCTAATTCATCAACACAGAACTCAGTAAAAGTATTAGCTTCATCTCTTTTGTTAGAATCAAGCTGTCTCTTAATTTTAATTGCTCCATTAGCTGACATTTGAACATAACTTAAGGTATTATCATTATTATCTCTTGATAACCTTAAGGTACCCTTATCATTTGTCATATCCACAAATACCTTAGTTTTAGTACTTGTAGAATCATCAATATTATCTCTAAATACTGCTAAAAAACTTTTAGGATTAGTATAAAAATTATATCCATTTCCATATTCATCTTGAAAATTAGAAGGTAATTGAAGAGTTTTATTTGATACTTTTGATTTTTGAGATAAATCTTCAAAGTCAGTTGTATCGTCATTAATATCCTCAGACCAAGATATAAATGACTTTGAATGCATTGCAAATTCTAAATTTCCTAGTCCATCAATTTTAAAGTAATCCTGAAGAGGAAATACTCTTAGGTATTTTCTATAGTCTTTTAAGTCTCTAAAGCTATTAACAGGATCTAAAGGATAAGTAGCTGGAAATATATTATTTAAGTTATCTACATTATGCATAGTTCCAATAATAACTGGTTCATCTTTAAGTCCATCTAAGAAAGTTAGAGCAACTGTTTGTCCTTTCATAAGAGGTTCTTGAACTCCATAAGAAATTTGGTTGGCAGAGTCATATCCTGAGTTAGATGATAGCACTCTACATGCAAATCTTCCTTCATTATTAGCAGATCCTATGATTCTATTATTATTTCTGATTAATTTTACATCTACAGTATTGTGTTTTTCATGAACCTTTATTACTTCAGCAAGTACAATGTATCCAAACATATTTTGGTCTTGCCTAAAGGTTCCTTTTAGTCTTCCTAAGCTACTTTGAAATATTGGACCTTCCATTTAATCATCTCCTATAAAACTCTTCTTACTGCACATAGTGATGGTACTGGAGCTATTTTAACTTTATCATTTTTATGTGGAGCTTCTATCATTTTTCCATCACCTATATACATCATTACATGACCTGGACCACCTGAACCCGGTTCAGAAAATAATAAGTCTCCAGCTTGCCATTTAGACTGATCGTTTATGTCAATATCCTTTCCACAGTTAGATTGTTCTTGTGACGTTCTAGGTAAATTGATACCAAAGTGTTTATAAACATATTGTACAAATCCAGAACAATCAAAGCTACTAGGTCCTGTAGCACCATATTCATAAGGTACTCCTAAGAAAGTTTTAGAGTAAGCTACCACTTCAGCTCCTGTTCCAGTTGCAGTACCAAGATCTCCAGATGAATCTGATGATGATGACACAGTTTTTGTTTTTATTCCAAAAATAGAAGGATCAAAAGTTTCATACTGGTCATAGGGTTCATTGAATCTATCATCAGGTGGTAAGCCTCTTGTAAGTGCTAATTGAACTTGATATGTTCCAAATATGTTAAAAATGCATGTTACACCTTCTACATAAAGTTCTAAACCTTCAGACTTTAATTTAACCCTTGAACCTAATTTAAATCTATTACTACCACGAACAAGTAATGGACCATTATACATAGAATTATTTTTTATGTTCCAGTTAAATAGATCCTGAGTGCACTGCATACTTCTTGTATTAGCAGCATCCTTATCATCAGCTCCTGCAAACATTGAATACATTGTTGTAACGTCTAAACGTCTGACACCATACTTTTTAAAATAAGGAGGATACCATAAAGGTACATATCCAAATGAACTTGAAGCATTCATTGAAGATAGCATTGTAGAACAATTTACTGAATACAAAGTATAAGTTTCTAAGTCTGACCTTCCTAAACCATCTGTAATAATTTCTTCATCAAGAATATCAGTAGTACTTAGTTGCTCCCAAAGGTCCTTTGAAAATGGTGTTGGCCTAAGACAGAGTGTTGGAATATCGTCTATTACTTCCCAAAATAATTCATTAAATGGAGCATTTTGTATTTCCTTCATTAACTGCCATAAAGAGCCTTGATAGTTTAAAAGACTACTCACATCTAATAGCGTGTAGTCTGGCCTAGCACTTAATTTTAATTGAATCTTTTTTAATAAAGAAGAATTATCTGAAAAATTATAGTCAATATAAGCTCCTGCATAAGCATTAATTAACTTATCTATAGCTTCATTAGCAGCACAACCTTCTAATGAAACTTCTTGGCCTAAATATCCTAAAAAGTTTTCAGAGACTTCAACTTCATTAACAATACCTATGTTAAAAGATAAAAAAGCTTTATTTAATCCTCTTCCTGAAATAGTGAGTACTCTAGTTGGTTTATCTTGATTGTATACAAAGTTTCTTCTACAATCATCGACTAGGCCAACAAAGGTAACTTGTAATTTTTCAGGAGGTCTACACATCTTTATAACAACTAAATCATTTGATGCTATAGAATAAAACCATTCATCTCTATACACTAAATTTAAAGAAAAAACAGGAGCATCATTATGCAGTAGTCTAGATGTAGTTATAGACACTATATCATAGCCAAATTCTGTAACATTAGGCTTTATTTCTCCTTTTACTACTATATTTGAAGTTTCAGTATATATAGTAACTTCAGCAGCAGGATAATAAATGCTAGTTCTATTTCCAGATGAAGTATTTCCCGATTGTGATGTTCCTGTAGAAGAAGAGGACAATCCTGTAGTTAATGAAGAACCTGCGAGATTAGTAGTATCATCTGCCACTTTAATTCACCTCTCTTGTCATACCATTTGATAGTAGATTTAATAATTGTGGTTGATTATTATTTATAACTTGAATAGCAGCATTTGCTACATTTCCTTGTTGCTCTTTGCTAAATCCGGTACCATTAACTGTTATAGTTAAATTAAGGCTTCCAGAAATATTAGAACTTCTAGAAGTTACATTGGAACCTCCTGAAATATCTCCTAATAACGATGCAGTAGATACGTTAGCAGGATTATCAGGATTTTCGTTAGCTGGAACAACTTTTTCACCCTTATGCGCATAAATTAATCCATCATTGCTTAAACTTTTAGCACCTATAGCATATTTTGAAGCACTATTTTGCAATTCTTCATAGTACTTTGGAACTTTTTGAATATAGTCCATTGTTTCTTTATACCCTAAGTACTTTCCAGTATTAACAGCACCTTGTCCAGCATTGTATGCAGCTAGTGCTAATTTTATATCACCATTATTTGCTTTTAAGTCTCTTGCAAGTTCAGAAGCACCTGCATTAATATTTGCTTGTGGATCATTTTTTACTTGATTCCAGTTCATTCCACTAGTTTCTGCTGAGTCACTTGTTATTTGCATTAAACCATATGCCCCAGCAGAACTAACTGAATCTTTATTTCCACCAGACTCTTGCATCATTACAGCTTTTATTAAATTAGGATCAACACCATATTCCTTAGCAGATTTTTGTACCATTTTATCCCACTGATTTACATTGCTCCATCCAGAGCCACCACTACCTAATTTACTGTTACCATTCATCCCACCATTGATACTCTTTGTACTTGTGCCAGAATCTGAGTCGCTTCCACCACCAAATAAATTTGAGAACCAGTCTCCTATTTCATCTAGTAGACTCTTTTCTTTTTTAGGTTGAAATTGTTGTGTTATATTATTAGCACTACTAGAATTATTCCAGAAGCTAGAAGTTCCATCAGCATTTGCTGATTTTTGGGAATCTTTATTTAAGTCTTCTCTTCTCTTTACAACATCTGACTCAGTTTGAAGAATATCCTTCCATTGTTTCTGCTGATCTATTCGTTCTGAAACAACACTTCCTGTAGAAGATGAAGAGGAACCAGAACCTTCTAGTTTAGATACATCATTGTATAAGTTTCCAGATACAGATGAACCTATGTGACTTCCTCCAAAAGCTCCAGCTATTCCTCCAATAATTCCACCAATACCAGCTCCAATAGGTCCACCAAACGCACCAATAGCTGCACCAGCTTCAGCGCCTCCCCATGCTCCAAGGCCTCCACCAATACCAGCTCCAGCACCTTTAGCCACAGCTTCTCCATCAGAACCTCCATTTGCTTTAGTGCTAGAATATTCATCATATGCGCTAAATAAACCTGAAACTATTGGAGCGCCTTTTCCTATTATTTTACCTGCTTTAGATAAAACGTCTCCAAATCCTCCTGCTGCTTCAGCTCCTACGCTTGCATCTCCCATAAATCCTAAACCTTTAGTAGTGAATGACTCAGCTTCAGCTGCTTCTGATGCTGCACCACCAGCACCTCCAAAAGGGTTCTTAAATTTACCTTTAAAAAGTCCACTAAGAAGTTTTGAACCAATAGAATACATTCCTATTCCAGCTGCACCTGACAATGCATTCATAGCTATTTGTCCACCTACACTAGAATTGTTATAAGTGTTTTGCCAAGGTGTAACAATAGAGTCTTCTATATCTCCAACAGCCTTTGAAGAATTTTCTTTATTAGCTCTATAAGCATCTCTTCTTCTAACACCAGAGTTATTATAAGTATCATATTTGCTATCTAAGTCTCCATTAGATGAAGTTATTTTTTCAATTTCTGATTGAGCTTTTTTTCCTGATTTTAGGTCATCATAGTTAGAATCACTTAGAAGCTGGTCTGCAACTGATGAAGATATTCCTAGCTTATCCATCAAAATCATTTCTTGATAAGACTTATTTCCTCCAGCCAATTTTTCAGAATTTTGAAGTATTCTTGCTAAATTCTGAGGATCAGAAATACCTTTTTCCATTTGTCTTCTCAAAGAAAGCATACCCTCAGGACCAGTAAATTCTGAATTTCTTCCTAAAAGAATTTGCATACCATTATCAGCGTTTTGAATATTGCTGTTCATGCTAGAAAGTACATTAGCGCCTTGTGAACCTCTTAATTGAGGTGACATTTCACCAAACATATTTTGCATAGCCATTATTCCGGTTAAATCTGAGTTATTTACAGTAGTCTTAGCACTAGCAACACTTTGAGCAAGCTGATTTGTAGATTCAATAAGTTCAGATTCTCTACCAGACATATTCTGTTGCTTAATACTTTCAGCAATCATGCCAGCAAACTTTTGCTGTTCACCTTCATTTGTAGCTCCAATTTTATTCATGTTCCCAGCTACACTAGCAAGCTGATTAGCATCTACAGCATATGCTCTTCCAAATTTTTGAAATGCATCAACGTCTGCTAAACTATTTTTAGTATTAGTAACTCCACCTATTGTTTCATATGTAGAAGCTACTTGAGCACTTTCACTCATAGTATGACTTGTATTTCTAGCTAGTTGTTCAATATCTTTTCTAGCTTGCTTGTAGTCAGAACCATAGTCACCTGTTTTTTGAACAGTGTTATACGCTAATCTTTCATCACGATCCATTAAGTCATAACCAGAATTTAGTGCACCAAAAATATGTCTTGTTGCACTAATACCCATGTAGCCACCAAATAGATCTCCTATGCTTAAGCCACCAGAACCACCAGAGCCTCCACCAGGACTATTAGGATTTGTGTTATCTTGAGAAGGTGGTGGAGTATAAGGAACCGGAAGATTCCTATTGCCTCCACCAAAATCAGTAGTATTTGTACCTCCAGTGTTGCCTCCACCACCAAAGCCTCCAGATCCTCCAGAGCCACTAGTATTATGCATGTTATTAAATAAATCTTGTTGCTTTCTATACATATCATCAGCAACTCGCATAGTTTCCTGAAGTTGTTGTCTTTGAGTCTCTAAAGCATTTATTTGACCTTGTATACTTTGAGAAGTTTTATTGTCAGAAGCTCTTTGAGATTGCTCAAGTTGCCTGTCATATTCTTCAATAGTACCTTTTAAGTTATCAATGCTGCTTTGCATTGAGTTAACTAAAGAATTATATGCATCTTGAAATTTTCTTGTAGCATCATCTATTTCTCTTGAACTTCCTGATATCGAGTCTCCAGAGGAAAATCCACTAGCTTTTTGAAGCTTATCAAATTCTTCTTCTAATCTTTTTAATTCTGATTCAGCTTCCCTAACATCAGCTGATACATTCAACCTAATATCGTTACTAGCCACTTTTTACACCTCCATAAAGTCATCATCAAAGAAATTATCATCATCAAGCTCTTGGGTAGTTTTATCAGATGATACTACTTGAGCACTAGGTTTAAACTTAAATCCTAGTTCATCCATTTTTTCAGAGTTATCTTGTTTATCTACTTTATCAAATTCTTCATCAAATTCAGGATCGTAGAAATAATTTTCTAGTTTGCTTAACTTTTCTGGATCATCAGCTATATCAGCATATAGCATAAAATCAATTTGTTCTCTAGTTAAGCTTTGTATCCTTTCATCATTTATCGGTATTTGAAACATCTTCATGATTCTCCACAGATCTTTCATCTGAGGAAGTTTTACTATCTCCAGCATTGGTACTTGTTGCATTTGTTCTACGAAAGGTATTGTTCCAAGCTTTATAATTATTGTAGATAGCTAAAAGCACTTCATAGGAATCTAGAGTAGCTATATTAAACCATTCAGGAGCCTCCTTTACTACAACTGATAATGTTGCTGTAATGTATGATATATTATCTGTTATTGTATCTAATGAAGCTATAGCAGCACCATTTAAATATTTAGCTCTACGTACACCAATTTCCATTTCATCAAGTAATGAAGGGTGTTTAACCTTGAAGTGACCTTTAAATTCAAACATATCTATGTCAAATTCAAATTCCTTTTTATTAGAATTTTTTACTGCTGTTGCAGCAGCTACGGTTTTTAAAATTTCATCTCTTTCATTCATTATTAATTCCTCCTAATAAAATAAGCATTCTTTTCAGAATGCTTACTGTTTTCTTTATAAATAATATCTAATTGACTAACACATTGATTTCTTCATGACTTTATGCATATAAAGTTACTGAGTCTGTATCATAGGTTCCATCACCACGAACACCATTAACAATACTTGAATCAGTGTCTGTATTATCAGAACAAGTTAAGTATTGGAATGTAGCATTTTCACCACAGATAGCATTAACTTTAAATACTTCAGAGTAGTCAGAAATTGTACAGCCTCTATATACTCTTACTATATTTCCAGTTGTTTTATCAAAAACCTCAATGTCAATTACATCTTTTCTTAGAACCTCTTCTCCAAGTGGTGCAACTCCAATATCATTTAAAGATTGTTTTTTAACTAAAAATCTATCTAAAGTTGCAGTACCTTCATATCTTAAATTGATGTGTTCTTGGGGCATTATAGATCCAATTTCATATACACCTTGTGTTCCAAAGCTTCTACGACCATTTAAACCTTGTGCTCTACCTACTATAACTCCACCAATTTTAATATAAATTGTTTGTCCAGAATGAACCTTTTGATTTAAGACAGTAGCCATTGACTTTCACATCCTTTCTAGCATCAAAAAATTAGAATTACGCTGTAATTTGATCTGCTGTATAGAAATGTCCAGATATTAACGCAAAGTTAACTGGTTCAACTGGAGCAGCACCATAATCAACATAAATTACTCTGTTCTCATATTTAACACTGACATTCTTATAAGCAACGATTACGTTGTCTCTAATCTTTTGTTGTAAAAAGCTTATAGTTAGGTTTTTGATGGATTCTACGTTAGTAACAACACCTTTTTTACCTATTATTTCATCTTCTATTTTTGTTCTTAATTCTTTATTTAAACTGTCAGCTAAGTCTCTTACAGAGCGTTCAGTATATAACGAAATAGTGTCATTGGTATAAGTTGTGATATCTTGAGCTAGTCTATATCCTTTATTAATTACGTATTCAAATGTGGCAACACCTGAAGTAAGTAAAGAATTTACTTCTGTCGGATTTAAGTTCTTTTCAAGGCTTACAACGTTAAAGTAATCAAATGTTGCAGCTTCTCCAATAGGAAGGTAAGCTTGTCTTCCAGCCAACATTGCAGCTGATATAAATGGTGGATATAACTCTTGTTCTCCGTATTCATTAGTATCATAGAATCCTGGGTAAGCAAGTTGAACTCTATCAGAAGAGTAATTTAATGCTCTAGCTTGAGTTTGCTCAACACTTTCTCCAGCATTTCCACCTACCTTTAAGGATCTTTCTCTTCCCATACTTGAACTTACATAATTAACATGCTCTTTAGCTTCAGCTATTATTGCTTCATCCCCAGTTAAAGGAACAATATAGTTAACATCATAAGTGCTTAATAAGTCAAAATAAGAAAGCCAGCTTGAAGGAGTTATACCATCACTACCCCCACTTAGATTTATATAATCAAAGTTTTTAGGTGGTCCTGATACATAAGTAGTACGATTAAATCTAACTAGTTTAGATAAACTGTTTAACTGGATTTCTAAGTCCTTCCAGATAGAACATAATAAAAATTCATCTTTTGTAATATCCTTAGAATCTACAACATCTAAGTCAGTTGCTTTTATTCCTGAACTAACAACTGCATAGGATCTACAAGAATAATTTTCATACTGTGAAATATAATCAACTAAGTCTCTTATACCTGAAAATCTAGAATCAGTTAAGTCAATTTGTAAATCTTCAATAGAATGACTTTCATCAACTCCTATTTTTGTAGTTAGCGAAATAGCTTTACCAGCATCATCGTGTTCTACATTTACAATTGCATAAGGTTGAGTTCCTGTGTATCTTAGATAGAAACAAGCTCCCATATTATCAAGAACTTCTATTGTAGAGTCTTCATAATAATTAGTTGTAAACATCTTAGTACCAGGTTTTGTACCATCTTCCATTTTGCACTGTATCTTTTTAGTCCAAGCACCATAGTCTTCAGAAACAATAGTTCCTACAACTGTATTATCCTTTTTACTCTTAGCTGTTATTTTCCAAACACTGTTTTGGTTATAAGATCCAGCTCCAAAAGTTACTTTAATACCATTTTCAATATCAACTGCTGAACTATCAGAAGGAACAGTTATCTTTTCTGCTTTCCAGTTTTCTCCACTATATCTCCATCCAAAAGTAACATTACTCAAACTAGCTGAATCAGCTGAGTCAATTATAATTTCTATAGTTACATCAGATGTTCCAGTATAGGTACCACTTGAAGTAACAGTGCCAGTACTAGTATTAGTCTCGGCCTTTACAGCAGGTCCAATACTTGCTACTACAGGTATTTCATCACCTATTGGTAATGATGATTGGATAGCTTGATTTGCTCTAATACATGCTATTGTATAAGCACCTTCAGAACTAGAAGTAGGTCCCCAAGCCTTTTGAGCAGCTTTTAATAAGTATCCACCCTTTAGAGTCTTCTTTGCAGCAGTTGGATCAGTAAACCACATAACTTCACCAGGTATTCCACCCTTTGAAGTTCCAATTAATGCAACAATTTTTTGACTTCCTGTAGACATTGAACTCATGGAACTTGCATCTATTCCTCCATATGCACCTGGATGAATAACCCATCTTCCGTTAAAATATATTCCATTAGTAGTAGCCATGTATTATCCCTCCTTTAAATCTCTATTTTTATATTCAAAAAGCTTTTGGTTCCAATTATCTCTGGATAGATATTTATGCTTTCGTGTGTATGCTCTAAAGCCAGCAATTTCTTCGACTCTTAGATTCTTGCTTTTAACGAACTCGTCTAGACTTATCAATCTTTTACTTTTTTCTATGACTATATCTTGATCTTGCTTTTTAGTTCCCATAGATAATCAATCTCCTTCCATATAACCCTAATCTCCTTTGCTTACTATGCTTTTGTCATTCTCATACAGATGCTGAGTAACAACAATCTTATCAATTTCATAGAAAATATTCTTAATTTCCTCGTTATCATAGTAATTTTCTATTGATCCAGTTAATAAGAGAGATCTTCTAAAAATAAACGTTGGCATGTAATCTGGAATAGGTTCTAAGTCTGAACCTCTTATGATAGGATTAAGTAATCCGTTTTCTATTAATAACTGTCGCTTGTACAACATAATAAACTTTAAGAGATGGTACATATACACTACTAAATTACTATTGTCGGCCCAGCATTCAATTCTATAGCTAAACTCCATGAGAGTACCTGATTTGCATATATTATCTTGTGTGTATCCTATAGTGGCTTCAACTGTATCATCAACATCTGAGTACTCGTTGAGTATGATTCTACCTTTTACATTTGGATCATAAGCACATTCCTGTATTTCTTTTCCATTAGTAAGATTAGTTATAACGTCAACGCTCACAATGTCCTCTAAATTGGTATCTATATATAAATTTCCTGAGTCATCTTTTTTAACTTGATACTCATTGGTTATAGATACAACGTCTGAGCTATTTTCTAAAAATTCTCCTAGTGACTCAGGATTTTCATTTTCTTCACCTAGCATAATGCAGTAACAAGGGAATTTTTGAGATGTTCTAGGAAAATTTTTTATAACATCAATATCATTATTTTCAATAAATTCCCTCAAGTCTTTGCTATAAGTAGTGTTAGAATAACTAAAGATTTTTTCTATTATCTGTGGATTTGCTTTAAGTAAAGCAAGGGTAGTTACTATCGTATTTTCTAGTAATTCCTCTACTATAGGAATCATAATTATCACCTCAAAAACCAAATACTTGGTTTATATATTTTTTAACAGTAGATTCTAGTATTGAACTTGCTGAGGGTTCCATCTGGTCTAATAAATGAACTCCTGTGAATCCAGGATGAATCCATGATGTTGGATCAGATTTATCTGAAACTCTTCTCCACGTCATGTAAGAATTTTTTCCTGAAGAGGTACTAACTTTAGTTAGATAATCAAAGGTTGAAGCAGAGTATTGATATCCTGTCCATGATTCAGTTGAACCTTGATTAGTTCTAAGGACTCCCCATGCAGGCAACTTTTTAGCTTGAGTATATACAGAATTGCTAAGAGATGAACTGAAATTTGTTGAGTTTGGAGTACCTTGTCGCATAGGAATATCAATATACCAGCCTCCAGATTTTGAAAACTTAACTTTAGCACTTTGAGAAAATAGAATTTTCAAATCATAAGGTGGACTTCCTTTTTCAAGCTTAGTTGGAAAATCTCCTTCAAGCCTTACAGATCCTGATAGTCCATCCTTATTAATTTGAACAGATAAACCTTGAACATATGCTGCCTTACCTGACCTTAGATTCGTCTTAGCCAGATTTTCCCACTGTTTTTTTATTTGAAACATAGAATCTACAAATGCACTCTGAACTGTCTCTTTTAAACATGGTGACATATCTACTATACGATCATAAGAATCTGAATTAAGTTTGAGTTGCAATCTGCGCATATGTGTAATCCTCTCTTTTTATAAGATATTGCTTTGATAACTCTGTAAAGTTATTAGAATTTCCAACTTGAGTTCCCCTTAGTTCATGAGGAATATCTATTACTGAATAAATAGGTGAAGTTTTATATAGCATTGCAAGGAAAAAGTCGTTACCAGCCTTTTTCTTTTCATCATTTACATAGGTGTTAATGATATCTGGATCAATTTTTATATTCCATCCATCATTAATAATTTCAATCTTATCAATATCTATTTTTAGATCCTCATATTGTGCCACAAGTATACTTTTTACTTGATGCTTTAATTTAACTGACTTTCCAAACTTAACACTTACTACCTCTGAATATTTACTGCGTAGGTCAGAAAAAGTTAATCTATCGTGGAATCCCATAAGAACATCAGAAGTTGGTGTTAAATAAGCATCTCCAACGTTTCTATTACCTATAGGTTCAAAATTTTGATCTCCACCTAGCTTAGTTACTAGAGCTATAATTTTTTTAGGGGGACTATATAAGTATCCTGAACCATTACAGTATTTACAATTAAACAGTGGCTGGCCTTTACCTTGACCTAGACAGGAGCAAAGCATCGCCTCTTCCCAAAGTACATTAAGTCCCTTTTCTGAGATAGCCTTATCAAATTTTTGAACTTTTAGATCAACTCTATCCATATCTGCACCTTCTATTCAAAGTTAAATTCATCTATATCATCATTATTCTTAAAAAATTCTTTCATTTCAGGAGTTCTCATAAGAGTATATAAAGGCTTTCCATCACTTTTCATGTTAAGTCTAAAAGCTCCATCTCCATCTACATATACCTTAAAGCTTGTAGAATGACCAACATCTCCCAACCATTGCATATAACCTAGCATCTTTTCTATATTTTCAATGTATCTAGGAGAACCTTCTAAAGTAATAATTTTCTTTGTAGGTTTATTATTGTTAAAGCTAACTGACTTTTTTAAAAAATTAACAGTAGCTTCATCACTTCCATTATTTACAAACATATTACACCTCCTAAACAACCGTAAAGCGAATACCATCGTACCTACTCTTAAGTGTAGATAAAGCATCTTGTAACTCAGCGTTGTATTGGTTATATAATTGAAGAGGTGGCTTAGTAACGGATTGACTTAATCCATCTATACCAATAGATTCACTTGCACCATGTCCAATATAGAACATGTTGTACCAAACCTGAATTACATTAATAGCAGCCTTTTTATAAACATAGTCATATATGTCGTATGGAATAGTTTCAAAACCGGCTGTATAAGTAACTTTCCACATTTGAGGATAGTGATTACTACCAAAAAAGGGTTGTACAAGGGAACCATCAGCTGAAATAATAAGCGAATTAACAGATCCCATATTTGGTACTAATCGTAGTAATGAAGTTGCCTTTGTAAGCATTATCCAAGATAATGGAAAATTTGTTACTTGAGTATCTGCAAACATAATCTCCATATTACTAACTTTTAGAGCTGGCTTCTTAAATAACTTTAAAAATCCCCAGTTTTGAAAGTCATCCGCGTAATAGTCATGTTCTTCTACAAATTCTGTTGGAACTAAAACTATATCTAGAAGACCTGATACATTCTGAATAGCTGCATTCAAATGATGGTAGTATAAATTTTCAGGAAATGGATTTCCATCAGAGTCTTCAAGTTTTAATCCAAATAGAAAGGTATCTTTTAATGTCTGAACGTCAAATCTAGAATCTATTAATAATTTTCCTCCTGGAGTGATATCAGAAGCATTGTTTACTGTAGAATCATCCATAGATTACACCTTCTCTTAGCTTTCTTGCTTTGCTTGAAGTATTACATTCAAAATATCTTCTCTTTTACTTGCAGAACCTAAATCTATATTCTCTTTAGCTGCATATCTTATTAATTGTTTAACTGTCATAGAATTTATGTCTTCAGAATTACTATTGTCATCAGTTGTATCTTCAACATATTCAGAACCATCTTCATTAACAAGAATGTATCCGTTTAGTTCTACTATGGTATCTGCGTGTTCCTCTTGAATTTCAGCTATAGAGTTTTCATTGAAGTGTAATTGATTACCTCTGTAAGTAACTTCATGATTTTTAAATCTTATATTTTTAACAAACTTTGACATGCCAATCTTCCTTTCATATATAAAATAAAAGGGCATAAAAGGGTAAAAACCCAAGTACACCCTTAAGAGTATTTAATATTAGTGAATTAATCCAAAGCTAGGAGATGCCTTGATATTCTTGAATTTCATCCACTTTTTAGGAGCAAATAATTGAGGTACACCATATATTAGAATCATCCATCTGTATGAAGGAGAAAGAGTTGCCAAATTCATCTTCATCATTGGAGCTAGTTGCTTAAATTGAATAACATCTGGAGTAAGTTGTCCCATAAATGAAGTATAAGTGTTAGGCATTGTTTCATTCTTATCATAGCAAGTGATTGAAGTTCCAGCATCGTTTTGAGAAGCAGGTACTTCTAACACACAGTAAGCTTGAGTACCATCCTTTTCAGTTCTATAAACTCTAAACCATTCAGGAGCTACAGCCATAGATGCAGCATTCTTTATAGTTAAAGTAACTGATTTATTTAATCCAGTTGAGTCAATAGCTACAGTAGTAGCTGCTGTAGGTAGAGATTCACCATGTCTACTACAAGCTGTGACATAATAAGTGTAAGTACCTACACCTGAAGGATTAAAGTCACCAGCATCATTTACTCCTGTTCCTGTTGATACAGCAGCAGTAATGCTTGCAGGAATTGTAGGACATTGTTGACCACCAGTAGCCTTTGTAGGAAGTGGAGCAGTCTTTTGAAGGAATAAATCTGAACTAAAGTCGATTGGTCCTCCAATAGATTGGAATTTGTTTATTGTTAAGCCTGCTTGATATGTGCTTGCAGTAGGCATAATAACTCTTTCCTTAGGGAAGAATGTCTCAGAGAATTTTGCTAATGTTTCAAATGGTAGGAATAAATCGGTAGGAACACCGTAATTTTCGATTATCATTTGAGCACCACGATTTATATCAGTATCTTGAAGATCATTACCTCTTAGGTCAATTACATTGTCAGGATCTATCAAGTTATTTAATCCATCAAATTGAACACCTTCATTACCATTAGCAGCTAATCTTGAGTTACCCCAGAATAATCCTGTTTCTAACTTCTTCATTAACCAAAGAATACCATTTCTGTTTTCAAGAGAAATAACGTCTCCATGAGCACTATTTACAAGTGTCATAGGGTGAGTTACGCTTCTAGTAGTTCCTAAGAACTTAACAAAGCTTGCCTTTCTTTGGTAACTAGAATCTTCTTCATCCGGTAAAATACCTTCACCAACGAATCCTCCACCTTCTGAACCATAGCTAGTTAATTGATTGTACTCTTCAACAGTAGAGTAAGCAGGAGCTTTATATATCTTTTTCCAGAATACAATTTGTTTTTCATTGTAAGTTAATACCTTCAATGAGTTTTCTAATGATTCGACTTGTAAAGCTGCACCATTAACTTGTCCAGATACACCATCTGCATATCCATAGTTTCCTGTGTTTAAGGCTTTACTTAATTGAGCTAATGATTGTGAGCTTCCCATACCAAACCCACTACCAAAATTTACATAATCGCTTATTGATACTACACCATTCATAACTACACCTCCAAATTATTGTCTTGATGAAGCAATTTGATTTATTCTAGTTTCTACTTCAGGTCTTAAAGGAGAACCAGACTCTAAATTAAGAATATCCATAGGCATTACGGTATCTCCTTTTTCAAAGAGTTCCATAGCTATAGTTGTTTTTTCGGATTTACTAAGAGGTTGGTTTTCTTCTCCGATACTCTTAGTAAAGTTTTTATTGTGAACAGATAAGTCTCTTACTGACTTTCTCATGGTTGGTTGACCTTCCATTTCTTCAATTCTTGTAGACATATCTTCCATTTTTTCAGAAATTGATTTAACTAAGCTAGTTAATTGCACGTTTTGTTGCATAGTAGCTTCTTGAGCTTTAAACAATGCTCCAAATGATTTTGCAAAAGCACCAACTACATTTTCATCTGGTCCTTTTTGTTCTAGAGCATTTTTAACTCCTTCTAAAGACTTAGAAAGCTCTACAGTAACTCTACTTAAGAAAGGACTAACATCTAGAACATTTCCTTCAGGAGAATTTTGTACTGATTTTTCTAATGATTCAGGATCAGTAGATTTCTTGCAGTCATCTTTGTCTTTATCTCCTTTTTTATCATCAGAAGTATCTCCATTTTTAGGATCTGAAATGTCGGCAGCATTAACGTCACCTTCTGATTTTTGAATAGTACCTGAAAAAGCACCTTCATCTTCATCAAGTTTCTTACCTGTTTTACCTGCTGCATCTGACAAAGAACCATTTGCAGTAGCTGCATCAGAATCTGCCTTTGCTATTGAAGCTGTAACTTGAGATTGAGCACCTTGAAAATTCTCAGATTTTACTACTAAATTTTCAGCTTCTTGTGTCATATTTAATAATGATTTAATTAAATCGCTCATTAAACTTACCTCCTACTTATTTTTCATTTTCATATTTAAAAACTATATTTTGAGCATCTTGTCTAGAGACTCCAGTAGATACTTGTAAAAATAATATAGCTTCATTAACACTTAGAGATTTATTAACTAGCAACTGGTCTTTCAGCAAATTACGTTTTTCCTTTGCTTCATCTGAATCATCACAAAGAGTAGATAGATTTTTTAAAGATGTATCCAAGGATTCTCTCTTTAAACAACTTCCATTATTCTCTTCATCTAGATTAAATTCATAGCCAGCATCACATGCTTTTGATATGTCATAATTATCTTCAGTAAAGCTCTTTATTACTGCTTCCCATGTAGCAGTAGGGTTAACTGGATTAGCTGTAATTGCACAGTTGTATATAAGTGCTTTTAAAATTTTGCCTGTTTCAGACTTCTTTAGAATCTTACCTTCTACAGAAAATCCAAGTCTTCTAGGAGCATTCGATTTCTGAAGAGCTACAGCTGTTTCCCACATACGATCAGCAATATCTACACCTCTAAGAAGTGTACCTTCTACATATAAACCTTTTGAATCAATCTTTGTTTTTGACTTATCTGGATAACCTAATATGATTGAATTATCATGGTCATAATTGAACCAGCCATGATTAACAAAGTTTGAAATGTCTAGTCCAGATTGTAGAATACTTTCATCTTGCCTATCTTTAAATGAGTTTGAAGCATAACCTCTAATTCTACGTTCACCTTTATCAGAAGAATCTGACTTCTCAATATCTATTTCAAAAGGTACAAAGAACGCAAAGTCACTTTTTGATCTAGCTTTCACCTTTATTCACCTCCTGCTCTTTTCAGTAATAATATTCTTAAGCGTACACATAGCAGTTTTATGAGCAAATAAAATTTAAATATAAATACTTGGAAAAAATAAATAGAATACTATTTTCAACAATAATTTACAAAGTATTCAAAAATAAGGTATAATAAATTTGTACAATATACAGAGTGCTTTATAAAGAGAGGCAATGGTGAATATGTATGACAAAGACAATGATATTAATAGCATTTTCTTAGAAGATTCAAGAACTAAAAAAAGAATAGCAATAGGAATTCATTCTAGAGCTAGTAGAAGAGGTTATATTAAAGGTGGTGTAAGAACTCAAAGTGACTATTTAAGTAAAAAAGAAAAGAATAAACTAAATGGAGAGGTGCGAATATATAATATGTACGATGATTATAAGAACTTAGAAAATTGTGATTTGACTGAAATATTTAAAAAGGAACCTAATGAAATTAAAGCTATTTTGACTATGATGAAAGAAAATAATACTGCTAATGCAATATGCAAAAAATTTAAATTTTCAAATGGGACATTATATAATTTATATAAAAAATATGGAGTTTACATAGAGAAAAAAGAACGTAGAGTACCTGCATTGAAACAGAATAATTCAACGTTACCAAACATTATTTTAACTAAAGAGAAATTTGATTTACTTGATTCCTTAGATAAAGGGAGATATATTTTACATATAAAAGAGCTTAAGAAACTAAGTTCAAGAGATCTTGCTGCTAAACTTAATGTATCTAAATCTATGCTAACTTACTATACAGATAAACTTAAAAATTCAAATAAAAAAGATGAACCTGAAAATAAAATTGTGCCTAAAGACAGTATTCCTAAAGAAGTTCTAGAAGAGGTTGCATTTACTTCTGAGGAAAAAGAAGATAACTCTGAGAGTGCATTGTTATATAAGAGGATACAGGACCTAGAAAGAGAAATTCTAGAAACCAAAAATGAAAATAAAAAATTAGTGGACCATTTAATGGAACTTTCAAAGACTGATAAAAAAGAACAAGGCCTAAAAATAGATATTAATGGATCTTATTCTAAAGAGGAATTAAGTGATAGACTGCTTTCACTAGATCATATAACTCTAGAAAATAAGACATATAGAATAGCATTGCACTTAGAAGAAGAGCTTTAAATATATAAGCCTAGCTAATAATTAGCTAGGCTATACTAGTGTTACTCAGAAGGACTATTATCACTAGATTCATTTGGTGCATCTGTAGTAGTAGTTCCTGTTGTAGGAGCTGGTAAATATGCAAGAGTTTCATCATATTCTTGCTGATTTATCCATCCGTTTTTTAATGCTTCATCAAACTCAAATCTATAAAAGTTTAATGCCGCATACTGTTCTACTGCATCATAGTACCCATCTGCAATGCTTGGATATCCATCTCTAGGTGTTAATCTGTATGTCCCAAACCTATAAATGTTTAGAGCATAAGTTGAAGTTCTAAAAGGTAATAATGCCATAAGTAAACCCTCTTTTCATCTTTAATTTTTATTAAAATAACTACAATTAAGTAATTATTATAAGCTTGTTATAAAGTCTATCATTTGTGATAAATTAGTGTTTGTTGTAGCCAAACTTTGTTTTAAAACATCAATTTCACTTGGAACAGGTGTTGAAGGAACTACTATTGGATCTGGCTTACCATTTGGATAAGCTTTTTCAAATTCATCAAATAGTTCTAATTCCTCTTTTGTTGCTCCATCTCTTGGTATACATTTAATAAAGCCATCATCATTAGTTATTATTAGAACATTATCTATTAAATTAGTTTTATTTAAATCTAACATAATCTGCCTCCTATATTCTTCCTCTACAGTCTGAAATTAATTTTAATCCGATATTACAACCATAATTTTTTATATCAGTTATAGTAGAACCATCTGAAGTATACCAGCGTATAAAAACACTTGACTTAGATGGAACAACTGCATTTAAATTAAACTTATTTGTAACATCTATAGAATCTGCTGTACCTTGTCCTTTCCAAATACTAAAACTCGATATGGATACTATAGGCATAACTTTTTTTATCACTCCAAAATGTAATAGTATTGATACATACAAATTACCTCCAGTGTGGTAATAAGAAATATTTGGTCTAAAAGAATATGGGTTAGTAAAGTCTATAGTCTCATATAAACTCAAGTCAACAATAGAATCTAAGATACTATCGTGTTGTTGCCTATTGTTGACTTCTTCCTGAATATTTTCTATGGTTCCTACGATATCCTGACCATATGAACAACTTATAACACCAATCTGTGGTGCTTGAGTTGCTAATATTTTATAATCTACAGTATAAGTTGAATTAATATCAAAATTAGCTACCGTCCATGCTAAAAATTCTCTTCCGTATCCCCTACCAGTATCATATCCACTTCTATTATATTTAGAGTCAAAAATTAAATTTCTATAAGCATTACTTATTGATTCAACTTTATACTTTAAAGGAGAATTAAAAGTTGTATCATTCAAATAATAATTATTGCTACCTCCACCTAATACTGGATTGGCGACTTCCTCTAGTATAATTCCAGAGTCTAAATACAAATAATTATCTCCTACATCAAATTTAGGAATATCCCCCTTAACATTACAGTTAAGATCTGTAGTAGGTTCTGGATTCTGCAATTTATAATGTAACTGATATCCTGGGTACCCAGGTGCCACATTGTTTTTACAGTAATTAAGTAATGGAGTACTAGCTATTCCATCATCTTCTTTCACAACTACAGTGCCGATAGAAGCACTATGAGTTATTGCAGATATAGTTAAAGTATTTGAGGATATCGCAGTTATAGTTCTTCCCCATACTGTACCATCGTCACACACTAGGGCTAACCCATCCCCAACTGAGAATATTGAACTATTTTCAACAACTAGTGAGGTAGAACCACTTGTATAAGTAGATGATAATTTAGTAGATGGCCCTCCACTGGGAAGGCTACCGTCTACAATACTTATCCACGTTACATATCTACCATTGGTGCTAAAAAGAGCTTTCCAACCATTCATAAAACATTTAACTTCATCGTTGTTAGGATTTATGTTTTCTGTCCATCCTGTATCTGTGTCTGATACTTGTGGATAAATATTAGTATATGATTTTAAGATATTTAAAGAATCTGTCTTAGTAGATGTACCAATATTCTCAATAGTCAAGATTTTACTATCATATTTTGTAAAAATAACACTCGAAATATCACCATTATCTATAAAATTAGGTAACGAAGACTTTGCTAGTTTTATAGATTTCCAACTAGTAGCATCTGCATCAAATTGCCAGTCATAATCCTTACCAAATAGAGTTTTATGCTTCCACCATATTTGACCAGTAACTTTCCCATTACTGTAGGTAATAGAATCATCAGAAGTTAACTTAGTTTCTAATACTGTTCTTTCAATTCTACAAGGTTTGTATGCAGATGGAGCGGTTGTTCCTTCTACTAACATTATATTTCTAAATGTACATGTTGTACTTGGCGATACAATGTGCATTAATATTGCAATTTTAGAATTACTATCACTATTAAAAGTTCCACTTTCAGAAATTAATGTTACAACATCACTTGAAAAAACTCTTACTGATCCTCCATTAGTTGTTGTTCCTTGTAAATAGTAATTTGTATTAGGTTTTACATTTAAAATTTGCTTTACCCATGTACCACTACTAGATGGTGATGTAACGCTAAATACTCCATTCAATACTGAAAAAGCTGTTGTTACCAAGGTATTAGGTGTCCACCATGCAGTTCCTTCTTCACCATTACCATTTCTAATTAAGTTATCATGTTTTATCTCAAGGTACGGATTTGTTAAACAGGTATAGGAATCTACGTAAGGATATTTAGATAAAAGAGTATCTACGCCTAAAGCATACTCAGAAGAAGTTATTTCATTAATCATTATTCCATCAACATAAGCATATTGTCCACTTGTACCTGTAACATATATTGCTAATACATTTAAAGAATTAAAATCAGATGGTTGTATTACTACTCCTACCCTATTAAACTTAGTAGTATCTGTTACTGTTGCACTTGAAATAGTAGTTCCACCACCAGTAGAATCTTTCATTACTTTTACACTTGTAGCATTTCCATTTTTCAAATATGCACTAAATAAATAATATTTAGAGGTATCTAAATTATATTTCGATATAGGATTATTTATATTGGCATTTGTACCGGTAAGATTTATCTTAATTCCAATATTCCCATCTAAATTAGTAGTAGCAGTAACATTATTCCACTTACTTACATCTTCACAATTTCCATCTTTACCTAATAAGTTCACTAATGTTTTGCCCTTAATACTAAACTCAGGAGATGTAGAAACCTTTCCTGAATTAGTAATAACATTATTCATACCATAACTAATAGTTGGAGTTGCTATAACTGATGCTGAAAGATTATCAGATAAAGATTTTATTTTTGAATTAGTATCGTCTATGTTATACGTATTTTCATTTATTGCATCTACTACAGATTTATTATCTGTATTTAAATTAGCTACATTTCCTATCTCATTCTGATATATATTTTCTAAAGTTTTATCATTATTTAAGATAACTGCATCTCCAGAAGTATATACATCAACGTCTTCTATTATAGTTCCATCTGAATCAACAGAGTGAATACGTGCTTTTTTTAAATTAGACATAGGTAGACTTCATCTCCTTTATCTTTTTTAATAATATACAATAAAGTACATAATTAATTTTTGATAAAAAAAAGAGCAGTGTAAACTGCTCTTAAACATCTATTTCTATATTTACTGATTTTTTAACATCATCTTGTTCATTTTCAGAAGGATCTACTGGAGCTTGAGCATTTTGCTGCATCATTTGTTGTTGTTGAGCTTGTTGAAGTTGCTGCATAACAGTCATAGCTCTTTGTTGCTGTTGTTGTTGTAGATTAGACATATACTGAACAAATACACCATCTAGAATAATATCTCCATTCTCAAGTGGTTCTTGATCGTGTTCTGCACGTATTTCATTTACAGTTTTATAAGTCTTAACTTGTGATGCATCGAGTTCAGCTTGATCCTTTTCAGAGTTTTCATTAAGACCTTTAAATATAAATATAAAATCAGGACTAAATTGCCAGATAATATACTTATTTATTAAACTTGCTACGAAAGTCAACAAAGGCTTTAATCCTTTATCTTTAGATTGATTAAATTTTTCTTTATGTCCACCTTCCATCATAGAAGCACCTTTTCCACCAACGCCACCGTTATTAGGAAAATTGACTTCAGCTGGATCTATTTGAAAAACTGCACATGAAATATTAATTAGATAATTCATCCATTTCTCAAATTCCATTTCTCTATTAGACTGAGATACATTAATATATTCTAATCCATTTGGAACATTCATAATTGGAGTCTTCCATGCTCCTGTAAGTCCACTTACTTGTGCGTGCCACTGTCTTTTAAAGGACTCTAATGTTTCAAGATTTACTTCATTGGTCCCCGACTTTATATTAATTATACCCTTTGTAGTACCACCTTGACTAAAAAATCTAGAATTATATTCTTCTGCAAATAGATGTGCAGTGACTTGATGCATAATTTGCTCAAGTTCTCCAAATCCATAAGGCTGAATATCAATATCTGTTCTAGGATTACGTACTCCAAAAGCTAAATTTCTAGAATTAAATACAGCTTCAATTTTACCATTAATAACTTGAACCCATTTAACCTTCTCTGGATCATTAGAATACTCTGCATATACTGAATCTTTGTCCTTTTCTGAAGCAGCTCTTATTGTTGCTGCATCAACTGCTAGTATTTCAGCAGGTCTTCCTTTTCTATCTGGTACAACTTCAAAAGCAACTTGATCGTAAGTAAGAGAGTCTCTGAGTATCTTTTTAACGAATGTATCAAATGAATCCCTATCCATATCGTCATCAAATCCACAGTTCTCCAAAAACATCTCCAGGGCCAAGATAACCTTCTTTTGTTCATCCGTAGGAGAAGCTTTAGGATCTCTCAATTTTATTTCATATCCAAGTCCATCCTCACTAAATTTTGCAGGTTTAGTAAAATTTGATACTTGATTTATTCTGGTAAGGATAATAGAACTAATAACTGCATTCTTTGCAGCCATTTTTTTTAATATATCATAACTTAAAGAGAAAGGTCTATCCTTGTATCCTGCTGCATCTATCAAAGACATAGGATCAAAATACACTGCTGTAGGTGATTGTGCAGGCATACTTTTTGCTAAATTAAAATTTATTGGTTGAAATTCTTTAGAGTAACTAACAGTACCCTCTGATTTCTTAAATACACTACTAAATGGTCCCATAGAAAATTCCTCCTTTTCTATGTAGTAATATAGCATTTATTCCAAAGCAGGTTTTTGTCCAGTTAATTCTCTAACTAATTTTTTTAATATTTCCTTGGCATCTTTATCTCTTACGTTAGCAGATTGTAGCCTAATTTCATTAAAAAACCAGTCTCCACGTGAGCTATTTTTAGGATCTAATTTTAAGTCTAAAGGCACTAAAGGTATTGCAGAGGCAATGTTTGCAGTGTGTAACCATTTAGAATAAATATCGCTTAGAGTATACTTACCCTTATTGCCATAAAAAGTATTTCCTACCTGTGTAACAATACCAAGTACTTTATCTTTATTATAGTCATAAACTCCAAGTGTAGGATACATACCTCCAGTAACAGTATTTATAAGTCTAGCATAATCTCCCTCTTCATGGTGAGATGCACTTGACTGTATTGTATTAAATATCTTTTCTTGATAGTCTTTATTAGAATTTGGAGTGCTAGATACACAAAGATACTGTTCTATTTCATTCCATGCTTTATTCCATGCTTGCTCAGAATCAGAAACATCAACTTTAAATCCAGTATCCTGTAAGTATTTAAGCGCTTTTTCTCTTCCAAAAATGTATTTTAATGACAATGCTGTTCCGTAGTCAAAGCCTAATATAGCTCCAAAATACTTCTTTCTCTTATCTGGTAAGTTAGCAAGTGGAATAGTAGGCAATTCTACATCTTTATCCCCTTGAGTTACCTGAATAGTTTGTGGTTCAGTATCTTGAGTTACATTAGCTCCAGTATGTTGATTCATTCCTGAAATGTTAGAATTACTAGAAGCCTTTCCTGGTCCAACTGCCTTTTGATTTGGTGATTTTGGATCACCCTCGTACTTTTTAGCATTTGCATCTTTTACTTTTGCATGTTCATCTGATGGATTACTAGCAGCATTAGAATCACTATCTGATGGCCCTTGGTCATCTTTTACCCAAAATCCCTGCTCATGGAGTATACCATGATCGTTAACCATCTTTTTTTCATACCTAAGCTTAGTCTTATCAACTTTTCTAGTTGATACTGGTACTGATTTAGATAAGTCTGAAGGAGGTGATACTTCTTCTGTAGATGCTACAACTAATCTACACATACAATTTGGATGCATTGTACCTAATACAGGCTTCCATTCTCCCACTTTTTTACCATAGTTTGTTCCATTTTCTATTAGTTCTCTTAGTGTAAACTTCTTTGGATTTCCATTAGAATCTAAATAATGCTTTTTACAGTGCTTACAAGCATCTGGTTCTAGTTTCTTATACACTATAGTATCTAGTCCATCCTTAGAGTGCTCTATAATACTTTCAGCTTGACCATAAATCTTTGCATTCCATAGTTCAGTGTGTGCTATACTTCTCCAGTTTTTTGTATAATCTTTTGTTAGATCCTCAAGCTTCTTTGCAATAGTAGTAGAATCATTTGCATCTACATTTTTTATAAATATATTTTTTATATCATTCTTTGTAACTTCATTGATAACTTGTTTTTTTATATCATTTTTAAAACTATCAATAGAGTTTAATGAGTTAATCTTTATGAATAGTAATGCCTTTTTATCTGCATCAGATAATTCAACATTGCTAATTAATTTAAAAATTTCTTCAGCATTTTTATTTTTTATAGATATATTACTGAGCATTTCAGCTTTTCCATATTTATAGAATAAATCTACTATTGGTTTTTTATCCTTTATTCTAAGTGATTCAAGTACACTTTCATCTGGTTTGTTTTCTCCAGTTAATACATAGTTCATTACATTCATATACTTATTAATTACTGCTTCAATTTGTTTAACTTTATCAAGTGTAATCATAGTATTCCTCCTTATATAAAAAAGCTAGACATTGTGCCTAGCTTAACTAATAGTCTATCATAATTCTGTCCTGTGGATCATCTGGTAGTGTGTTAGGAGGCTGCTCTGCATTATAGAACGAGAATAAGGACTCTTGACCACCATTAGCAAACAGGTTGCAAATAACATCTTTAGCAACTTTAATTGGATCTACTGAAAAGTCTCTTCCTGGAGATAGGCTTATTGCTAAATCTATAATAGCTCTATTACCTATCTCATTTTGCAAATCTAAAAATTCCTGTTCCTCTTGAGTTTTAGCTTTAGGAATATTTAAAAATGCATTGTTATTTACAACTAATTTTGGACCTGAATCAGAATGTACGTCACGTGGATCTATCATACCCTAGTCCTCCTATCATTGAATTATATTTCTGATATCCTTTATAATTTGCTTTCGTATTATTTTAATAATATCAAGCAATTCTTCATCAGCTGTTCTAAGAATTGGTTCATCAAATTCTTTTTCTATGTTGGTATCATGTTTTAAAAATTCTAGTGCTTTTTCTAATGAAGCTTCAGCATCCACTTCATCTTCAGCACCATTAATTTGAATTTTCGCCAATGGTATCACCTTCCTTTTTTGGGTATAATAGATCTTTTATTCTTATTATACACTTTATTGTCAGAAAAGCAAGACTTTAGAAGATTCTCGACGATTTCTTCTTCTGGTCTATCTGTGTATTTATACAATGCTTTACGTAAACTTTCAGGAACTTTTTTACCCATTTTGGCTTCACCTCTCATTAATACAAGTTATGATTATATATTTTTATATTATGATTTTCATTCCATTCTTCATTTTGTCCAAGTAATATTTCAACTTTATGTTTAATATAACTATTACTTTTAGAAAAATCATTCTTTATTGCTTTTTGTACAATTATTTTACAGGTTTTTATACTATCATTAATATGAACATGAGTGTTAAGTTTTTTATTAATTATGGTGTAGTAACTCTTTTTCTTTCCACCATTAATTACAACTAAGTATTCCTGTTTTTCTAATAGAATGCAGCTACTCATAAAACCACCTCTTTTAATATACTAATAATATAATGAGTAGCTACACAATTAGATTTAGATAAATTCCATTCCTATATCTTTATTAGTGTTGTAATTCAACAATTTATCTTTTCCTATTAATGTATATACTAATGCGCAAGCTAAGTGATCTGGGCCTACTCTAGTAGCAATTTGATAGACTTGTCCTCCATCTTCCATATCCATGATACGTACATTTTTTAAATGTTTAGTAAGCATTGCAATTTTTTCGTCCCACGTATATAAGTTTATTCCTTGAGACTTAATAGTATGCAACATTCTCTGAACAACTGTAGTTTTATCTACAGAAACTTCTCTAGCTGTATCATTCCACTGATTTATAAATTTAACACTAGATTGAGAGTTTTTGACTGTTAAGAACTTACAAGAATACAATGCATTCGGAAACTGTTGGTACATATAACTATTTCTATCAGAACCATATCCAGCATCAGCTACAATTAAGTTTGGTTGATATGCCTTTAATATAGCTGCCATATGCATAACCGGTTCTAATGGTTTAAAAGGATTATCAGCAAACCAATAGATGTCTAAAAGGTCTATTTGACCATTGCCTTTTATACCTATTATAACCATCCAGTTTACAGCTCCCCAGTCTATTCCTGCAATGATTAGATTGTATTCTCTGGTTCTAGATAAAGTAGCTGAATTTAGCTTAATAGCTAATCTTACGTCCTGTTCATTTACTATTAATCCTTCAGAGGCATAAGGATATCCTAAAACGTAGTTATAGAATAATTGTTTAGATGAATAGTTTTTCTGTCTTCTCATTATATCCGTTGGAGATATCCAAGGAGCATCCAATTGAGATATAAAGTAACCCTTAATTTCAATTCTATTAGGATTTAAAGGTACCCATATACCATCTGCCTCCATTCTATTTAATGGTAATTTACAATGAGAACAAATAATATCATAGCTATCATCTGGAATATCATCTACTAGTGGATCAAATCCAGATTTAACTTGAACAATGTTATCTTCTAAAGTTATGATTTGTCTAGTTCCACAATGTGGACATGTCCAAAACCATTGATTTTTATCAGAAATATCATATAGCCTATTAACACCTCTTCCGGGGATAGTAGGTGTAGACCACCTGCTCATTAAATGATACTGAGAAGACTTTAAGGATTCCTGAAAGGCAAGTTCAACATTATCCTTCATTCTGTCATATTCATCAAAAGCTACAAAGTCAGCATCGACACCTTCACCCAGTGCAGATCCCCAGGCACTTCTCATAAATAGAAAGCTGGTACCTATCTTCTTTAAAGATACACTATCTTGCTCTTTAGAAATTAAGCTCTGCATATGTTCTCCAGATTGAAGTGCCGGCTTAACTCTTGTGTTACTAAATTCTTTCATTTGCTGATCTCTAGGGAATGTGTATACTGCTTTAGTATTCTTATTAACATCTAGAAAATGAAGGACCTTACTCATACCTGTCTCTGACAGTCCTAATTGTCTAGATTTTTGCACAACTATGTTTTCATGAGGATCATCTAATATTGCAACCTGCCAAGGCCTACGTGCGTAGGGATTATGCTTACTGTTAAATACAGTAGGCTTATTTTTTATAGCTTTATACTTTAGCGCCCATAGACTAGCGAATCGCTTTATATACGCTTGCTCTATAACACTTAAATCACAATTTTGAAGGACAGACTGAGCTTCATTTACTTCTTGTAGAAGTCTTTGATACTGCTCTTCAGAATTAAACGAATCTACCATAATGTAGCCTCCTTTCATTAGTAATATAGAGAAGAGGCTACATGTACACTTTGTATATTATAGTATTCTCTATGTGGAAAGTATCTAAATAATTACTAAAAACACGCCTTTTTAATATTAAAGACATGTAATTTGGAGGATTAATAATGGAAAATTCAGATGTAAATTCAAGCTTATCAAATGAAGAGCTTTTAAGATTATACAGAAGTACAAATAATAGAAAATACTTAAATTTACTTTTTGCAAATGTAGAGAACCTAGTTTACTATGCGTGTAGTCATACTTCTTCTGGAAAAAAGCTTATGACTGTATATAAATTATCACTAGAAGAAGTTAAAAGTATAGCTTTTTTGGGAGTAAGTAAGATAATAAATACTTATTCTTTTGAGAGAAACATAAAATTTTCTACTGCTATGTATAGTTATATAATTCGTGAATTTCATAAAAGTTTCGATTATTACAATAGAAAAAATAGGGAACTTAATTTAGACAGTTTACAAGGTTCCTGTTCTCAAAGGGATGATTTTGCTACACCTGTAGCAATGTCTGAACAATTAAAGGATGAAACTATTGATATAGAAGAACATGTATTAGACGAAATAGAATACTCTGAATATTCTTTAAAATTAAATAATGCTCTAGAAGTTATGTCTGAACGCTCTAAATTTATAATACATGAATATTTTTATAATAATAAAACCAATGCAGACATAGCTAAAGTACTAAACTTTAATGCAAACTCAGTCAGTAGGTTAAAGATTGAAATACTAAAGGAATTAAAAAAGATGATTATAGATCCAGAGTATATAGAGATAGCTAAGACACACGAAAAGGATAAATCACGTGGAGTACTAAGAAATCTTCCAAAAGATTATAAAAAGTATACTAAGCTACTAAGTGACAAAGAAAAAAAGGCTTTAAATATGAGACTTAATGGAAAGACATATGAAGAAATTGGAAAGAAACTTAGTATACATCAAGGTACAGTTGGTTCTATTCTTACTAGAGTAGTAAATAAACTCGGTGAAGCAACGATAAGAGATGCTGGTAAATGTAAAACTAAAGAATTTTATGAGACTCTATATAAGAAGTATCCAAAGTATCTAAATGAAATAAGCTTAACAGACCAGAGGCTATTAGAGTTTAAGTATAAAGAAAATAAAAAATATTCTGAAATAGCAAAAATGTTAGATAAAAAGGAAACTGCTGTTTGCGTTTTAATTCGTAACGCTGAGTATAGATTTGGGAACGTTATTATGAGATATGAAGAAATATAGAGTTTCTATGTGGCAATTATCTAATATTTTTGAAAAATAGAGCTTTTATATTTATATAGTGATTAATAAAAAGAGGTGAAAAAGATATGATTAAAATGTATAAAGGTAACTTTTGTAATAATTGTGACATGGTATCTCAATACTTAAAATCAAATGATGTTAAGTTTGAAGAAATAGAAATAACACCTGAAATTCAAAAAGAGCTAGTAGCTAAAGGACTTAAAACTTTACCTGTACTAGATGTAAATGGTGAATTAAAATCAGGCCTTTCTAAAAAAGATTTAGATGAATTAATAAAATTTGAAAAAGGTATGTAGAAAAGGAGTACACATGGAACAAATAATAGAACAACCTAATGGACAATTATGTATATATTCACCTAAGGATAACAAAATGCTTTTAAAAAATGCATCAGCTGGAGAGGTTATAAATTTTATTGTAACTTTAGAGCTTAAAGAAGCTAAGGAGAACATAATAGCAAGAACAAAAGATTTAATAGCTGCTGCAAGGCATAATAAGGAACCACTACATGAGTTTGCTTATTCTTATAAAGAAGCTACTGAAAGAATAACAGATAGTTATATACAGGAAGCCTCTGAAAGAGGTAAAAGCTTAGGATGCGAGTTAAATCCAAATAAAGAAACAGTAAATAAAATTGTTACTGCACTAAATAATACTAAAGAGCTTTTAGGAAAGTCATATTGTCCATGTTCTTTAATAAAAGATGAATCTACAATTTGCTGTTGCGATGAATGGAAAAAATCTATGACTGATAATTCAAATGAATTTTGTCACTGTAAATTGTATTATAATCCTAATTTCCGTAAATAATAATTGTATCTAATTTGAAAGAGGGTAATGATTTTATGTTTCATTTTTTTAATTTATTTAATAAACCAAAGCAAACTATCGAAAATTCAGATAATACTATACAGGCTTTAAGTGATGGTAATGTGTGCAAAATAACTGTAAATGGAGTCACAAAAACAGTACTAGGATCTATTTCTTCTGTTATTGGAAAGAGGATTTATGTAGATGGTAAAGCTGTTTCTATGGAAGGACTTAATGATGATGCGTATAGCAACTCTGAAGTTGTAAATATAATCATAGAAGGATCAGCACAAGATATAACTTGTACTGGAAATGTAACGGTACATGGTAATGTAGTTGGCAAGATAGCTTCTGATGAAGATGTGTGCATCTGTGGAGATATGTCAGGCACAATCATAGCTGAAGGTGATGTAAGTATTGAAGGAGCATATGAAGGACCTGTCAGGTCTAATACGCTTACTGTACAGAAAATGTCTACAAGCTGTTAAGGAGGTTTATTATGGAATTAGGAAAGATAGTTAAAATACATGGAACCTCTTTTAAATTAATACTTGAATTTAAAAATTTTTATTTAGGATTAAATTTAGAAACTCATAAGTGTAAAGAAATTCCAATATTGGAGAGGATAAAATGATAAGTACAGGAACCGAAAGATATATACGTGGGTACAATTTCATAAATAATAAAAGTGTTTGGACAGAGGCCAGAAAGGGAGAGAAAGTAGTAATAAGACTATATGATGTAACTCCAGCTGAAGATGGTAAAGGTGAAATACTATCACGTGGCAACAAAGTTATATCAGGAGTAATAATGGATATAGGAACTAAATTTCTTACTTTAGAAACTGGCCCTCGGCTTATCTGCAAAAGGAGCACATATTTATCCTGGAAAAAAATAAGAATAGATATTGTGCATTCTTTTCACAAGTATCCAAGCAATCATCAAGAATATAAAGATTATAAATTATATTAAATAGGGGGATGGTATTATGCCAGAAGAAAGTAATAGAATTATTTCAGCTAAACCATTTAGAATTAACAATAAATTTATATTAGAGCCTTTAGAAGATAAAGCAGCTGAGGTTGCATTAAGAGCATATGCAGATGCACTAGATGATACTGCACCACACAATTTAAAAAATGTAGTACAAGAGTTTTTATCAAATCTTCAAAAGCTAAGAGATCTAGAAAAACTTTTTAGTGAAAATGGGTATACTCCTGAAAAAATATCAGAAATTAAGTGCTCAGATGCTATAGCTGTGGAAGAATATTTAGAAAATCTAGAAGCTGAAAAGAAAATAGCTCCTATATTTAAGGTAATAATGACAGATAACTATGATAGAGAGCTTTATGATGACAAGCTTGTACAGGATAACCTAGTGCTTGCTGAGGCTGAAGAAATGGCTAGTAAGCTAAATAGTAAATTAGGTGATTATTCTAATTGGTGGTATAAGGTAGTACCAAATAGCTATGAACTTTTTGTATATGAACCTTAAAAATTAATAGTAGGAAGGGAATTTTATGGGAAAGAATAAAATAAAAACAATGATTGATCTAGAAAAACTATTCAATACAGCAAAACAGTTTGGAATGAATTATATTGCTATAAAAATAAAGATGCCAGGTCTAGATAATCCTGAAATAACTATTACTCCTAAGAGCAATTTTGATTCTAGGTTGGAATATTGCAAAATGGTCTATGATGACAATCTTCACTTGAAAGCTAATCCAGACATTAAGATAATATCAGCATGTGCTGAATATAAAGCTAAAAATATTATTGATAACTTTTTATAGGGAGGTGAAGGATGCATACATTACTTGATACAATAAGAGATATTAAAGATAATAAAAAGCCAGATTATGAAGATTTACGTTATGCAGTACTTGCTCTATTAAAATTAAATGCAGTTACTCAAAGTATATTAGAGGACGTAAGCTCTGATACTCCTGTAGGTAGCCTTGCATCCAAAAAGAGAAAGATAAAATTACTATTTTCACAGGCTTTAATTACTTCACCAAAAGAATTTGTAGGTTGGAAAGATGATCCAGAAAATCCTGAGTATCAAAGGTATAGACAAGTTTCAAAGAGGATACTCAATAGATTCAGGCAAAAACTAAAGTAACTTATATTGCTGCATGAAAGTGCAGCTTATTTTTTATAAAATTTCAATAAATTTGCACAAATTTCAGTAAAAAACATATCTTAATATTATAAATAACATCAAGGAGATTTTTATATGTTAACACCTGAAATTAGAACTATGGACATGAAAGAAGTTATAGAACTTTGGAATACTGATAATAAAAAATTAAAGATTAAATTATTGGATGATTATCATGATTTAGCTAAAGAGTATAGAAATCAAATTAAAATTTACAATCAAGAAGGACATAAAACAAGTAAACTGTGGCTAGAACGTCATAGCTGTACACCTATTAATTATCAAGCTGAACTAGGAATAGAAGAATATATAAGAGACAAAATTATATTCTCAGAGGACTTTACTGAGAATATAAAAATAGGTTTAGAAATATTCCATTCTATGCTAAGTAACAGGCGCGAAATTCAGGCCTATGTATTAGCAGAGACAATAAGATTAAAGGCAAGAGAAATTGAAGATGTATTGCAGCTTTTAAATATTAAGGTTCCATATGTTAAAGATTTTGAAAAACAAAATAACTGGTTACATGAGGATCTAGATGAATTAAGACTACAAGAATTTAAAGAGGCTGAGGAAAAGCAAAAGGAAATTAAGGAACGTGCTAAATACCTTTGTGAAAGTATTGATGAAGAGGGAGCTTCAGCCTTATGAATATAAATGAAAAATGTGATTTATTAAAGAATAAATGTATTAAGCTTCTACAGGAAAGTAATAATAAGCAAGTTAAGATTCAGGAAGAATATGATTCCTTATGTATTAAAAGGAGAAAAAAGAGAACTGAAGAAGTTGAAGCAGCTATTGATGAAAATATAACAACTTCAGCTAAGAATTTTAATAACAGATTTATGTATGAGGACATTGTATCTCTAATTGAATTTCTTCAGGATGAAACAGCTTCTTCTTATAAAGAAATTGAAATTTAAAATAAGCAAGGTGTGATAAAATTGGATACAAAAACTCATGTTGCAGCTGGAGTTTTGGTAGCATTACCTTTTATTTCAATAACAGATCCCATAAGTACCTTAGGAATAATAGGAAGCATAGCTCCTGACTGGGACAAAATACTGAAGATAAAACATAGGACATTTACCCACTGTTTAATTTCTTTGTGTGGAAGTTGTGTCTATATGAATTGTATCAATAATAAATTAGGAATTGTCTGGTTTGTAACTTATTCGAGTCATTTGTTTCTTGATAGCCTTACGGTGCGTGGAGTGCCTTTGTTATATCCATTTAAAAAGGACACGTATGGACTGAAGCTATTTACTACTGGAAAAAGGTTCGATAAGTGCCTTGAGCTTGCATGTAACTTTGGAAGTGCCTTATATATCATTAGTAAACTTGAAGGGACTGCAACTCATATTATAAATAAACTTGCGACAATTATTAAATAGGTGCCTAAACGGTGCCTATTTTTATTTAGGAAAAATAACGAAAATAAAAGAATGCTTTTTCCTATAAGGTGCCTTAGTTTTTTTAATGGAATTTAAAAGGCCAGGGGGGGGAGTATCGGTGCTTAGTGGGTTCGTGGGACTTAAGAAAATTTATAAACTAATCTAAGAAGCGAAGAAAATCGAGAAGTGAGTAAATAACTAGAGGCGCGGTAGGAATACAAGCACGCTGCATGGGACCCAAAAATATTGTCGAATTTTAGGCCAGGGTGGGTACTTCTTTAAATGGTATAAAGTACTATATAATATAGTTATTGCATTAGTTCAAAATATAAACAGTTATTGAATAACTTTTACAGTGTTCAAATAATAAACTAGTATACATTACTTTATAAAGATATATTAAAAAATTAATAAGTAGTATTGTATACTATATTCTTTCATAGATCCCGGTAGAAACATTAAGAGTTATTATATACTACATTGTACAATAAACAATACTATTATAATTAAAATATAGCCTATTTAAGGCCAGTAAATATTCTTTTAGTAGAATATACGTTAAATTAATTTTAACGCGTTGTGGAGTCTATAGGATATATTCTATTTAATTCTGTATAGGGTTATATATAGTTTATAGAATTAATTATATTGCCTCTCTCGTCCTTCTCCTGCCCTTCTATATAGTTTGTCGTGTGTTATATCCTTTTTAATATTGTCTCCGTAAACGGTCTGTATAATGCATAGAAAATAATATAAAAATTTCTAATATTTTTTTAAAAAAGGTATTGACTACGTGTATTATTGGTAGTATACTTAGTTCATAAGCAAGGGACAAACACAAAATACAAATTACTTAATAACTTGTTTATGACAGTTTTACACCAAAAAATATTTTTAAAAAAGATATTGACAACGTGTAAGATTGGGATTATAATAATAACATAGACAACAAGGGAGCGACAAAATGTATTAGCGATAGTAAGCAGTTCTTTGACAATTGAATTAAGATTTTAGAAATAGAAATTTTGCGTTTCTATTAAGTTTAAATTGAAACTAAAATCTTTTAAATTAAATTAAATTCTTTATAGATTCATTATACAGTATATTCTGTATAGTGAGTTTATATAAGGGTATTCAAAATTTAAATTATTGGAGTTGATTTTATGAATAAATTACAATTTTTAGATAGAGAATACATAAAAAATGAGGTTATAAGACTTTTTAAAAATTCTATATATAAGCCTTTTAAATTTTCAGTTAATTTATTTAATAATACAGTGTGGGTATATTGTAACATACTAGAAACAAATAAATTCAGCGAAAAAATGATTAATATAGAATTACAGTTTACTAATTCAAATGAATTAAAGTTTGGAAAAGTAATTGAAAGTGCATTTTAATACCTATTGAATACCCTTATACAAACTCACTAGTGAGTAAATAAGAATAAAAGGAGATGCATGTATATGTTATATGTTACAATGACTGATAAATTTATGAGTGGTTGGGGGCCTTGTGAAAATAAGATTAATAAATTAATATTTGAGTGTGAAAATAGAGAAGAGGCAGACATAGTTATGACTAATGCAGAAAATAGAGGCGATATGAAAAACATAAATTTAGCAACTAAAAAGCCTTATTACTCAACCTCTAGATACTACGCTCAAACTAAAAATAAAGAGGAATACCCTTCATGGTATAAACAAGGGTTTTTCAAAAAAGATAACTAGCCTGACGAGTCTTTGAAAATTAAGACGAAACTGGAGAAGCTTCTCCAGTCGCTAGTAATAGCAAGAATTTAATTTAAGGAGATGCATTAACATGAGTTTAAAAGAAAGATTTGAGGAAGTTCAAGAAAATATTAATAATTATGACAGAACAGAGGCTGTTGAAAACTTAAAGAGTATTGCTTCAGATTATGGACAAGAAAGAGAAGTTGATAGCTTTATTCATACCGATGACGTTGACGATTTTGTGGAAAGGCGTTTTCAGTCAGGAGGTTGGCAAGGTGTAGCATGTTGTTTAACTGACTTAATTCATAATCAAAGTGATGACTATTATAATATAGATGGTTACGAAAATTTAGAGTTAGTTACAGTCGATTTGCTACAAAATACTCTAGATGATTTAAAAAGAGCTTTATCTGATGAACTTGAAGAAGAAGAGGAAGAAGAACTCGACTAGACGAGTATAAACAGTGTTTAGGTCTAGTGCGTTGTAGAGGCTATAAAGCTTCTACAGGTACAAAGAATTTAATTTAAAAGGAGATGTTTTTATGAATATGACAGCTGAAACAACTAAATATATAAACTTTGGTGATGAAAACCCACTTAGCTATTATGGTATCTGGTTAAGAAAAGATTCTGATAACGAAAAGTGTTTTGATATTGTAAAAGTAGATAATTTAGAGTGGTGCAGTGGTTCGACTGAAAATAGATATAGGCTTGAAGAAGGTTCTATTGACATTACTGATGATTGGATTAACTGGTCTGAGGTCTATAATTGTTATGACTTAAATGATGAATCTAGTGATGAAGAAAAGGCAATTTCAGCAGTTCAAAATTATACTATTCTTGAATTTGGTTCTACAAAAGACGTAAAAACAACAAGAGAAGCTTTGAAGTTCCTAGAGGAACATGAAATAGTCCTTGGTGAAACTGTAGAAGATTATGAAAAGAGAATTGCTTCTGAGGTATTTGACATTTTAAACGATGCAGTAATGACTCTAGGAACTAATACAAATGATTCCTTTATAGAAGATGAAGAGGAACTAAAGGAAGCTCAAAAGTTATTAAAACAACTTGAAGAGGAAGAAGAGAATCAAGAAGAATTATGTGATAAATACAATTATGAACTTGATGACATTAAAGAGTATATAAGCGATACTTATGGAATGAAATATTAAAACTCGACTATGCGAGTATAAATAGACCTTAAGCATAGTGCGTTATGGAGAATAACTTCTCCATAGGTGGTAGTAATACCAAAAAGAATTTAATTTAAGGAGACGATATTATGAAACTTGAAAAAGCTTTGGAAAATTTTAAAAATGAAAATAAGGAAAATTGGTTAATTACTTGTGTTGTTTGTGACATAGAGGATAAAGAACCAGAAGACCAACAAAGTTATATACATGACGTAATTAATAATGGTTGTGAAAGTGGTATAGTGGGGTATCTTATATACTACACAGATACAGACGAATTTTTTGCTAAACATTATAAAGATATTCTTGAATTGATAAACAATTATAGAGAGGAAACTGGAGAAGTACCAAACCTTTCTGAGTGGAATGCAGAAAAATTATCATGGTTTGCATATGAAAGAGCTATGTATCTATTAAATGAATACTTAGAAGGATACGATATATCAGACGAAGATGAAGAACTCGACTAGGCGAGTATAAATAGAACTTAAGCCTAGTGCGTTGGGGATAAGTGCGTATAGATCCCCAGGTGTAAGAATTTAATTTAAAAGGAGAAGATTATCATGAGTCAAAATTCAGTAGTAGAAGGAACAGTAATTAACTTATATGTGTTTGATTCAGCAGGAATACATGAAAAGCTTGCTAAAAAGTATAATGCATTAGTTAGATTCAGAAATAAGAAAACAATCCTTGAAAATGGTTGTTTAAATGCTGAAATAGAGTGCATTAGATACGTGAGAAAAGCAATAGAAAAGTCTTTTTGGGACACTAGAGATAGCATAGAGATAGTTACTAAGAACTATGGAACTTTTACAACTAGTAAGCCTGAGGAAATAAAAATTGATAGAAAGTATAATACTATAGAGTTTGGGAACTACTTCAATATACTTGATTGTAACTAGCCTGACGAGTCTTTGAAAATTAAGACGAAACTGGAGAAGTCATTCTCTAGTCGCTAGAAGATAGCAGAGAATTTAATTTAAAAGGAGAAGATAATATGTTAAAAATTAATGTAAAAGGTATTGAAATAGCAATAGACTATAGTAAAGGTATAGAAGAAACTATGCTAATTACAGCTAATGGAAAATATATTCATAACTTAGAGTTAATTATTCAAGAAGATTACATTCTCTTTACATGGACATGTAGACAACATAAAGAGACAGTAATAAATATTAATAATGGACAACACATTGATAAAAACCTAGCTAGTTTTAATGATTTCTTAGCTGATTATTTTACTATTACAAAAGAGAATAGTCTAGATGCAGATTGTGTTATGAACAGTCATAGGGTTGCACTAAAAGAAATTATTGTAATTATGGAACAAGTTTTTATGCTTATAACTAAGGATTTATGCAAAAAAGAAGAACAGTTTATGCTAGAACTTAAAGACGATACTGCTAAAAATTCACTTCTAGAAGCAATAAGAATGTATCAACATTGGTTAAGTGAAGCGAATATGTCAGCTGATGAAGAAGAAGAGACAGAGGGTTATGCTGATTCACTAGAAGATATAGAAAAACAATTAACACACGACTAGGCGTGTATAAATAGAGTTTAAGCCTAGTGCGTTATGGAGAATAACTTCTCCATAGGTACAAAGAATTTAATTTAAAAGGAGAAGATTATTATGAAAAATTATATGCAAACTGAGACTTATATGGAACATTGTATAGAGGAATTTTATGACATATTAGAACAAGAAAGAGAATCTAAATTACAGGACTTTCTAGACGTTGAATTTAATAAAAGTACTGAATTAGATATACTTTTAACTTTTGATGCTTTAATAGTACTATGTCGTGATAAGTATAAAGACTTCTTTGAAAAAACAAAAAAAGAATATGTTCATAGTTTATGTACTACTCTATCTGATGAAAATTGTGCAGAAATATTTAATGCTTATCGTGAGTACGAAACCGTTGAGTATACTAAGTATGAAGATGGAACAGACGTAACTTATTGTAATTATTGTGGAAAGCCTCTACTTAGAGATTCTGACATAAGATTTATAGAAGGTGATGGTTCTTATTGCTACGAACAAATAAAAGAAGTAAAAGATATATCAATAACTTGTATTGGTAAAGAATTATTGAACTGTGGTTATTCAGAGAAGGATATAATGTTTATGATAGGACCAGATTACAATGAATATTCAGAGGCTATATCTAGTGAAGAAGGTTTTGATAGTTATAACTTCTTATGTGAAAATGGTTATGCAATGCCAGAAATATTCTGTACAACTGCTGAATAATATAAGAAACACGACTAGGCGTGTATAAATAGAGTTTAGGCCTAGTGCGTTATGGAGAATAGCTTCTCCATAGGTACAAAGAATTTAATTTAAAAGGAGAAGATTATTATGAATACTGTTGTAGTAAATAGCTATGAATCTAATTTTACAGTGGAGTTTGAAAACTTACAAAAGGTTATAAAAAAAGAAGGTTGGCAGAGTGTAAAATACTTCTTAGACAATTACACTTATGACGATGGAGAAGACATTTATAATATATGTAGGTCTAATGGTTATGTTATAGATGAAAGTTTGACTAACGAGTGTCTAAGAAAATTAATTAAAGAAGATTATATTGTTAGAAATGAAAATCCTTGTTTTTTAAAACATGATTATCTTATAACAATATATAGCTATAAAGATGGAATGTATATAACTGATTGTAGTATTGATGCAGGAGAATTTTCAAGTACTATTGAGGAAGTTGAAAATATGCTACTTAGTGCTGGATTCAAAAGCATAGGATTACAAACTCGACTAGGCGAGGATAAATAGGACTTAAGCCTAGTGCGTTAGATAGGATCTATATGGTTCTATCTAGGTGTAAGAATTTAATTTAAAAGGAGATGTATTAATATGAGTAAAGTTTATGTTGTAGAATGTCCAGAATTTAATGATTTTTTAGGTATGTTTGAAGAGGAAGAACTACGAGAAGAGACTTGTAGTATTTGTGGTAGTTCTTTATTTGTAAGAGATACTTGCACTGGTGATGAATATATTTGTGCTGATTGTGGTGATAAGATTGTAAAAAATCATATGGAAGCAAAGGAGCTTGATAGTGTTACAGGATACCCAGAGTGGATACTAGCAATATTAAGAGAGTCTGTTAACATTGATAGATATGATACGCAACATGATGAAGAATTTAATACTAAGTGGTCTAAAGACGAAGTGTTTGATTCTGTTATGAGGTATGAAGCAACGTATAATCCTACTAAAATTAAGGAATTTATAAGAGATATATATGGCGTAGATTTATTTACTAAAAATCCAAAAGATGACACTAAATTATGTCTTGACACTTATAAACTACGTTAAAAGTGTGAAGAGTCGTTGCAACGACTATAAACAGACCTTAGGTTGCAAGCGTTGAAGAGGTTAACCTCTTCAGGTGGTAAGAATTTAATTTAAAAGGAGAAGATAAATATGAAGGAAATAAAGACGTTGATAAGAATTGCTAAGGACTGGGAATATGACTTCAAAGGTGACTTATTAGAAGGTATTTTAGATAATGAGAGTATTAAATCATTTTTAGACACTCTAATTGATGAATGGATACCTGAATGGAAAGAAGAAAATCCTGAAAATGAAGAGATGTATGATAGATATAGTTGCAGACTAGAAGCTTTAAATAAAGAAGTAATAGAAGAAGAATATGCAGTTATTCAAGAACTTATAGCATTATCTTAGATGTAGAGGTGAGTATTATGAATAAGTCTAATTGGTTAATTGAAGGTCTAGAGTATGCTAAAAGGAATAAAATAGTTAGTTTTGTTATTGTAGGCTGCAAGTTAAAATATGCAACAACTTATCCAGTAGAAGGAAGTTTTAAGCACATAATCGACTTAGAAAACAATAGCGAAACTGTAATTCCATTAAAGGGAATAATAAAGAGTGGAATTTATAACATTGGATAAATAAATATTTTTTTACCATTGACTACGTGTAAAAATGGGAGTATAATAAAAGCATATTAAGAGATTGGAGATGTTGATAAATGAGTAATATAACAGAAATTTTAGAAAGAGAATATAAAAAGGCTACATGTGACAAGAAAGTGCTAGTGGAAAAAGCTACAGCAAGACTAAGAACTCTTAGCATCAATTTCAAATCATTTTTAAGAACTAAACAGTTACCAGCAAGAGAGTTTCCTAAAAGCTTATTCCATTATCAAGGTGTACAACATAGCTTTAATTTTAAAATAAAGGATTCAGGAAATACTATTGAGGTTTGTATGTATACTATCGACATTGATAATTCAAATAATAATAGTACACAAACGTATAAAATAAGTAGTTTAAGTGATATTGATAACGAAAAATTTGATTCATGGGTATTATCTAATGCAATGGAACAATTCTTTAGAGAAAATTAAACTCAACTAAGTGAGTATAAATAGTGGTTAGGCTTAGTGCGTTGGAGAGGTATAGTGCTTCTCCAGGTCCAAAATAAAATTTAATTTAGAAGGAGAAGATTATTATGGGTACTTTAACAAAAAAACAAGAAGGAATAATTTCTAAGGTGGTTAATTCAGAGACTATAGCTAAAGACTGGTTAAAGACTCCTTTTAAGACTACTAATGGAATTTTAGCTTGCGATGGATACAGAGTATTATCAAAATCTATTAATGCTAGTGAAGTTTCTGGAGACTACAAGTATGTTACTAGGTTTCTAGAACAGGATGACAAATTAAAAGTTGTTGATATTAAATTAAAAAGAACTGAGGTTATAAAGGCGATAACAGGTACTAAAAATGATGTAATAGTACTTACTTCTACAGGTTCAAAATTTGAGATTATAAATATAGTACAAAATAAAGTACTCTATGAAACTGAGTTTAAAGGTAAAAAGTGTTATATAGGTATAAATGCTAAATATCTTAGGGATGCATTAAACTTTATAAGCAGCAAGGAAGTAGAAATATCTTTTGGAAACAAAATATCACAAATCACATTTCTAGCTCCTGAGTATAATTGCATGGTGTTACCAATAAGATTATGTAATAAAGAATGGATAGCTAATGTAGAGAACAGATAAGTTTCTAAGGGATTTTACTTAAAAGTCCCTCTCCATATAATAATTAAAATAATGAAAGGAATGATTAACATGTTTAAAAAGTATAAAACATATGAAAGTTTGGAAGGAAAGGTATCAAAGGCATTAAATAAGTCTTTAGGTATGATGAAAGGACTTAATTTAGCTTCTGCTATGATAGCTGTAGAGGTTTGGGATAATGCAAAACAAGAGCAAAGAGTCCCAACTGATAGAGATATTTCAAGAGGGATCTATGAGTTTTTTGGTAGTGTTAGATAATAAATATTTGTACTTCTAAGTGGATAATAGCTTAAATAATTAGAGCTTTGTCCACTTTTTTATATCTATAGGGACAAAACTGTGCAATTTGCTAATAGTGTGACATATAATACTATAAGGTAATTAATACTGTATTAAAATTGGAGTGTGTTATATGTCAAAAGAAAATTTAATTAAGTGGGTTATTGGAGTACTAGGAGTTTTCTTTATACCTCCAGTAGTATCCTTTATACTTGGTATACTTTTAATAATAGCCTCTACAGAAGAACTAAATATTAAGTTTGGAAATCTTAAGCTATATGGAAGTTACTGTATACTTGCTGGTTTGTGTTCCTGTGTTCTTACACTATTTTCAGGTAGAATTTAGAATACAATGTGGAGATGATTAGTGATGATAGCAAGAGAAGCGCATGATAAAAATGTAATTAATTTAAATTTATATAAGCTGCAACTAGCTTATGAAGAGTTACAAGATAGTAAAATTAAAGACTCTAAAGAAGTACACCAGATGAAAAATATAAAAAGTTTATAATAGAAAGAAGGATGTACTAAGCTTATGAATACAAATGATTTTATGTATGCTACTAGAAATAATGATAAAGAATTGTATAGAAAAAGTAAGAAAAAACCTTCTCCAGTATGGGAAAAATACATTCCTAACAAGTGTTCATGGGAAGTTACTAATGTATCGCTGCTTAAAGAATGTAAACTTATAAACATAGACCAAATGCTTGAAGCAAAATATAAACTTGATCAAAATTCTCACCCTGAAAATGGTGCTGATTACTTTGGAAGATATGTTTACTTTGAAAATTCTAATAATCTATACAAAGTAGTAAACTCTGACCTTGAATGTGATAAGTATATTGGAAATGGTAACTGGAAGAGTAAAGCTACTAAGATTACTCTAATAGGTGCAGTAAATAATGTTGTTAATGACAACACAGCTAAAAATATTATTATACCTAAACTTGACTTAGAATTTAATGGTATTCCACAGACAAAGACACCTAAGAAGACAGCTAGTGTTACTATTACTGAAAGAGAGTACCCTGACTTAACTGGAAAGTTCTTTATGCATGATGGTAGATTATTCAAAGCTGTAGAGTTTAACAAGGCCAGAAACTTTAAAGATAGATATCGCTGTTTAGTTTTTGTAGAAAGTTCTAGTCTCTGGAAACATGCAGGATTCTTTTTACCTGATACAATAGGGGATACAATAATATCAGAAGAAGAAGCTGCTAAGTTTATAGAAAAGATTAAGGATGCTAACGTAGTAAATGGCTTGAAGGTTAAATTTAATGTAACAAGTGCAGAGGCTGAAAAAATGAAAGATAATATGGAAGCAGCTAAAAAAGATATTGAAGATGTAGCTAGAAAGGAAATTGAAAAGCTTAAAGATAGTACTTCTCAAGATGATATCCTTAAACAGTTAGGTATAACAGCTGGAATACCTTTTGTATATTCAGGACAGTTATACAAAGTTGCTGAAAATCCTTATTTAGATTCTCCTGGTGCAGTAAATGTTTATATGTGGAATGATAAACATGGAGTATGGGTGGATGACCATGTATGTGGGGCACTTACAGTAAGTGATAATAAAATTACAGAAAATGCAGCAATTAAAATAATTCAAGGAAGCTGTGAAAAGTTACTTAAGAGTAGTGTACCTTATGAAGAAGCAACTGAGTACTTTGAAGGAAAATCGCATGTTAATATGGATAGTACAGCTTCTCCAAAACCTAATCTTGAAGCTAAAGAAGCTGATACTGAAGAAGAACTATTTAAAAAGTCTATTAGTATTAAGGTACCTGTAACATTATCTGAAGGATCTATGATTAGAGCTAATATAGATGGTATTAATACAAGATGTATTATTAATAATATTATTGGACCTGAAGATAGTAATATTACTGTAGAAGTTTTTAGAGCAGAGTCTATAGCAGACTTATTTGAGGAAATAAAAGTAGTAAAATTAAGTAAAGATAGAGTAACTCAGTTAATTCAGGGTAAGCTTGAAGAGGTTTATGTTTCACTTAAGTATGCTGATGTTGAAAATGAAAAGGCTAAGTATGTTTATATGCCAGTATCTCAGCTTGAAAAAAATATTTGTGCAGATTGGAGGTAGGACAGCAGCATGACTAAGCCTGAACGTTTTGCAATAGGAATGATTATTAGTGGAATTTTAATGATGGCAGCTGGAATAACTTTGCTCATAGCAACCATAGAGAAATTTTAAACATAGAAGGTGCAGGAATATGAGAAAACAACTTAGTACCAAGGCACTAGGAACAATATTGATCGTTGAGGGAATACTGATGGTAGTAGCTCAGTTGTTTATAGTACCTCTGCTAATGAAATGATGTATAGGGAGCGCGCTGTCGCTCCTTTTTTGTTAGCTGGAACGATTTTGCGAAATTTTTAAAACTTTTATTTTCTTTTTAAAGTAGAAGGAATTATTCTATTCTAAAAAAATATTTTAAAAAATTATGAAAAAATTTTAATTTTTTATATAAGTGTTTCTATATTATTATGGTTTCTATATTCTTTTCCGACTACTTAAGGGTGTTATTTTGCCCCAAATCAGTCTAGGACTAGGGTAATTAGGGGACCCTATTTTAAAGTAGGTCCCCAGATTGGTCTACCCCCAAACCCACATAGAAACTCCTAAGAACCCAGTATTTACTGGAAAAGTCATTTTTGGAAAAATGCAAAAAGGGGTGGTCGGGCAATTTTACTCCGACTAGGGTAATTAGGGTACTCATATAGTCCCTAGTTTTACACACGTATAAAATATTTATGTACTAAAAAGGTATCTTATTATTAAAGAAGAATAAGAGCAAGAAGAGGTGAAACTAATGCTGCCTACACATAAGATAGTACCTTTTATTAAGCTACCAAATAAACTTGTCTGGGCCAGGCATAAAAACAACAATGAAAAAACATTAATTCAGGATGCACTTGAAATAATAGGTGATGCTTCCACAGCTTCTATGCTTCCTGAAATACTAGCACAACTAAATTGGAGAGTAACAAGACTATCTACTTGCAACTTTACCATAGCGGGCCTAGTAAAATCATGTGGCTATGTACCTAAGACAGGAAACAATAAGTCTATTAACAAGTTTAGAGAAATACTTATGCTTCTACAGGAATGGAAATATTTAATTAATGTGCAGCTTGAAGAAGGAGAGACAATGGAAACAATATCTGCCTCTTCAGAAATAACATGCGAAATAGATAATAGATTTTTAAAAAAAGGTGAAGAGGACATAGAATTTTTTACTGTAGATCTCAGTGTGTATAATACTCTATCAAAGTTAAATATTTCATCAGCTTCTAAAAGAAATGCAATTAATATATATTTCTATATTTCGGCCAGAATATTATCAGCTTCTCCAGTATCAGAAAATCATTCAAAAGATTCTATTAGGAACTATTGTTATTTTGGACAGACAGAAATAGCTACCAGTCTACAGATAAGTAAAAGCACAGTAGTATCATGTTTAAAAGTTTTAGGAGATTCAAAGTTAGTGTACTATGGTAACATAGGATCTATATCAGGAAAGAATAGCAAAGGTGAACAGGGTGCAGTATACGCTACTAACATATATGCAAAAACACCAGAAGGATTAAAACAGGGATTAAGTTATAGTAAAAGCTTTCATGAGAAACGTAAAGGAGGTAAGGACTAATGAAGCCAGCGACAGTAAAGTATATTCTATTTGAATATTTATATAGAGTTATAGATGACGAATACATTTTTGAATACGACTGGACAAATGATACTTGGTGGTTCTGCAAAGGTAGTACCATGTTAGTCTTACTTCCTGGAGAAGAAATATCAGAAGAGGATGCTATAGTAAAAGCTGAGGAATTTAGAAAGAATTTAAAAGATGAACCATACGTAAGAAAATATGCTTTGAGTAAGTATTTTCAAATATAACATGGAGAGGAAATTACCTCTCTTTTTTGTTTTTATATCCAAAGTTATTTCGCTAAATAATAATTTAGCGAAATAGAAGCCAAAGCGTTAGTAGGTTCTCATTGATTCTGATGAAATTTTGGATTTGAAAATTATCTTAGGCATACATTTCTACCTGTAGAGGCTGTTCAAATTCAAACTTTTTCAGAAATACTTGGTGTTCTACTGCATAATTTTTGAGCTACAGGACACACTATTATTATAAAAGTATTAGCTTGGTTACTTTTTACTTGCATATGTATGAAAAATTTACTTGACAAATAGAAAAAATTTGGGTTGCATGAGAAGATAATTTTGTCGAATAGCACATTTGCATACATATGCATTTTATATGTACAATTATACATGAACTTCTAATATGGTATACTAAACCGTTTTTCATGTATCTTAACCAACATATAGGTGTATACAACACATTTTATGTGGTATCCAATACGAGATGCGAGTTGGAACGCTCCCTTTTTATCACGATGTGATAGTATGGAGCTAACATACTCCTTTTTGAAAACTTATGTTCCTCTATAAATGCTATACTCCTTAAAAAATCCCCTGCACTCCTATTGCTCCTACTAGATACTTACTAGGTACTTACTAGGTACTGGTTC